TTTGTGGATGACATGGAACTCAAACTCGGAAAATATGACCCTTGCACCATCCTTCTCCATTAGCCCATTCAGTAACAGTTATATAGTCATCACTATTACAACAATAAGAGTATTTGCGTAATTTATCAGAAACTGATTTAAGATTGTTTTTATCCATATTTACATATTTGATGAATTTAAAAAACTAATATTTAGTGAAGAATTATCAAGAACTTCCATATAATAACACTCATCCATATTATATCGTTTAGATAGCCAAGATTCAGTATCTATATCTTTTTCATTGAAATCAATAATATCTACATCAGAAGTTGCATAATTTAAAACTACTACTTTACTCATAAAATACAATTTTATTCTCTTTTAATGATTTCTTTACATCAATGACTCTTTGATTTGAACTACCTCTCCAATAAAGATTTAAATCTTTCTTAGATTCTTCAAATTTACCATCAATAAGAACATCTATATAATTAAGAATTTTAGGTTCTTTCTTTAATATATCCTCGTAAAGATAGCCAGTCCATAACCATACGGGTTTTTCTGATAATTTACATATATCCAGTAAATAATATAATTGATTAATACTATCAGCTATATAAGCATCTGGATATTGTAAATTATCATTCATTACCCAATATAAAGGATCTCCACCTAATATAGAAACACCATCAATTCTAGGATTATAGACACATTGCTTTATATTATCAATTACATTAATAAATCTAAGTCCTTCTACAGGATTCCATGTTTGAGGAGACCAACAATTTTTACAATGATTATTACAACCTGAAAGCCAGATACTACACCTTATACCAGGACCGTTAACAACATCATATTGTTGATATTTTAATATATGTAACATTACAACTGATCCATTACACGTTTTACAATATCTTTTTTATTAAGAAAATAGAGATCCGTAATTTCATTATATTTTAATTTACAAACAAATTTATCAAAAGAATTATAAATACAATATAATACATGATAATTACAATCATTCTCTATAGTTCCTTCAAATTCGATTGTAGAAACATAATGTTGTAATATAGTACCTCTCTCAGTTAATTTATACAATTTATCTCCAACGTTAAGTGATGTATTTACTTTATATTCCATAATTGTAAAATATTATTTATAAGTAATTTAATTTCATCCTTCATAGGATTTAACCCCAATTCAAAATAAAGATATTCTTTTTGACTATCAAAATCATTATATAATGCATCATAACCTTCAATATTATTATTAAATGTAGTAATATTAGGTTTTTCATTTTTAATGAAGTCAATTATATCTTCATTTGTTGTGTAGCCTCGATCAATTGCATCTTGTATCATTGATTTTAACAGATTTTCCATATTAAATGTAATTTCTGTTAAAAGATTAACCTCAACTTTCTTAATCATATATACTAAAATAGCCAGTATTTCTACTGGCTATTAATTTATTAAAAATGTTTTACACGATTATTTATATCAGCTATTCGTCCTTTAGAAATACCGTTAGTTAAAATACCTATATATCCACATAACCTGCGTTCAGCATATAAATTATGTCTATTTGTTTCTCCACAATTAGGACAACGAAGTTTACCTTTATTATCCATATGAATTTCACCTTCATAGCCACAAGTATAGCATACATCACAAGAAGTAGTATTTAATTCACAATACATCATGTTGTCATATATGCATTTCAAAACATTTAATACTGCTTCTGGATTTTTACGTATATCTGGCATTTCTACATACGAAATTGCACCACCTGATGAATATTCTTGGAAAGGAGCTTCGAATTCTATCTTTGAATATCCATCAATTTTATATTCTACAGGTATATGATAACTATTAGTTATATAGTTTCTATCATTTACATGTTTTTCTATAGGAAATTCTTTTAAAGCATCAGCAAATTTAGTAGTAGTTGCTTCCATTGGAGTACCATATAATGATAAAGCTAAATTATATTTTTCTTTATTCATATTAGTTCTATCATACATATGTTTCATAATGTCAAGACCTAATTTTTGTCCTTCTTTAGTACCATATTCTACTCCAAAATGATATACACATTCTGCTAATCCAGCATAACCTATAGACGCAGAACAATATCTATCTTTAATGGCTTCGCCTATTTTACTACCTACAGGAAGTCTAGCAAAAGCACCATAATTCCATAATATAGGAGCTACTTCAGTGTTTACATTAGATATTTGATTAAATATATTATTTTGCTCTGCTGAAATTCTATCAATTATAATATTTAACTTATCTAAAAAGTCAACATAATCTTTAGAATCTAATGCTAGATAAGGTAAATTAATAGAAATTACACCAATATTTAACCTACCCCAGAATTTATACTTACCATCTTTGTCCTTCCAAGGATGAAGGAAGCTTCTGCAACCCATGCTTGGAAAAACGTTTCCTTCTTTATATTTCTTCATGATTTTAGCTGAAATATAATCAGGAACCATTCTTTTACAAGTACATTCTGCTGCAAGTTCAGTTACATCATAATACTTTGTACCAGGATTTATATTATCTTCATCGAGCACATAGATAAGCTTAGGGAAAGCAGGATTAATATTATTTCCATTAGGTCCTTTCATTCCTTTAATTCTTTGTTTAAAAACCTCTCTTATAAGAGCTACATTCTCTTCAATATATTCTTCATCCTCATGAATATAACAAAATATTGTACAAAATGGTGACTGACCATTAGTACTTGTCATTGAATTAAGTTGATAGAGTAGGGTTTGCATACTATCAGCTATTTCTTTATTTAGGAACTTGTTAACAAGTACTTTTTTCTCATTCACTGATAAATCCTTAAATTGTTCTTCATAATATTCTTTACTTATACGAACAAATGGTGCTAAATGAGCTAAAGTAATACTTACTCCACCATATTGACTTGAACTTACAGCAGTAAGTATCTGAGTTGCAATAGTTGTAGCTGTTCTCAATGAATGTGGCTTTTCTATGAGTTTACCATTGATAACAGTACCATTTTGTAGCATATCCTCTAAATTCACCAATGAACAATTTGTTACACCATGCATGAAACGGTAATCTGTATCATGAATATGAATAACTCCTTTATTATGTAATTTAAGTAATTCTTTATTACATTCTAGCTCTTTATATAGTTTTTTACAAACTTCACCTGCAACTAAATCGCGCATAACATTAAATTGTTTTGCATTTTTATTACCATTTTCATTAGTAACATCATTAGTTTTTCCAGAAACTATTTCTTCAATAGTAGTATTAAATTTATTAGAATCAGCAATATTTCTTGCAAGTTTATGTTTATATCTATATAAAATATATTCTTTAGCTACATTTGGATAGTCATAATCCATTAATAGCTCTTCTATTTGATCTTGAATATCTTCTATATTAATGTCATTCCATACATTAATATTATCTACAATTTCTTTAATAACATTAATTCCAACATTGTAATTACAAGATAAAAAAGCCTTTTGAACAGCAGTAACTATCTTCTGTCTGTCAAAAGGTTCTAAATCACCATTACGTTTTCTTACATTCATATATTTTTATTTTAGTTAAACATATAAATATAATAAATAATTTTTAATTATTAAAATATATTTAATATCTGTTTAACTAAAAGAGTTTTTTCGCACACATTCATTATGTCTCGTTTCATAGAATCTGTAAATATTTGAGTAAAAGCTCCATAAACATTATACATATCAGTAATTCCATCTTTTACTAAATATCTAGAATCTTTATTTTCAAATAATAGCTTATAAGCATCAATTGGTGTTGTTGCTGCAATTTTCACCTTACCAAAACCATTATCATAAGTAAGATTCATGCATTGCTTTATCCAGTCTCCTAATTTTTGACTTGTATTTTGATATGAACAATCAAATACAGTTCCTTTTAATTTTTGAATAAATTTTACAGTATCTTCTATAGAGTTCATTATAGAATTTACTGGTTTATAATTAATAGCTTTCTCTGGTTCTAAAGCAGCACAACTTAATTGTTCTGGAGAAAATACACATAGATTAGTGCAAACCATATCCAACGCTCCTGAATAGAATTTTACTACTGGTTTGCGTACATCTAATCCATAAACCATACCTACTACTTGTGAATGATTATCTACAACCATATCATCAGGTAAAACAGCTTGAATTACAACCCTATTATAAATATTTACAGGATCATTTTCATTTAAAGCTAATTGATCTGGGAGTTTCACTTGAACTCTAAAGTCATTAGTGTACTTTTGCATTCTTTCTAAGAACGGTTCTACATAAGCTTTAGTAGGAAAATATTCTTTATCTTTTATAGTAGTAGCATTACCTTGAAGTAAGGTGTCCAAAGTTATTTCCAAAATATTAAATTTTAAAAGTTTTATTTATAAAAGAAGTGTATCTTCCTTTTATTCTTTATTCAAATATTCATCTAACTCTTTACGAGTAATACCTTCAAGAGCCATGCATTGAGCCTTAGAAAGATATTCCTTTCCATTATAAGTAACTGGCTTACAATTCTTGTTTGGTTTATAAACACCAAAAGCATACTTATTTTTCAATTCTTTCTTAGTCTTTTTCATAATTTTAAATATTTTCAAATGTACCTCTAATAAGATTATTATTTATAAACAAATCATAAGAAACTCCATATGAGTTTCTACTATAATTATAATTAGAATAGTCAGATGCTCCAAACAAACTTAAAACATTTCTGTAAGAAAGTTTTTTACAACTACTTAAAGCATTAGAATGCAAATCGCCTTTAATAAAATGAATATTGTCACCATATATATGTTTAGAATCTAGCCATTCATATAACATAATTTTAGTTTTGTCATTTAAATCAAGAGGCATTGGCTTTTTCATAAATTGCTGTTCCTTTCCATGGCAACAAATAAATTTATTATCATTTATTTCTAATACACCATAAAATTCTTCCCAAAGTTCTGTTTTAACTTCAGGAAACGCAGCATTCAAAGTTCCAAATAAAGCTTTATTACATATATATTCATAATTACCAGCATGATTACCACATGGGACAGAATATACATAAACTTCTGAATTAAAATTACTTAACAAAGATTGAACAAACCATTTTAAAATACTTATGAAATTGTTTGCTTGTTCTCTTGGATCCATATTCTCTGGCATATCGTGGTCAAGTCTAGAAGTCTTACCATAAATACCACAGCAGTCGATATTATCTCCTAAAAGAACTAAGTTTATTCGTTTAAATGGTCCAATTTCTGATAATTTAGTTAATACAACTTTAAGTCTTCTAATTATTTCATCTGTATTATAATTTAAATTCTCTCCATAAAGAGGAGAAGAATTAATAGATGCTCCTATATGCATATCAGCAAGATAAAGATTTATTGTATTACCATTTGATACTTTATTTTTTACTTTAAATGTATCAATAGAATTTAAATTAACAGTAAATTGAGAATCTTTAAGTTGATTTTTCAATTCAATATTTTCCTGAGCATATTTCTTTAAAAGTTTCTCAGTATTTTTAATTTGATCTTCTTCAGCTTTTCGCAAGAAACTATTTTCTTTTTCTCGAAGCTGAATTTCACGTAATTCTTCTTCACTTAGCTCTTCAAAATAATGAGGAGCAAATGGAGCAGAAGCTTTAGTTATATTAAAAGCTCTTAAAATACGTTTAAAATCAACTAAAGATAAATCAACGAAATGACGTGCTATTACTCGTTGAGTTAAAGAATCTCCATAATAAGAATAAAGTCTATGAATAGTATTCATTTCCTCTCTAGTAAGTTTACCAGATAGAGGAGCTTTATTCTTTCTAAATATTTGATAACTATAATATTGAATCTTTCCATCTTCACCTCTAATTATTGAGGTTTCAGCCCTATCGTCAGTATCAATTTGTTCTACAGAAACAGATGGTTTCTTTTTATTTGTAACATCATAATAAAGATCTAATATACGTTGTATTTCTTCATTTTTAAATTCTTCTTTTTTCAATGAAGATATACTTCCTACAAAACCTTTATAACCATAAACGAGACCTCCATTTTCTTCCCAACATTTATTGTTACAATAATCATAAAGAGTTTTACCACTGTTTTTAACTTCTGTTAAAAATTGAATATACTTTTTGATAGTAGATTGTTTCATTTATTTTTAATTGTTTTATTCAAATTTATATTAAGCTATTACACTATAAAAGAAAAAAAAGGTGGCTGTTATTCAACAGTCACCTTTTGAAAATATATTAAGTATGGAAATTAGCCTCTTTCAACACCAAACACGAGATAGCTACCTACACGTGCGCTCTTAGAAGGAGTATATTCTGCTTCAAATGCAATAGGCTCTCCATCTACAACTTGCTTAGTATAAGTACAAACAAGATTACCTTTGAAGCCCTTATTTGCATAAAGATCCTTAGCAATTTCCTTAGCCTTTGCCTTAGTTTCATTAGTTTCAGCAAGAACAGCACCTGTAGCCTTATCAATCAACTGATAAGTAGTCTTATACTTACGAGCGCCAGATTCGTTCTTCTTACTATGAATAGTATAAGGACGTTCACGACTATCAGCAATAGCTGATTCCAATGTAATTGAGAAACCTACGCCAGCTACATTCTTAGATTTCTTATTAAGATAATCAAGCATAAACTGTTTCTTATCAGCTTCAGTTACACCATTCACTTGCTTCTTCTTCCAAATCTTAAAAGCTTGGGTTGCATCACCCATGATGTCAAAAGGAGCTTTTGAGAGTGCTTCTTCCTTAGTTGCTCCACTTACTTCCATTTTCTTAAAATTCATTACCTGTGTCATAATTCAATAAAAATTTAAAAAAGTTAAAAATTAATCATTAATTCGTATTATCATCTTTCATCTAACATTACAAAATTATCATTTATTATTGAATTATCCAAACAATAATTTGTAAATCATCTTATAATCTAAAAATTTAAAGTATTCTTCCCTCAATCATTAGGTACAGCAAATATAATATATTATTTACTCCATCCAAACAAAGAAAGAAATAATTTTATTGTTAAATTCTATTAATATAGACAATTATATAATATTAACTATATATCAATTATTATTTAAAAAGGTAAATACATAGATAGAATTTCCTTTATTTTAGAAGGTATTTTTTTATCTTCTAATCCAAATGTAGGAAATTCTTTGCATCCATTAGAAAAATCACTAACTACAACAGATAATCCTTTTATAAAATCTTCTGGTAAATTATCTCCAATAATTTTCTTTATTATTCTATATGGAGTTACATCAGGTTTTTTCTGTCTAAGTTTGTAACATAAATAACCTATTAGTGATATTAATGCAAATCTAGTATTTATATCTGTATTTAAATAACCTAATGAATAATATTTACTATATAATTGCTGCATTTCCTGGTAAGGTGGAGTAGTTATTACATCCATATTCCAAAATCTTTATAATCTGTAGCTACATAATAAGCTACTTGTTTAAGTAATTTTTTAAATTCAGAAAATCCTTCTATAAACATTTGTTTAGTCATAGGAACAACTTTAGTATAATATTTAGGTATTGTTGATACAACTAAATAATGTCCTTTTACAGTAGGATTATCTAAATTATAATACTTTTTAGCTACAAGTGATAGTAAGAAACTATACATAGCAATTTCCCTATTATAGGAATATTTATCGATATTAACATTAAATTCAGATACAATTCTTCCTAATGTCTTAATATCATTTACTTGAATTTCATTATTAATAGAATCTATAATATAATTATCAAGTTTTGATTTAAGTTTAAGAATGAATTTAGAATTTAATTCTGGTATTTCTACCATAACATCTAATAATATGGCTTGTTCATTTTCACTTATAACTTCTCCAAAATCATTTGAAGGATGTAAAATTTTCTGTACACTCTTATTATTTTTTAGTGCTAGAATGCAATTCTGGGCTGTCTCACGAGTTCTTTTATCTAAGTAGATAACTTCCTTAGATCCAGTATAAGATGTCTCAAAATCCTTTCTAGACGTCCAATAAGAGGTACATTTGTCAAATACATTTTGGAGTTGTTTTTCAGTAAGAACTCCATGATAGTAACCTATTTCACCAGCCACTTCACGTATTAGATCTTTATCAGGAATTTCTCCTTTTAATTTATTATAAATTTTATCAGAAAGAACTCCTAATTTTGCAGTAGGTTTATCAACTTCTTCACAAATAGTAAATAATTCACTTTGTAATGACATTTCATGAACAGCACTACCTAAATCTAATGAACTACTATAAATTGGTTTAAATCCTGCAAAGAACGATTCTGGTCCTCCTGACTTTAATAAACCTAAACGAGAATTTGAAATATAGTTACTATACTTTTTACTGAAATAAACAGAATCGTCTATCTTTTCTAACTTTAATGAATCAAATAAAGGAGTTAACTTAATTTCCATTTACCAACTCTTTAAAATTATAAAAAACAGTATCCATAAATATTCTATAACATTCTTCTATTTCTTTTTCTCTAAGTGTGTATATTCTTCCAATAGGTCCCCATTCTTTGTTAGTTGGTTCATCTATTAAAAGGCAAGGAATACCATTTAAATTTAAGTCTATAAAATTCTTTATAGAATCTTCTATAAATACATCAACTTTTCCTTTTAGTATTTTTGCCTTACTAATATGATAACCTGGAACTTGATATAAAGGACTATTTAATCCTAATTTTAATAAATATTGTTTAGTCCATCGTTTACTGTTTACTCTAGCACTACAAAACAATCTTGGAGTAAAATCAGGAGTTCTTATAACTGGTAAATTTAACCAAAAATCTTTTTCATGAATTAAAATGTTTTGTACATTACGAGTAATACACCAATCCTTCTTTGGAAACTTACCAAATCTTTTAAGATACCCAGAATTAAAATCTGCAATCGTATTATCAATGTCTAAGCCAATTCTTAAACTCATAGTTCTTCTATATCCGTAATTTGTCCAATAAGAATATCATTTTTGTCTAAATCATCAAGAAATTCATCATAGTCATCACTTTCTGAATATTTTGAAAACTTTTCAATTATTTTGTCTTCACAATCAGAATATGATGTAGCCATAATAGTTAGATTATAAACTTTAGACTTATTAATATCACATACGGGAATTATATATTTATTCATTTATTATGATAATTTTCTAATAAAGTAAAGAAGAAATCCCAATCAACAATAGCTAATTTTCCTTTACTTATACTATTTTCTTCAGCTGATTTCTTCCATAAAAGTACTAATGGTCTCTCATCTGTACAAGCTTCTCTAATTTTATAATAATTAGGTAAAGTTTGAGTGTGCTTAGCTTGAAACGCACATTCTGTAGATCCAGAAATATCTATTTTATTATTATCTAATTTCTTTGATTCTGATGCAGCTCTACATACATCATCATATCCAATAGATTTTAATTTTTCAACTATTTCTGTTTCAAATGCACTACCTTTATTTTTACTCTTTTTAGCTTGATAATGTCTAAAAGTAGTATCATCTATCCATCTACAATTTATTTTATCCTTTTTATTGCAAGAACCTTGTCTAGATTTATTACATCTAATTTTAATAGCACCTTCAGATAATCCAGATCCTTTAGCCGCTTCTTCTAAGGAAGAAAATATTTTTACGTCACCATTTTTAAAAGTGACTTCAACAGATGTATTTAATTCTCTCTATTTCTTAGCCATAATACAAAATTTTTAATTAAATACTAAGATTTATTTATTTTTATTTATCACTGTTTTAATTATATTCTGTAAACATTCTTTGTTTTCATTATATTTAATTTCTATTAATTCAATATTATTATTTTTACAATAGTTTCTTAAATTCTAATCTCTTTCAATCTATTTGTTAAACTACATTTTACCACCAAAATGTTCAACTGGTACGTAATGCTATTCACCATTATATTCTATAAAAGTATTATAATCTGGAAGATAGAAATCAATATAAACATTCTTATTATTTCCAAAAGGATTCTTTATAAAGTACTATCTTATATAATTAACTCTATTACTAATTAATATTGATTCTATAGCTCGTTCTCCTTTAGATTCTTTACATCTAGGACAACCTGTTCCATTAAATAAATTACCTGGAATAGCTTTCCATTCACAATTACATTTTTTACATTTACATTTTATAGGTGTATTTGCATTTATATATTTTGATAGTATTTGTATATAAGGAGACACCTTATTTATTCTCTAAATAACTTCAATTTGAGTAGGAGATGCTTTCTAACTACATTTAGGACATCCACATTTATTAATTAAATCATAAGGTCTAGCTTTCCAAATATAATTACATTTATTACACATAACTTTTATTGGAGTATTTCTATCTTTGTAATTTCCTAAAACTTTAATAAATTTATTGTTCTTATCCAGATCTTTTTGTAAAGATTCTTTAGTTCCTTTAATTCTTTTAGAACAACAGGGACATCCTCTTCCCTACATCAATTTATCAGGAGTAGGAAACCATTCATATCCACAGCTAGTACATTTACACAATACTTTTGTATGAGTATTTATATAATTTCCTATAATTTTTATATTTTGATGTATTTTAAAGATTCTCTACTAAACTATTTCTAAACTTAGTTTTTTTCCCATTTTTTATTAGATTTATTTCATTTTTTATAAAATTAAGTGTAAAAGTTCTTCCGTATTTTTTATAAAAATCTGAAAAATCTTTTGCCCCAAAAGCCCTAGGAATCCAATAATATATTAAATTTGGAAATTTTTTCTTAATTCTATTCATATTACTAATTCCAGGTAAATCATTGTCATAAAAATATACGATATACTTAAATCGTGATTGTAATTCTTTTAATACATTATCTTTTATTTCTAGATTTTCACTATTTGGAGCACATGCAGATATACCACAAGAATATAAACACATGCAATCTTTCATACTTTTAGTGATTACTAAAAGTTTACCTTTCTTTGGTAATTGATTGAATCCTTGTATTTTTTTACTTGACCAATTAGTTACAAAACGATAATTTTTTCTTTTAGGAAAATAGCATCTCCATAATTCTATTTTCTCTTTATTGTCTTGTATTTTACCTCCATAATAACCAAATATAGGACAATGTTGTTGTGATGTGGCAAATAGATTACTATTTAAAAATACATGTTTACAAGAATAAACATTAAATTTTTTTAATACATCTAATGTTATTCCATATTTCCCCCACCATTTTAATTCACTATCTGTAAAATCTTGAACTTCTATTTGTATTTTAGAAACTTCTTTATCTTTAACTCTAATAGGATTTAAATTAATTTTACCATGATTCTTATGAAGAGTTTTATCATTAACAATATTTAAATCATTTGCTATAATTCGTAATGCTTCAAAATAATTGCATTTGAATATATCTTGAACAACATCAAATACATTTAAATGTTGTCCTGTAGCAAAATCTTTAAATATTAAAGTTCCAGAGTTATTTCTATAGAAACTACAAGTAGGTTGTCTATCTTTTCTTAATGGAGATCTAAACAAACCCTTTTTAACAGGAATATTTAAATAGTATTCCATGATTTGCTCTTCTGAAAATTTAGATAAAATTAGATCTTTAGTAATTTTTGGTCGAAACTGAAAAAACATAATAATTAAGTTTAAAACACAAAAATACTAAATTTTCAGCAGAAACCAAAATAGGAGTATTTACCATAATAGTAAACACTCCTATGTAATTATTAAAGCAATGAATCGAAGTCAATCTCCTCTGTATCAGCAGAACTATCTGTTTTATTAGTAGTATCTACTGTATCCATATTAGTAGGTTTAGCTGAAGAGATTTTATTCTTTTGAGATTCTTCATATGCAGAAAACATTAGATTATTTCCAAATGGAGAAACCATCCAAGTATACCAATCTCCAACATTTACATTATTAGCTGCTGCTCTAGCTTCATCTTTTGCTTGAGCAATACCAACACAACTTGGCAAAGATGCATATGTTGTACCATTGCTATTTCTACCAACAAGTTTCATATCAGTTGTAGTTTTATTTACAACTTTATCAAGCATTGACTTATATGTTTTAATAAAGTCTTCAAATGTCTTACATTTTCCAACAACTTTATTGAATTTTTCAATCAAATCGGGAGCAAACGCATAACCAATTGCAGCCAACTTATAATAAGTCTGTTCCCATCTACTAGGCAATTGTCGTTTACCTCCATTAGAAGTGTCAATAGTATTCCGTTCTACTACTTTTGGATCATTAATATCCAAAAAGAAAGTACTATCATTGTAAATACCTTCATCATTACTAAAGGTAATTACCATACTTTTCCAAGGACCATTATCTGTAGAACCTTCTTTAAATTCTACATTTTTAATAGTTACATTCTTATTAATTGTATAAGGTTTCAAATAAGAATTTGTGTTACTAGGTGCTACTTGTGCGAATGAATTAAAACTAAAGCTCATAATTATAATTTAAAAAAGTTTGAATCAATTTCTGTTACATCTGTGTTATCTTCAAGTAATCCATCTAAATCAATATCTACATTTTCTGAATTAATATTTTCATCACCTTTTAATTGATCTACATCAATATTATCTGATGTTAAAACAAACAAACCTTGCTTAGTAGGATGAGCTACTAATGTAAATTCAGATCCATATTTAGCAAGTTGTTCGTTCTTAACACCTCTATATGAAAATGTTCCAGATTTTGTAAATTTAGTACCACCTTTACTTCCAAAAGATGATTCTGTACCTATAATTGGAATCGCTCCATTATTTCCTTCTTCGTAATTAATGTCTAACTTATCTCCAGCATTAACATTCATTAAAATTATAGCTGCTGTATTAAGTTTACATTTATTATCTTCTAGATATAATTTAGGTTTAGATTCAGTATCTTTTGAAATCTCTTTTTTAGAAGTTTTAGTTGGTATATCTGAAGTTTTTATAATACTAGTTTTTATAATTTCACCAGTATCAGTATCAACCTCTCGCTCGTAAGTAATTGTAAATTGTTGTTTTATTATAGCCATTATTCATTATACTCTTTAATAGCATTAATTACTAAGTTAAGATCATTATCAATTAGCTGTTCATCAAACAATCCAAATGGTGTTTTAGCAGTACAAGTACCATCAGAATTAGTTATAAACTTATATTGAATTGTATCAGTTGTAGGATCTTTTACAACTCTGGTAAATAATACATAAGTAAACAAACCTTCTAGTGTAATTACTGAATCAAGAAGCTTACCAAGAGTTTTAATCTTATAATATGGATTCATATTATCTCCAGTATTCTCACTATGAGTCAAAATGCACACAAATAGATCATCACGCAAACTTTTACCTTTTTTGAGAACTTCATAAGCATGCTTAGCCATATCAGTAAATTTTGAGTATCCTTTTTCATCTACTCTATCCATTGACTCGAACGCTTGAATATACTGATAATCATCGACAATAATAACCTTTATTTCAGGTCTTTTAGATGAAACAAGAGCCATCATTTTACCAATATTATCTACATTTGAAGTCTCGTAAAAATTACCTGTAAAACCATCTTTAGTTACTTCTACTGATGGATACAATCGTTTAGCTCCCCTAATACCTGGTCTTTTACCAGTAGTAGAAATAATAAAAGTTTCTTTTGGGTCAAGATTTCTGATACTAGTTGTTTTACCACTTCCTGACTCTCCTACGATTGCTATTAATTCAGCCATTACAATATAAATTTAGATTTTTGAATAATTTTACTATTATCTTCTTTTTCTTCTATATTATCTATGTTTTTATTATACCATAATGGATCATTAAATAATTCATAATCATTAATTAATCCAGAATTAGGCATTTCAACCCATTTATTGCATTTTCCATCATAATATATAAAATCTTCAACATCAGATTCTCCATATCTTGATTTTAAAACAAAAACAGATCTAAATTTATCACCTAATTGTTTAATATCATATCCTCTATGTGTAGCAAGTTTGGCTTTATTTGGACTAAATATAGCTAAAATTATTTCGGCATCTTCTACAGTAGAATTAGTATCTTTTAAATCAGATGTTAAAGGAATTACCATTCCTTCTTTACGTCTATCCATTCCTTGAATACCTCTATTCATTTGTTGAATAACTACAGGACTTATTCCACATCTATTTTTTAATGAATATAGATATTTACTAGTAAGATCCATTTCTTGCTTTAATGTATTACCTGGACTACAGAAAACTCTAGCCAAGTGATCTACAATTACTATATGGACAAGTTCTGGATCATCTGGAATATATATTTTACGTTTGTCTGTTTCTTTAAAAGTGCCTCTATTTTCTAATTCTTTTAAAATATGACTATATATTGAATTAGCAGTAGCACTCTTATCATAAATAGTCAGCATTGATTCCACTTTTTTCATCCAAGGAATACAATCTTTAACTATTTTATAACATTCATCGTTTAATATAAACCCTTTTTGAACAGATAGAAGTTGTTTTAAACTTAATCTTTTACCATATTTTTCAAATATATATGTAGTTAAAAGTTTAGCCATAATTTTATCACTATTCATTTCTAGACTAAATAAACTTATATGAAATTTATTATCATCTAAATGATCCATAATTGGACGATATAAATAGCAATAAAGCATAAAGCTACTTTTTCCTACTCCAGATTCAGCTGAAATTAAAGTATAAACTCCTTTGCATACACCATCTATTACTTGTTCTAGTTTAGGTAATCCTATACCAAAACCTTGTTCTTTACCTTGTCTACCTCTATCAATTGCTTCTAATAGAGATTCGACTATCATAATAATTTAATATTATCATAATTAATATTTACGTTATCTCCATTTTTTAATGCTTCCAAATCTATCCAACCATGATTTATTACAAAACTAGCTAAACTACAATTAATAATATTATTTTCTTTTGCCCATTTAACTAATTCTATAATTTGATTATGTTTTTCAGGATTCCAATTAATAGATCTTCCATATTTAAAGTAACAATCCTCTAGGGAATCAAACTTGCGAGCAACAGATCTTAATGGAACCACATTACCTTGAATATTGCCAAATTGAGGATATACTTCAAATAATTCTTTTCCTATTTCAAATGAGCATTTATAAATATTCTTTATAAAATTCTTATTAAAAGGAATAGTATATGGATCAAAAGCTTCTCCTTCCTTTGGACAATGAAATGTTTTTAAAATGATACCTTTATCTTGTAAATTAAGAATTACTTCTCTAGTTTTAACTCCGCTTTCATATAATGCTTCTATATAGGATTGAAAAATATCTTCATTTTCTTCATCTTGAAGCATTAAAAGTGTTCTTACAAACATTAATTCATTAGGAGTTATTCTATACTTACTTAATAAAGCAATTTCATTTTCTAATTTTAAAGTTAAATTTTTCAAGCAGTTTATAAATTAATATTATAAAGTATTAATCTAATAACTGCATATAAGTTAAACCTCTTTCAAGGTGGAATCAAATTGCATATTGTTTCATAAATTTATTGAAAAGATAATCACATCTTTCCCTCATTTTATCTAAGTTATATTCTTCACCATTTGCTCCCAATGCAATATTAGGTCCAACTATAGAAGTCATTTCTGATGATGATTCAGCTGAATCTAATATTTGTTGTAGAATGTCTAATTCTAGTAATTCTTTAATTTCTGTTATTTCTGTATTCATTAATATCTAAATTGAAAGTTTTTAATTTTTTTGACGTAAGGTTTTGGTTCTTTTCCAGCTAATACATCATTTAATCCATCTTCATCTATAATAGTATAGTTATTATTATTAAGGTGTGCTTTTTTAAACCATGCTAATTCTGCTGTATCGTTAATAATTAAATTAAAAATTTCAGCTTTTTTCCAATCACCTTCTGCTCTACAAACTCTACCTACTCTTTGTGTAGCTTTTATTTTAGAAGAATCTACACCAAGCATAATTGCAACTGATAAATTAGGAACATCTAAACCTTCATTAGCTTTTTGACTTGAATTTAATACACCATACGGAATAGAACTAAATTCTTCTATAGTCATTCTTCCTTTTTTCTTACTATCTCTACCACTATATACATAGCCAATTCCAATAGATTCAGCCATTTTTATAGAATTAGAAAATGTAATAATTTTTGAATTAGGTCTAGATGATATAATTTTTCTAGTTATTTCTAATTTTTTCGGATGAGAATTGATAAAAGATTTTCTACCTTGTATAGCACGCATGAATGCAGTTGCATGATAAGTAATGCTTTTAAACATTTCCTTACGTTTAACTTCGTCATTTGGACATCGTTCTTTACTAAGATTATAACGTCCTTTATAACCATTCTTTCCTAAACAAGACATTGCTTTATCAAAATCATATCCAAAAAAATCAAAATGCTTCTGAAATTCTTTATTGATTTCTTCATAACGATCAATATCAGAAACATTTAAAAGTACTAAATATTCAGTAAATTTAGATACCCAACCATTCAATTGTGCCTCTAAAAGAGTAATTGTATCAACAATTGGACAATATTGTTTAATAATAGATTCTTTACCATCTAATCGTTCTATAGTAGCTGTTAATCCAAGTATTAAAGAATATGATACACATTTAAATACTTGTGATAATCGATCAGCTGCTGCTCTATGTATTTCATCTATTATTAATAAATCACAATTCCAATTATGTTTAACTACTGTATTAATAATTTGAATATCACAATTTAGTTGAAGTCCTTGATTGTTAATATGTCCCAGCCATTGTTCTTTTAACCCAGTAGTAGGTACTACAATTAATACTTTCTTAGAAGGATATTTAGAAAGTAATGAATTAATACAATTAATTGCTACTCTAGTCTTTCCAAATCCAGTACATGCTTCTATAGTACCTTTACATTTATTCTTTATCCACTTTACTCTTGCAATTTCTTGCCGTTCATCTCGTGTCATATAATATTACTAATTAAAGCACAAACAAGAGCTGTAAAACTTTCTAGATTAGTATATATTAACGAGATCATTTATTCTAGTTTTCTAGAGTAATACCTCGCTTATCTGCTACTAATACAATTTGTCGCATTCTTTCTTCCCACTGACTTGCATGATATTGTACTTCATTTTCCAAACGGAAAAGTACTTTATTACGTAGTGTAATAAGTTGATCAGTAGTCAATTCTGAATACTTCTTAGGTCTTAGATTAACCATTGCTCTCAATTCTGTATAGTTAAGACCAGTTGGTTTTACAGTTAATCTTACTGTGTTCTTAATATTAAGTCGTTCTTTAATTACTTCAAGTTTACTTCTAGTATTACCATCTTTATCTTTTTCATCAAATTCTCTTAGCTCATTAGGAGTAAGATATACACCAAGATTAAGAATAAAACTAAAAGTAATATGTTTATTATCGAATAAACCCAATTGATCTAGACAAGCATCTAATACTTCATTTATTGAAATTCTTTCAAATTCTCTAGGCAAGCCATTAGTACAAGATGCAATAGAAATTGAGTCAAGTTTATCAGTTGGAAAGTCTTTTTTATGATTATCCATAAAACTTCTTATATCCTGAAGATATAGATGTCTAGGATACGGTTTTTTATCTGCACAAATTTCTCCAGATTCAAGTTTACGAAGATATAGTTCAACGTTACACTTTACTCTTTGCTCTTTAATAATATTTAATAAAACATATCTTCCTGGATTTAGTTTATCTGTGCTATTAAGCATTGAATAACAATGTTTATAAAATTGATTAAGCTGTTCAGGACTAGCATTAATTAGATGAATCTCATCCTGAGTACCATCTTGTTTACGAGGAAATTTCCATACAAACGATTTAATGTCATTGTTCTTTGCTTCAATAGCTTCCATGAGCTTGTCTTTCATTACTGTCATAAAATATTCTTTTTAAATTATTTAATTATAATCTACATTATAAACTTATGAGTTTTCTCTTTAGGCTTTTCAATAAATTTTACAAACTGTAGTGTATTATATCTATATGGTATCATATTTTTACCATCAAACCATTTATCCATTCCAGCTCTAATTTCTAGAAAATTTAAAAATCCAACTTCATCAATCTCTATTTTACGATGATCCCAATTTGGGTATCTTACGCACATTACATACTTAGTTTCTTTTCTTACATCTTCTTCTAAGCACTCAAATACATAAGTAATGTATCCAAGTGCATCTTCTTCACTAGCCAAAAGTTTAGCTAGAATAGTCATTATTTAATATGTTCTATTTCCTTATAGTAAGTACAACCACAAGCTGCAAAATCAGAAACACATTTTTCTATACCTTTAAAGCATGGATATTTTTTACATAATTTGCACTTTCTATTAGGAAATTTTAATTTAATACCTAACTTATCTTTTTCCACAGAACTTATTTTATTAAAAATAACAATAATAAACTAGAACTAATAGTAAGTCCACCTATTTTCCAAAACAATAAAGTCTTATTTTTCTTTTTTAAAGACTTATTTAGAGAATTATTCCAATCTTTATATAGATTAATTTGAGAAACTCTAAGAGAGTCAGCTTTTATAAGAAGATTATTATCTTCTTTATAATTATTAACTTGATCTTTAAGTAATCTATTTTCAATTAGAAGTTTTCTATGTTCTGCAAAAATTAAATTAGTTTCTTTTAATTGAGAGGGTGTCAATATTATTGTTGAGTCGTTCTCTGTTCCATTCAAGATAGTTGATGAAAAAGATGTAGTCGTCGTTAATATCATTATTATTAATAACATTGACAACTTCTTTATAATACTTTTCATTTTCTTTTATTTTAATGATAGTAGTATCAATCCTCTCTCTTATAGTATCTCTTTTAATTTTTATTTTAGATATTTCAGATTCAAGAGTATCTATTTTTTTAGGGTACTCTTGAATCTGTTTTTTAGGTTTTAAAATAATAAATCCTAAAATTATATTAACTATTATAGAAAGAGCTAATATTACATTGGTTGCTTTTCGCATCCATTAATATAATTAATATATTTATTTATATTATCTAAGTAACTAGGATTGTTTTGTACTCCTATTACAGTTTTTACTATAATTTTATTCATTTTTTCTTACGTTTTTTAATTATTGGTTTAGGTACATACACCTTTAATTGAAATTCATTTATAAACTCTATAGGAACACCTATTAATTCAATTTTCTTATCTAAAGTACAATCTTTAAATTTAGTTGATATATGATCATGCTTTAAAGATAATAATTTATTTGTTTTATAATATTTACTTCCTAAAAGAGAATATCCGTTTTTCCAATATTTATGGAGACTTACCTCATAAATGAATGTTGGGAATAATTTAACTAATCCGTCTTTATATTCATACCATTCTTTACTTCCAGAAAGGCAATTCGTTTGGAGAGTATTCTTTGTCATTATACTTATACTTAGCAACCAAATTAATCATAGTTTTAGATTGCTTATCATACTGCATAAAAGAACTTAGAATATTACTAATCTTATGCATATAACAAATCATAGAATAAGTAGTATTTGGAAACTTATTATTTCTTTTTAATTGAATAATAAGTTTAGCTTTTACAGGAATAACTTTTTCTGGAATAGATCCCATATGAATTTTCTCTTTATGAGATCTTTTCAAATTACGTAAAAGTTTTCTTTCTTGATTTGTTTTGGTCCACACATTAGGATCTTTAGGAGATAGAGGTTTTGGTCTAATACCTAATTCTACCATTAAAGCATCATCATGTACATCAATCCAACCGTTATTACTAATTTTATTAGATTTTTTGTTATTTTCTTGTTTCATACTATTTAATTATATTTCGTGTTTTAAAAAAATCAAACAATATCTTACGAATACGTTTATTATTGCTAATATCATAAACATAATTCCAGTCGCCTTTCTTATAAATCCATTTAATATGATTATGATTGACGTTGTTAATAGAATATTGTTTACAAAATTTGCATTCATCCATTATATTAATAACTCCTACATTATCTATACATAAAGTATAATGTAAACAAGTTTGTTCACCTATTACAGATGTATAATTAGAATTATTAACATGTTTAGTTGTTATTTCTTTTTTAATCTCATCTAAATTTTTAGATATTTCTGAATAAATTACTAATTTATATTTTATTTTTAATATATCTAAATGATAAGCTATTAAATATGTCAAAAAACAACATCCTCCTTCATTTATATTATACAAATGATCTAAATCATTACATAAATCATTCAATGACTTTTTCAAATTACGAATGCTTACATTTTGCATAATTTTAACAATGAATTTAATTCTGATTTAAATTCTTTCATATAAGTTAAGAGAGTAATTGCTTCATTTTTATGATTGCAACTAACTCTATATTGAGCAATTTTTTTAACAGCTGCTTCTAAACTTATACCATAAGCTGCATTTTTAAATTCAAGTCTTTTATCTTTACCTTTTGGTTGAATAGTATAAAGTAACTCTAAATCAAAAATAGGATTTGATTCAGAAACTGGAATTAGTTTAAAATCAGATTCTTCAATAGTCATATTATGCAGATGTTGCTGTCCTTTGATTAATACCACCAGGACGTGTTAAACTTGATTTAACTTTCTCAGGAAGAGCGTCGAACCACTTTTGAGCTGCACGCAAATTTGCTAATTTTTTCTTGTACTTCATAATAATAACAATTAATAAATGTTAAAAATATATCTTAAAAATCTTCTAATTGAGAAGCTTTAACAGCTAATCTATCGCATATATTATTCCACTTAGTTTCATCAGAATCATCTTTTTGATGACCTCTAACGTGTTTAAATTCTATTTTGGAACATAATCTATTAACTCTTTCTAATTCTTTATCTAATATTTCCCATAATTTAATATTCTTTTTTCTTTTCCAACCTAAAGTAATACATCCAATACAATACATGCTATCAGATATTATTGTTAGATTGTCTATAGAGTTTTTAATACATTTTAATCCAGAAATGATTGCAATCATTTCCATTTGATTATTAGTACAATTCTTATATCTTTTAGAATATTCTAATATTATGGAATCATCTTTTAAAAAAATGAAAGCTGCTCCTCCCTGTTTTCTAGAGGAGCTATATGCTCCATCTGTTACTAATTTATAATTACTCATATAATAAAAAATCTCTGTAAGTTTCCTTACAGAGATTTAATTTATTTACTCATTTGTTTTCGATATAATTCATTTATATCATCCTCAGTATAACCATATTTTAATAAATAGTTATAATAACTTTTAGGATGATATGAGGCTAACCCATCAGACTCAAAATTCCAAGTATCCGAACATTCTTTTAAAGAATATAGAGGATCTTTACCTAATTTTAGTCTATGTTTAGAAATTCTTCTAAACAATCTATTTGCCATTATTTTATCCTTTTTATTAGATAAATAAACACAAATAGCCATAAATGGATTTTTCTTTTTACTTCGACTCATAATATATTTAATTATTGAACAACATTATATGTAGTGTAAGGTATTCCAGAATCATCAGCTTGAATCTGTCTTAAAACATTTTGGTAAGCTGCTTGTGTTCTAGCTCCCCACTTACCATCTACATTAACTCCTAGCATTTTTTGAATGGCAGCAACTTGACTAGGATCAACTCCTGCTTTAGCTGCATTATAATCGAATATATCACTATATCCAGCTAAACGTGCATCATTACCAACATTACCTAATAGTTCTCCTTGAGAACTATAAATATTACCATCAGAACCTTGTATAAAATCATTTACATAGTTAGATCCATTATAGTAATATGGAGTGCCATCTTCTCCTATCACAAATCCTGGAGAATCTGCCTATTTTTGTGAAGTAATAGCATTAGTATTTTCTGGATTCTCTTCTTCTCTACCTGATGCTGCTAATCCTGCACCTAAACCCCAACCTGCTAGATTAAGAGCACCAAATGATAATGTAGGATGTTTCTTTACAAAATTAACTACTCTATTATCTTTTAATTTTGAAAATATTTTCTATCCTACTGATTCACCTTTTGGAACTAATCTAGTAGGATTAGGATCAGGTGACGTTTCATAATTTTTTGGTTCTGTTAAGCGTCTTCTTTTCCCTGCATTTCTAACTCTACTTACGAGTTTAGAATTAGCATTAGGTGATTTTATATCTTTTAATTCAACTGTTTTTGGAGTAGATTTTGGAGCTACATATGGATTTTTTCCAGATGAACCAGCTCCTAATTTATCTCTTAATTGATTAAATCTTTCTGCAGTCTAATCTACTCTTTCTGTTAGTTTTTCTGTTTCTTTTTCAAGTTTTTCACCAGATTTAGTTATTCTTTCTGCTCCTCCACCTCTTCTATGTATTCTTATATTCATATTTTTTATTTTTAAGAAAAATTATCATCAGTAAGCATTTTACCAAAAATATCTAATGTACTATTATTAGCAAAAGTTTTTATTTGATCTAACTCTTTAGTATCCATACCTAAATATTGCGAAATTTGTTGATCTGATAATCCTTGATTTTTAGCTTGATTATATATATCAGCATATGGTTTAATTTTTTCTTTAGTTTTATTTATGTTACCATAAGCATCATACATAGTATATGCTGTTTTAGGTAATGAAACCATCATATATCCTTTTAATGCTTTTGAACCAAAATTATTAATTGGCTACCAAGCTTTCAATCCTTTATCTACTGTCTTAATTGCATTAGCTGCTTTAGCGGTTCTGGCTGCATTTCTACCAATAGAAGCTAATCTTAATCCACCTTTTAGTACACTTCCGACATTTCCTACTAATGGAAGTGCAAATAATGTATTAATTAAACCTTCTTTAATATCACCTTTTTTAAAGTTTTGATAAGCATCCATCGCAGATAATGCATTTCCTACATATGGTGTCATATACGCAGCTGTACCAAGTAATTCAGATGATTTATTTCCTAATTTATGTCCAACCTTTTCAGAAAGCCATTGTGTAAATTTACCAGCATAAGATTCTGGTCCAGAATCCTAAGCAGTTTGCTATTGAGCTGCTGGTTTTACGCCGTAAGCCGTGCCATTTACTGTATTTCTCCAGACATTATCTTTTCCTAGAAAATAAGAATTTCCATTTTCATTTTTTATTTTAGTTGTTATATCATTAGAATCGGGTCTCCATCTACCATTCTAATTAACTAAACCAGACATCATGGCTTGATTATCTAATGTTGAATCTATTTTTCGTCTTTTGGCTTCAGCTGCCCATTCTTTAGTAATACCTTTACCTCTGGTACCAATTTTAGTAGTTGTTCCATCAGAGTTTAGCTATAAATAGTCACCAGTTTTAGTTAAAATTCTATTACCTAACCTTATTTGACTACCATCAGCACGTCTCCATCGTTTGGCATTTTTGTCATAAGTAAATCCATTCATTATTATGTAAATTATTTATTAATAAACCCATATCCAAAACCTAATTTAGTTACAAGATATTTTTCTGAATTTCCTAATTTTTTACGAAGTCTTGAAATAGTTGTATCTACAGTTCTATTTGAAACATTAGTTTTCCAAACAGAATCTATTAATTCTTTTCTATTAAATACTTTATTTAAATTATTAGGTTGAATGAAAAATTTAAGTAATAGAAATTCATTTTTAGTTAGATTTATTATTTCATTATTAATTTTACATTCAATGATATCTAAATTAAGTTCAATATTTTTATATGTAAGTGTATTCATATTATTTAATTATTAATTGTACTCTTAGATGGATTCCAACCATCGACACATGCTTTAGGAAAGCACTGCTCTATGCAACTGAACTCCATAGGTGGGTTCCAACCATTGAACTGCTGTTTTATCGCAACTGAACTATAAGAGCATAAAGGGTACTTAATACATATAATACTAAGTACCCTTGTAAAGATAATAAATTTTTTTTAATTACAAAACACTTTATGTATCCTAATTAGTATTTAATTAAATATTTAAATTATTAAACATATTATCTTCCATCCATACATTAGAACCGATTTGATCACCATTATTTGTTTGATTAATAGATAATGAATGTATAGCCTGTATACCAAAACAGAGTTCTTCAGCTAATTTAGGAGGATAACAAGTGTGCATTATCATTTCTAAAGATATATGTTCTTGATCCGAATAATATCTTTTAGAAAATTCTAATATTCCATTAAATATATATATCCATAATAAAATCTTTTTGAAATTATAAGTAGGACGAAGAAACCTAAATTCAATAGTTTTATTAACATTATAGCATAAGGCATTAATGAAATTACACCAGAAGTAACGAGTTTGCACATTCCATTTACGTTTACGCTCTATATCATTTGGATGAGCTTGTGTAAAACTACCAAAGAAATTTCTTCCTACTAAACCTTGATACATTTCATCAAAATTATTATAAAATTCTAATTCTTTACAATAATTTTTTCCATTAGATTTGTATTTATTACTAAAGAAAGTAAGTTTTGGAAGAATTTTACACAATTGAGGTTCTAATAACTTACATACTTTATACAATTTATAGATTTTATCAGGAATTAAAGGATAACCTCCAAAATGAATATGTAATGAACATTCTTTATTAAAATCAGTATACTCTTTAAGAGTATCAATTTGCTGTTTTAAAAGAGATATACCGTCATTACCTTTTAATATAATTGTAGAATATTCAGGAGCTGTAATTGAACCGTCTCTTAAAGGAATTAATCCATCACGAAAACAAATATCTTCTGGAATATAACCTAAAGACGCTTCAAATTCTAAGCCAAATGTATAATTTAAATAATCAGACAATTTATAATGAACTGACTTATCTTTTATTATTTGTTTATCATTAAATAACTTAAAATTTTCTACAGCTTCGTATCGTTGTCCAATAAAATAAGGAAATTCTCCAAAACCTTTTATAAGCTGGTGTTGAATAACTTCATCAGAAGTCATATTAAAAGGTAAGAAATACATTCCTCTTCTTTTACTAAATAACAATTTATCTTTAAAAATATCTAAACTAGTTAAGAATACTCTAATATCATCACGTATTTTAATAAACATCTTTACTAAAATATTTTTGTAATTAGTATATCCAAAAATAATTTGATTATTTTTATATTCTACAATAATTTTTACACTATCACCTTTATCTATCCATTCTTTATTTACTTCATCAAAGACTTGCATTCTTCTTTAATTTTTTTGAAATCATAATCTATTTTAGAATCATTTAAAGATGAAAATCCCATAATACAACCCTTACTATAAATTGTACTTCTTTTAAATCCTTCAAGAAAATTCACAGTAGATGTAGATGTAAGCATACTAAGTTGTCCAGTAAACAAAACACTATCAAATGGAGATATAGCTTTATACCAAATTCCATTACTTTCATAAATTCCATCTATACTAAAATATCTAATAAGATTATTGAATTTTTTGTCAAAATTCTTATCCTTATATTCTTTTTTAAGAACAGATAGAAATTTATAACAAACAGAATTCTTTAAAGCAACTCCATTCCAAAAGTATATTTCTCTACATTTTGAATAATTTGAAGATTCATTTAAAATCATACCATACTCAGTTAATATGATCTTTCCATGAAGTTTCTTACAATTAGACGAATATGTATTGTTAGTATAATTCAATGAAATAAAATAATTATAATCATCTACGTTTTGCCAATTAAACGAATTAATAATAGAAGTTAACGGCTTTTCTCTAACAATATTATCTCTAGAAATACTTTTTATAGGTATTAATTTTCTTCCTTTAAACTCAAATATACAGTTTGTATTTATATCAATTACATTGAGTTCTGGTCTAAGAGCATACAAATAAGACGAAATAGATGAAAATACAAGTTCTTCTTTTTCTGAATCTATACAACAATATAAAGGACGCTCTTCGCTAGCTTCTTTATCATATTGTAGTTTTTTAGATGCTCCTTTAAAAAGAAGTACTTTTGGACTTTCATATCTATAATCTATTATTGCAAATACAGCACCTCCTACATATTCATTTAAAGATTCGTATCCAGAATAATAGAATATATTAGCCATAACTTGTGAATCAGTTAATCCTTTAATATCAATATTAGGGATATACTTTTTAGCTAATTCTTCATAGTTATAGATTGTACCGTTGTGCATTAGTACATATTCTACCTTTCCGTCTTTATTTGAAATTACTACAGGTTGAGCTGTTGCTTCATTAATTGCTCCAACAGATGCCTTTCTACAATGTCCAAAAGCGATGGTACTTTTCTTAACAGTATTTAGAAACTTATTCTTAACAAAGAAATACTGAAACCATTTATTAACAGTTTTTGTACCATATTCATAATTACCATCTATAAAATAACCACAAGAATCACCACCTCTAGTATCATTAGCAATACCTAATGTACAAAAAGTTGTATAATCAAACTTTCTAGGTCGAGTATTTACAATACCCCAAATTCCACACATATTTATACTAAATTATAATTGTTAATTAATCTTTTAGCCAAAACAGCATCACTATTATTTATAGCACTTTGAACTTCTACAGAATTTGGAATATCAAAAGAATCTTCATATGCTTCAATAGCTTTTAATATTTGATTCCAAACAAACATAAGCTTTTTGGTAGAACTCATCATAGAAGAACTTAACGTTCTATATTCAAGTCCATATTTTGTTAATCTAAAACAACCTGCTTTACCATAAAGAGAACGTCTTCTTGTATCTTTATCTTTTAATACTGAAGGAATACCTAAATATACATCAAGATATTTAATTAAAGACAAAGATGTATCAATATTAGGATTTTCATATCCAATATGAATATGAAAGCCTGCTGATCTGATATTTGTTTTATTTCCCTCTGGCTTAGGATTAGCTTTTTTAGTATAGACATTATAATCTACATCACAACCAAACTGCTTAGCTTGATCAGATTGTAATTCTGATTCAGGAACAGCCTGAGAAGCTATACATTTAATCCTATAATCAGGATTAATGTTCTTTACAAATTTATCAATATAATTTTTCATATATTGAATATTTGTAACAAAATCATTTTCTGTATTTACTGGTGGTATATTAAATTCTGCAAGAATATTATCAGTTTGAAGACCAAAACCTTCTGGCATATTATCATCTCTCCAGGGTTTACCTTTTATACCTGGTATAAAAGGAATAGCAGAGACAACTTTATTAGTTTTACTATTTATAATAAAAAGTTCTGGATCTGCTCCAATTGTTATATTATGCAATGCCATTTACCAAATCTTTTATAAGGTTATTAATCATTTTAGCAACAATAGATTCTGGAATCATTTCTGGATGACCTTGTACAGCAAGACATTTAGGTAATCCATCTTTATGATAAAAGACTATTTCTGGTTCTTTATAATAAATTCTTTCATAATCAATTTTATCTCCCATATAATAGTCACTATTTATTCCATACGAATAATATAAAATATCATAATCATTATCATTTAAATCAAAAGGATATTGCATTTGATGATGAGTTGATGTGATTTGATATATTTTATTACCATCTGTTATACCATGCGTATATCCTATTGCATGATTATTTACATCCTGAACAAGCTTTCCGCCGTTCATGACACAGAGAAATTGACTTCCCCTGCATGCTCCATAACAAACTTGCTTAGAAGGATCAATTTTATCGAATATTTCTTTCTCAAAATTATCTCGTTCTACGTTATTAAAAGTTGTTCTATATTTTTTACAACCATAAAAAGAAGGTGTAACATCTTCTCCACCAGTAAATACTACCAGTTGAGCATCTTCTAATTTATTAACTATTTCAACATCTTCGATGAAATTAACATAGTCAACATCACCGCCTACAACATATACTTTCATTTCTTATATATATCTTTATAAGTTTTTAAATAAATAGGTTTTCTAAATTCTTCATATAATTTGTCATCATACCAATATTCTATATCTCTTATAGATAGATTATTAATAGAGTCTGGAATCACTTCTCTCCTATATTTAAGAGCTTTGTAAATAGTGTTTAGTTTCCTAATATCACTTAACTTTTCACGTAAATCCTTTGTTTTTAAAAATTCAACTAATGCATTATCTTCTGGAACTTGATGTAATCCACTTAAATCGTCATCACAATAACATCCTAAAACGAGATTAAAAATATTTGCGATAGATGTAAATCTAAAACAATCTTCATTTTTTAGTTTATAAGTATCTAATAATAGGACATTATAAGGAAATTCATAAGTATATCTTAACCAAGTAAGTAAGTATTTATGAAAAGTTCCAGGGACATTTTCTAATTTTAAGTCAACCTTATATACATTCCAGCATTCATCAGAATTATTATAATTATCATCAACTTGATGATAATTGGATAAATCATGTACTGCGAATTTAAAAGGATAAAGAATTTGTGCTTGTTTTAAATGATTTTCTAATTGATTCTTTGTAAGAAAACATGCATTTGATTTATGATATTCATCTGCCAATTTAGTATCTTTATAAAGTATTACACTATAATTAACACTCATATTATTTGAATAAGAATTTTTAAATACATAACCAAAACAAGCGTTTGCTTCTAGTGAATGATAAATATCACCTTCACAAGAATATTCTGTATGATAATCTAAATAACAAAAATTATTCATAATAAAAAAATGCAGGGAGAAATTAATCTCCCTGCAATAAATTAAAAGTTTACGTGACTAATACGAACTGGAGTTGTAATACTAGAATACTTTGCAAAATCAAATGCATCTTCACGGAATGAAGTTTCTAGTACATACAAATCGTTACCCTTAGTTGTAAGAATATGAGTACCTTCTTTTACATTGTAAAGAGGACTCTCTTCATTAACTAAACAACGATAATAAACGTTGTTTTCTTCTGCATACTTTACGATTGATTCAGTTGAGTAAGAATTAACAGGATTCTTTGTGTACAAAATAGTTTTAACCATTGTGTAAAAATTTAAAAAGTTAATAAATAAATAAAATATACAAAAAATAGCTGACCCAATTAAGTGTCAGCTACAAATTAGCTTATACGTTTTAATATATTTGTATACTCAGGATGAGTTGCATATCCAATTTTATTTAGGAATTTATAATAATTACCACCCTTGTATTTACTAGATATTCTATCTTTGTAGTCTTTCACACATTCAGTCCAATGTGAATATTTTTTATAACTATTACCTCTTTTAAGTCCAAAAATATTATTATGTGTTTTAGTTAATTTAGACTTAAAATTTCCAGATTCCAATTTAGCTTGTGCTAATACAATATTACCATGTGGAATATTATGTTTAGCAATTTCTTCTTTTAAATTAGCTTCATTAAGAACCTTCTTATGTTTAATAATAGGTTTAACTGTTGAATCTTTTGATATAACTTTTACTGAATCTTTTACTATTTCAATTTGAATAGTATTTGTTGGGTTAGCAGATGTTTTAGGTGGAACTAATAACATAGAAACTATTCCTAAAATTATGCCTACTACTAAATAAAATCCGTTTTGATAAATCTGTTTTCTCACAATAATTGTTTTTTATTAATAAATGTTAATCTAAATTAGCGTACATTTCTAAGTATAATACAAATAAGTACTAATAAAATTAGTATTGCTATAACAAACTCACCATATAATGGTAATAATACTAACCACCATGACCAATTAATTACACCAACTAATTTTAATACTATAAACGCTAATCCTAATAAACTAAGAAATGTTATACTTCTATTAGTAACAATTTTTTCTTTCATAATCGTTTATATGTTCCATCAGAAAATATAACTTTAGTTAATCTTTGATGTAGAGGTCTATAATAATTTGAAGGAGGATAGTAAGAAATTACTTTTGTGTCTCCAGATAATATAGAGGTTTTTACTACAACTTCTTTGTATCTGTCAAAATCAGATACGCAATAGTATTCAATAGTAAATACCAAACTAACAATATCTTTCCAAGTATCATTTGCTATTATAGTTTTGATATATGGTTTATTATTAGAATCATAATAACCTTTAGCAGATAATACTTTTTGAGAAAATGAAGGGATAGTTATAAGAATAAGTAATAAACTCAATAATATCTTTTTCATAACTTGTAAGCTTCTTCTAATTCTTTAATCCAAGATTTGTAAACATCAACAAATGGTTGATTCATCATGTCGTGTCTAAGTGCGTAATTTAACAAATAATTTAATTCTTGAGCATCCATAAATTTAATTATATTATAACATTTTTCTAAAAATTCATCAACTATAGAATCGTTATAAAAACAATCGACTCCATATTTACATTGAGCTATTCTGGCTACATTATATTTATGATCAATATAATTAAATATTTTTTGACCATAACGCCAATTAGAAGGATATTCTTTGATACCTTCTAATACTTCATTTTTAAACTCTTCAAAAGTCATAATAATATGTTAAATTCTTAATTATAGCTATTAATTTGGTTTTCAATAAATACTGTTCTTGTAAAACATAATCTGTATTTTTTAAATATATGTTTAATTTATCCAAGTTTGTTTCATTTATAAATTTATATTTTTCAAAAGCTTCTTTTTTAATTACATCTAAACTTTTTATTTGATTGGTTTTATCATTTAAACAGTTTACAAAATACTTTTGATCAAATATGGTGTTTATAAAATTATCTCCACAATAAATAGGAATACATCCAGCTAAATAACTATCAAATATTTTTTCAGTAATATAATATCTATGTTTTACATTTTCAAAGCAAATATTAAATTTACTTTTTTCTATGAATGATATTTTATCATAAATGATATTATTAAATGCTAATCCTCCTTTTATTATATTATCTGAAATATTATTACCAATTTCAATTCTTTTTTGTATTAAATTTAGATCATTTATACAATAATCTGGATAATTTTTCAAATTAAAATCATAATATTTATTTGATGTATTATTTGAAACAACTATTGAGAAATCATAATCTTTCTTATTTAAAATCTTATGTTTAAATTTCTCATTTAAATTTTCATAAATATTATCATTATAAATAGGAAGTAAACATTGAACGTTTATAATTTTTTTATTGTTTATATCAAATATTTCATCTGGTTGAAATGATATAAAAATATCAACATAATCACTATAAACTTTAACTAATGATTCAATATCTAAACATTCACCACATATAAAAATAACTAAATCTGATTTTTGTTTTATTTTTTTCAAATTAAAAGAAACTAGTTCAACTGTTAAATTTTGAGGAACAATTTCTTCTAATATTTTATATAATGAAGAATTTATACTAAAATTATCCCAAACACCATTTAAAATTATCATATTACATTACATTAATTATTATTGAGCCTCTGATAGGATTCAAACCTACGACCGATGGAGTACAAAACCATTGCTCTATCAACTGAGCTACAGAGGCATAAACCCATAGTTTGTATTCAGGGACTATGGGGTTTCCATGGAAATAATGTTTCAGATTGGACTTGAACCAACGACCTCTAGACCACCTGGTACTCTAACCACCTGAGCTACCGAAACATTGTTGGGACACTAAGAATCAAACTTAGATTATCTGCTCCAAAAACAGATGTAATAATCATTATACTATATCCCAAAATATTTATCCGATTATAAAATTATTATCTATATTACCAATAGCAAAATAACCTTTCTTTGCTTTTTGGGATTGAATTTGTCTTCTAATCTTTTCTTCTTGTGATATTTTCTTTTTCATATCATAGTTTGTTTAAAATTAATAATAAACCTATAACTTAATGAGTATGTCTAATTAGTCTAGTAAGTCTTACGCTTTTCTACACCCATCAAGAACTCATCAGAGGTTATAGGGAATCAAATAATGAGCTAGCTGGCTAACAAAGAATCGAACTTTGATTAATTGATTAACAGTTTTATCTTTCTATATAAGATTTTTCAAAAACTTCCGCAGCTTTCTGAGCTGCATTTTCATCTGATATAATTTCCTGTGGGCATAATGTAAGACCTGCGTGAATTTCTCTATGACAATTAGAACAAACTAACACACATTTATCTACTTCAATTTTTGCTTTTTCAAAAGATTTAGTACCTCCTGAAATATTAAAATCTTTCTAAGATGGATCTAAATGATGAAATTCTAATGCAGATATACATTTATTATATCCACAAATTTGACATTTACCTCCTTTATATTCAATAAGTTTTTCTTTAGTCTTTTTATAATAGGATTTTTCAATATCTTTTTTAGGAATATTTTTAATTTCCCTCATTTTAATCTTTCCTTTTAATCTACTATAAGATATTTTAAATTCTTTCGCAACAATTTTAATATTATGACATTCGTTATATCTATTTTGTATTTGTTGCAACAATTCATCTGTGAGCTTTTTAGGAGGTTTTTTAACATATTATGTTCTTTTAAGATTTTAATTATAGTATTTTTACATACTCCAACTTTATCTTGAATCTATTTATATGTATTACCTTCTAATCTCAGTTTAATTATTAATTCTTGTTTTTCTTTAGATGTATTCATAGTACTCAGGGTGGGGGTTGAACCCACATGAACCAATTACGCTTTCTACAATGTATAAGATTGAGGCGATACCCGAGTATTAAGCTATTCAATAAAATGAATAGCGAGCCTTAGCTTTTTCCATCTAAGGGTGACACAAGTGAACTATCTCAGACTCGAACTGAGGACTCTCGCTTTAAAAGAGCGATACTCTACCAACTGAGTTAATAGTTCATTATAAAGTTGGTGTTTTCATTAAACTATCCTCCATCATTTCTGAGAAGTGTAAGGGGCGAACCTTATATCTCCAACTTTATTAAAAAATTCCAACTTACTTACGTCCTACTCATTACGCTCAACGCTAGCACGGAGTTACAGTACTTAACACATTTAGTAATGATTATAGTGAAATACCTCCCGTGTAAGTTGGAAGCACAACCCTAACAGCGCTCCTTGGCACTTAATAGCCGTGGTCTGTTACCCTATTCAAACACGTGAACAGGATTCTTGGGATTCTGGTTTGGTTGTCAATACTTCAATCCCTTGTTTTTTATATATTAGAATTATCGCGATTTGATAGAGAATAAAGTTATTACATATCATAATTCTCCGTTTCGTCTAGTCGTTACCTGACCCTTTCCTATATCAAATTCTAATATTTTATTATTCCTTTATCTTTTAATGAATTTTTTTGTTAACAATCTCCTTGTTCATAACACCTATCTTGAAGATTTCTTAACAACCAATCATCTGATGAATCTGAACCTTGATAAGATGATGCAATTCTTCTTGATTCTATAATTTCTTGTCTTTTTAGTTCTTCAAAACCTTCATATTCATTTGCCATAAGTGTAAAGTTTTTTCCACTAATGTGGAATATAATTTTTATATGTTTTACTTAAACTAAGTAGCTTCAGCGAGAATCGAACTCGCACGGACATTTCTGCCCAATGGATTTTCTTACCACACTTGCTTTTACACAAGCAAACTTAAAAATGTTCTCGTCTACCCTATGGCGCCACATCTTGAACTATTCAGGCGCTTTTGTTCTTTTTTAAGTTTTTGTGGTCTGGACTATTTTATTACCATATTAGAAATCTTGCAAGTAACATATATAAATATTAATCTAATCCCTTAATATAATATAAAGATTTTAGTTAATTTTATATATGTATTTCTAACTTAGGTATCTCCTCTATAGTCTCTACACATTTATGAAACTCTCACTATCACATTGAGTAATAAACCCAACCGAGGTCATAAAGTTTCAATTTAGCTCGTCATCACCAAAGTCCATGTCACCATGAACGAGGCTTCTGTCGCAATTATTATTTTGAGCTATCGGGTTGAAGGTCATGGCACCACTGGCAACCCTTAGCGGATTTTTACCGCATTACGAAATCTCTTCAACCATGTTGAGATTTCCCTCTTGATTAAATGTCAAGCGCTCGTATCTTTAATTGTTTGATTAGGGAGATTCTACTCTTATAATTTCTTATAAGGCACTCAAATTCCTTATTACTAAGGTTCTAAAAGTCCATCGTGTCTACCAATTCCACCATGAAGCCAATATTATTTTTTTATTCTTCTTTCATACTATCAACTTGAAGACCAGCTACATAGTCTTCGTAATAGTCTTTTAATTCTTCATCAGTCATTTGATTACTTCTTTCTGAATTGCACATAATTATAAATTTATTATTTTTGTTAATTTAGTTGATGTATAAGGAATCGAACCTTATAAATGACCATCACATCAAAGATATTCTCCATTTGAGAATATCTATTAAAGTTTAATCTTACTTTCTAATAGGAATCATACAACTAGGAGTCATAAAAGGTGATTCACTAATCTGCTTAAAATACTGTTTGATAACTCTTTTAATAGTTTTCATAATTTTAATTGACTTTAATTAATACTTATTTTATCTAAAAAATATAAAGAGTTTCTTAATACCATTCTCAAAAATTATCAAGAAAACTCTTTATATGTTGCCTAAGCCTGCTATCAATTAAGGAAGATAGTCAATCCCGAGCATTTTCATGTTGAAATTACTGCTATAAAGTCACTAGTTTATGGATAACATAGAAACCTGAGAATATTAGTAGGGTAGACAAGACTCGAACTTGCGACATCTAGTTCCCAAAACTAGTACACTACCAACTGTGCTACTACCCTTTTGGCAGAGATGGTAGGAATTAAACCTACATTATCAATACATCTCTGTAATAAGCACACTTTTCAGTGTGCGTTTAGAAAATTAATCAAGACACAAAGTAGTGTCAATTTCAGCAGAATCTACTGAATCTACCGAATCTACAGCAACTGTGTCAGTATCAGCCTTATCAGACTTTACCAAATTACCACATGATGCGAACGAAATTGCTGTAAAAGCAGCAAATACAAAAATTAACTTTTTCATTTTAATAAAAATTTAATTAAACATATTTTATCTACGCTACATTCTTAGATGGATTAATAGGACTCGAACCTATACTACAATGTGTGCTACCAATTACACCATAATCCAAACGCTAAAATACTTATTCACATAACCATTTTAGCTAATAAACATTCAATCCAACAATACGTGAAGGAAGTGGGACTCGAACCCACAAGAGCATAATGCTAACAGTTTAGAAGACTGTGACGCTTCCAGTTACGTGCTATTCCTCCAATATAATATAAAAATAATTGCTAGGTTCGTGTCTATTTCACTGATTCCGTCGCATTGAGATTAAGGCTACCAATGTGTGCCGCAATGTTCCTGGGCATAACTATTTTACTCAGCTAACTATACAATTATTCTGGACAGATAGAGTCTTGTAAAAATTAGTATCTATTCTCACGAACCAATACTAATCGTGTTCAATAACAAATTGAACATTCTAACTAAATAAACATTTTAATTGTTGTTTTTGTGCAGTGTATCAGACTCGAACTGATATATAATAACCTAACACTGCAAATGCAAGCTCTATTCTCACGAACTGAACTTACTAGTAAATCATTTAAAAATGATTTACTTTTAAAACGAAATGAAATGAAAAAATAGAGAGCAGCGTACCAGAATCGAACTGGCATATTCTGCTTGGAAGGCAGACATAATAACCTTTATACTAACGCTGCAGGTGTAAGTTCTATTTTCACAAACTGAACTTACAAACAATGCCTAATTTTAAATTGATTGTATATAATTTTTAAAATATAGTTAAGATTTTACTTTTTACTACATCTTAAAAGATTTCATAGCAAATATAGTGATTAGTGAATAATTTCCAAAATTCAATTATATTAAAAAATGTGAATAATTTAAAGTAATTATTTTTTAATATACGAATTAAAAATTTTATCTAATAATGTGTTAGCAATATTAAATGTATTTATATCTTCTTCTAGTATTAATTGTTTTACAACATTTGTAATCAATTCTATTGCTTTATCTTTAGGTAGAGAACTTACAATATTGTTATTATCAATATAGAATTTAATTCCATTAGAATGTGTAAAAATTTCTTTCATAATTAATTTATTTTTGGAGATTATTTAGGATTCGAACCTAAATTTCTATCAATGATAGTATCTTTCCATTTAGATGAATAATCTCTTATTAACAAACAACAAATTATAGCATATTCATTTTTGCTTTTATAGTCTTTATGTTTTTATTATATATATTAAGAGCAGAACTTTTCCTTCTATGCAACAATTTAGTAACATATTCAAGATTCTTTTGTATATTAAAAGGATGAACATAAAGAGTATAACACAACAACGTAGCTTCTAATTCAGTCCATTTTGGATTACCATTGTTATGGTTTGACCTACTGTTATAAGAACTTACATGTTCTAATAAGTCTTTTAATCTATTAATACTATCTTCTGAGTAAGTCATAGATAAAAGATTAAGAACTGCAATCTTCTTATTGATAGCAGTTATATCTTCACGAATTAACTCTAAGTAAAGCTTATTGTATTTACTAATTAGAAGTAAATCTTCTACATTAATACCAGCTTTGTAAAGAATATCTAAAAGTATGCTTTCTGTTTTCATTTTTAATCTAAATTTTAAAAACACTCCTATTCTCACGAACCAGAGCGTTACGCTTATGTTAAATCTTATTTATTTGAGTATAGTTTTACTATTGTCTTAAATTCTATCTTCGATATACTTCCATCCATCTTTCGTATAGATTTCAGTAGTACCATTTCGGTAAGTATAATCGTAATCAGCTTCTACCTTCATATCGTAAGGTGTCTTTTTTCTTTCACCTGAAGCAATATAAAGAATACGTTGAATATCTTTTTCAGGCATTTTTCCTTCAAACTTAATAGCACACTCTTTATGAGGATCTACATAAAGTGAAAGAAAAGGATGTTCAGTTGACATAGAAGAGTTAACTGAAATAGCGTCAAATAATGCTTTGTTTTTGATCTTGTTAATGTTTCTAATAACCATCTTTGTAATCTTTTAAGTTAAAAATTGTTCGTCTAATTCCGAGCTGCCAACACTTTAATAGTGATTTTAATCGTAGTAGTCCATATCAACATCACCACAACTCATAGCTTCTTCTGCTACACTTTTAGCATAGTCAAGATAGCTACTTAAGAACAAACTAACTTCTGAAAATTCTTCAATATTACCTTCAAATTTATAAGGTGTCATTGATTCAATAAAAGTTACTGCCCTCTTCATTTTATCAGTAACTTTTCTATTATTTGTTCTGGCTTTACTAATCTTCCAATCAGGACGATTAGCTAGATTTCTAAAAGCATCTGCTAATGAATATGATTCAAATTTAGCAAGAAACTTACCTTCAGTATCTAATACTCTGTAAAGTTTTTCTGTATACACAACTTTTAAGTAAATTAATTTTTTGGTTTAATACCATAAGCAAGACATCCAAATCTGATGTCTGTGTCAATATTTGAACCGTTAAAAACTATTTCTTCTCCATTAATAGATGTTAAAGTAATACCTATGGGTAATGAAGGATAGAGATACAATGGAATCAAACGAAGTCCAATAGTATTTCTCTCATTAGCAGCCATCTCATCAAATTCTTCCTTTGTAATATATCCTTTATCTAATTCAGATTGAAAATGAGAAATTTTTTCTTCAACATCTTCTTCAGATTGCCAACATCCAAAATGCAAAGCTTTACACTGACTTTCTGTAAGAGTATTCCAATCAATATCTTTCTTAAACTGTTCTTGAACTTTTTTCCAAGCATTATTGAACTCTTTCTTTTTAAATTCTTTGTCCCAATTATATACTTGAATACATGCAATTTTATTTGCAAGCCATGTTAAAGCATAATTAACTTTATTTTCCAATGAAATTTGTTCCATATTGTTTTGGATTTTCTAATTCTAGATATTTTATATTATTATAAATATTATTTATGTTTCTAAATAATTCTAAATCATCAGGGTCAGAATTTGCATATATAAAATTAAGTACATCATTACTAATTTTAGGATCTTTTATTTCATGTACTTGTCTTTTTAATTCACATAACAGTGTAATCAAAGAGATAACATCACTTTTAGTTAAAATGAATTTTGAATACATATTATTTTGGATTTAGAGATCATGATAAAATTTAATTTCATCATCATTGTAACCATGATCAGCACCAATTACATAATGTTGATTATTATACATTCTCTGATAAATATCAGGAAACCATTCTCCTGTTCTTCTAGATTTAACGAGGACTTTAGTATAAGGTCGAAATTTATTATATTTTGCTTCCATAATTTATTTTTTAAAATATATTGTATCGTTAATGTTATATTGCTTATCTGTTAGAAAAATAACATGAGTATATACACCACTTTGTTTATGATTCTGAATAAGTTTAATAGTTACTCTATTACCATTTTCAACTTTTTCAATTCCAATTACAACTCCTTTATCACTAGGAAGGTAGCATACATAATCACTCTCACAAGAAGTCATAAATGATAATAAAATAGCAATTATGCTAAATTTTAATACTTTCATATTATTTTATTCAAATTCAACAGGTTCATCATTCCAAGTTAAATTCTTTCCTATTAGTTTCTTTATACTACCGTATGGAAGTTCTTTTGGTTCGTCAACATAAGGTCCTGCTCTAAAACCTTTCCAATATTCAACTTTTTCATCACTGCTGATATGTACACAAACACGATATGGCTCATAATCAAATATAAGTTCATCACCGTGTTTTCCACAAGCTAACCATGACATAATATTTTAAATATTAATTACTACTATATTTAATCTTGTTCAAGTTCTACTGGTTCATCCTCCCATGTAAGATTTCTACCAATGAGTTTTTTAATTGAACCTTTTGGAAGATTTACCCAACCACAATATTTGTCATCTGTCCATTCATATGTAACTATATCATTATCATCAATCTGGAACACGTTTTCATAAATACTTCTATGTGGTTTATTATTGAATATATATTCTGTACCATCTTTATTTACTGCTAACCATGCCATATTAAAACTGCCAATGATTAATAATTTCAAAATCTTTCAGATCACCATATTTAGCTTTAGTAATAAGCATACCAAAATATTTTCCAAAGTGTTCAGCAATTTCTTTATTAGCACATCCTAAAAATCCCATAGAAGGATTAGCAACACCTGCACCAGTTGAATAAATAAAGTTAATTAACCCACCACCAGTATTAGGATAAGCAGTTCCAGCAAGAACGTAATATAATTTTCCTTTATTTGTAATTAAACCTATCACTTTCATTATACCTTTATCAAGCTCATCTTCGTAATATTTAGAAGTTGAAGCAATAATAGGATTGAAAGGAAAATAAATTTTAGAATTGTTTAAATTTTCAGTTAGACTTAATTCATAATCTTTATTGAGTGCTTTTCTTATGATATTAAGCTCAAACATAGCAGCTGTAGCTTTACTTATACGTTTTATTTCATTAGATTGATCAGACAAAGTATTATAGTCAAGATCAAGAATTTCACAAGCATTTTGAAACGTTTTAATTCTTTCAAAAGGCTTTAATTCTAATTCTTTTTCGTCAAAAGCTTGAAGTGCTATTTCTTTAAGTGATTCATTATTGCTATTATACCATTCTCTCGCCTTTTCAATACTAATTGTTATATTTCTTTCCATTTTATTTGTTTTAATTATTTATTCAATACTTTATAAATATAATAATTTTGATGTTCAATCATTTCATCAGCAAATTTAATACTATTACTTATATATGTAAGAAGTTTATTAGGATTAAGTTTCTTACTTTCAACTCGGATAGTTAAATTAGTTAATTCACTTAAAGATCTACTCATAAAATAATTTTTAAAATATTTATAAGCAGTTCTTTGAAGTTTAGCTCTTGCTAACTTTTTAGCAAATTCTTCATTATTAACATCTGTAGGTGATTTTATGCAAAAATCACTTTCAACTATATAATGAATTGTAAATCCTCTAAAAAGAATTTTAAAATCTCCTTTACATATAGTACTATTATTCTCTTTATTAATAGTATAATTTATAGCAACAGTAGATAATACAAATCTTTCGCCTCGATTTATTTTATTAATAATTTCTTTTTTCATATTAAAATATTGTAAATTTATGATTATTCTTTAATGCCAAATGGTGTACCATCAGCAAACTTGTCTGATGCAAAAAGAGTTTTGAATGAAACACCGTCATTATTTGAGAAGAAGCAACCCTTATCATCAATTTTTGATATGAAATAGAAGCATTTCTCAGATATGGATTTTGTCCATCCAAACGGCTGGTGCTTCAACATTTCCTGCCAACATTCTTCTTTGTTAGCAAATGGTCTATATTTTGGTTCTGGTTTGATACGATATTTATGAATGGGTGAATCAAAACTTAATTTATCTTCTTTATTGTAAAAATCATCCCATTTATCATCTATACTTTTAAATTGTATTGTTTTACCTTCTGCAAATGCTTGTATGATAGGTAATAATTCTTTTGCTTGTTCTCTTGTCATTTTTATTAAAGATTATAGCTGTTAAGCATAAGTTAAACAATATTAGTTATTTTCTTAATTTGTGAGCATAATCCATTGCTGACTTTTTAAATGCTTGTACTTCTTCTTTGTCTGCAATTTCAAAATCACAAATCTTTGAATAGAGATCTTTTGCATATTCATCACCAGAAGCCATATTTTTAATATAAGTATTAACTTCATCTTTACTATTGGAATAAATACTTATCAGTTCTCCTCCTGCATAATTACCTTGCTCTTCTCCAATAGAAACAATTTTGCCTTTGAATAAATAAGCATATTTATACCACTTTCCTCTTGGAGAATTTCCAATAATAGATTTGATTGTTGAAAATGCACCATTTACATATTCATGATACCGTTCACTTTCCTCTATAGTCCGAATATTGTCATCTGGAATAAAATTTGACATATTTGGATTAGTATCTAAATCATAAAACATGTTCATTATCAAATATATTTACTGAATTTACTCATACGGCTACGTCTTTCAGCTAATAGCTTAGGATTATAGCAAATATGGCTCCATCCATCATTGTCTATAAAATGGAATTTACCTTCATTATCATACTGTCCAAAAGAAGATAGAATATTATTTGGAACATTACCAGTTTCATATACTTTACTCCACATCGTAATGTTTCCACTAGGATGTACTGTTTCAAAATATTTAATATCTGGATGTTCTAATAAAAATTTCTCTTTATCTTCAATTTTTATTCTAAAGATTTCGTATGGTTCTTTTGTTTGTTGCATATTTATTATACCTGGTTAATTGTTGTGCCTAATATATATTCATTACCTTCATAAGGAACACAATAATGATATTTACCATCTAGGCAAACATAAGGAAAAATTTTATTTTCTTTATCATAATAAGAAAATAGATTTATTGACCATTTTTCATCTGTTTGATTTTTAACTAATACTTTATCAAATGGTTTAAATTTTAGTTTTACTTTCTCTAATTCTAAAGTATCAGTATACCATATGTATCTAGCTTCTGCCATTTTATCAAATAACTTTTTCTTGGCTTCTTTTGAAGCTGGAATTATAAATTCATTAGTCCAATAAGTGTCTACAGGATATTCTATTTTAAATGTATTATATATATCAACACCACAATAGCAATGAGCATATATATTTCCTGCATATCCTTTAAAAATAAATGGAGTTTCTCCATCTTTTGTCATTACAATATCACCTGCTTTAAATGGTAATCTAAATCTATACCAATCTCTTTGAGAGTTAGATGGAAATAATACACATTCTCCTCCATCATAAAAAGTTCCATCTTCATAGAACTCTTGTCTAACACCAGGAGACTTAATTGGTATTACCCTTATCATATTTGTTAAAGGAAGTACTCGTATGAAATCAACTTCTCCAAATATAGGACTATACAATCTAGTACCTTCAGGACAATATTTTAATATTTCTGCTATATTCATAAGTTTAATGTTTTAAATTGTTATTATTTTTTCTAATCATCGTTATGTAAATATAATGCTGTACGATATTCTTTAGAGCAATAGTCATATATTAAACTAACATCATAACTATATTTAGTCATATCAATTAACATATTGATTGCATTTTCTAATGTGTTAAAATAAGCTAGAATAACTCTTTCTTCTTTAAAAACATGCATATATTTATGAGGATTCATTTTTAAATCCTCATAAATATTTTCTAATTTTTCTTCCATATTAATCTTTATAAATAGTATCAAGGATTTCTCTAAAGTTAGGATTATTTATTACTAATTGAGCATCACCTTGGTTATTAAAAATAGCTTTTATACCACATCTATATATATTAGATATATTTTCAGTATAATATGTTTTATCTATACTATCGTACATAATTACACTACTAATTCCAACTATATGCAATTTATTGTAATATTCAGCAATATTGAGAAGTTGATTTAATGCTAATACTTTATCAAGTTGTTTTATATATGTAGCATTGTTTCTATCTGTACAGGTTTTATCATCAAATTTTACAACCCTCCTAATATCACCACGGTCTCCATAATAATAATAACCTTCTTCAAATAATTTTTTACATACATCTTTATATGTAATATCATTTCTTATAGGTTTGAACTTGATACAATCTAATGTAGATTTTTCTCTATCAATTTCATAACCTTCTGGTGCTTGTATTTTTAATTCTTTTGTTTCCATATTATTTTAATTTTTTCTTTTGTAATATTATTACATCACCATAATCATCAAAAAAGCATACTATAAAGTATATAGTACCAAAAATAGATAAAAATATTAAAAGTAATGCAATACCTATTATTTTCAATGTAATTGCGTTTCCATTATTATAATCAATGTATGTTATTATCGAACATATAATTATATTAATTATAGCAAATATGATATAAATTATTAGTACGATCATAATTATTTATACTTTTAAAATAATCTGTATTCTTTTTCATATTCTCGTAACTCACCATTAAAACTATATACTTTTATATTTCTATTCTTATATTTTTCAGATCCATCTACAATCATTTGATAAATCATATCTTTAAATTTTTCATCTAATGTGCGTGTTCTTCTATCATAATAACATGCATTATATGCTGTTCCTTTAAATATAAGCTTTGTTAATCTATTAACTTCTGTATTGGATAATTCCAATATAATTTTATTCTTTTTCATTTATGTCTTTTAAATAAAGGTTTACAAAGTATTACACTAATATTTAGATATAACCAAGCTGCTAATGCAGATATTAGAAATATCCATGATGTTAAGCATATTATTATATGTCCAAGAATATTTGCTATTGTTATTACAATACCATTATTGTATTCATTTTTAAGCAAACTAATGGAAATACAAATATTAATAAGTACACCTATTAAATATATAATTAATATATAATTCATTTTAAAAAGATAAATTTATTTCACATCCATCTACAATAATACCATCATATTGAGGGTCAGACCAATGTTCAAACATTTCTGAAATGGGTTCACCTTCATCTGTAAAAGATTCACTCATTCCACGCTGACATTCATTAGACATTTTAAAGAGTTTATTCTCTGAATATAAAATGTATGTATAATAAGTAGTAGTAGAAAAATCACTTTCAACTATGGTAGTTGGTATAACATCTAATACAATAGCCTTAATAGGTTTTTCTATTTTAGGCATATTGATTTCTATAATTTGTCCTTTTTTTAGTTCCATTGTTTTAAAGATTTTGATTTGGAAAATCTGACATTATTTTTACTGGTTCTAAAAAGAGATTAACAATTTCGTTAATAACTTTTTTACCAATTTCTTGTTTTTCTTCAGGAAGATAAAGAAGTTCAAGCATATACCATTTAAGAAATTCAAAAATATCAGTTGTGTTTTTAAATTGATCAACTCCAACACCACCTGATGTAAACCTGATAGCTTCTAATAATTCTTTATTTGTCATTGTCTTTAAAAAGGTAATTCTATAAAGCTACTTCCATCAGGATTTCTACCATCAAGAATGTTAATAGCTTCTTTTCTACTAAATCCATATCTCATAACTTTCCCGATGTAAGGTTCTGAATGAACTGTATCATCTAGATGTTCTATGAGATTTATAAAATCTGGATGTTCCATAAATAAGTTTTATTTTATTATTGCTTCATTCCCATTGACAATAATAAGACAAGGAATCCAACTGCAGATATAATTGCTACATAAATATTGTGTAATATAAATGCACTTATCCCTGCTAAAATGCATAGACATAGTAGTATAATTACTGTAAGAATTGATTCTATTTTCTTCATAAAAGTGAGCAGTTTTACATCATGCTCAGGATGTCTATTTAATAACCACAACTCTTATAACAAGGATAATTCATATTAGCTATTTTAAGCATATAACGAATATTAGATAGCAATAAGTTTTTGTATTGATCAAGAATTATCTTATAAAGAGAATAATTCGCATCAATTCCAAAACCATTACATCCATACTTGTCATTTTTATGTTCTTCCCAGAATGAAATAGTCATAGTATTGAGTCCATAAATTCCTCCTAAATATACTTCATCAGGAATCATTGTAAGAATATCAGATGTTCTAAATATTCCATAAATATCAGGTCCAATATTTTTATTCTGAAATCCATTACCCCAAGCATCTTTGTGAATATGCATAAGAGTAATAAGAGAATCGCAATCTTTAATTGCGTTTATAAAGCTTTGTCCTGACTCACGTTGCTTAACGTAAATAGACATTTTCTTTTTATTCTCTTTAATTTCAGTGTTGTGGAACAGTCTGTTCCAAATATTGTTCTTTTTCATTGTTGTTTGTTTTTAGTTATTTTGTTTTGCTTCTAAGTACCACAACCAGATAAATATTCCAGCTGTGAATACGATTGCTATATAAAGATTATGCCATACGAATACACTTACCCATGCTAAAATACACAGACATAGTAGAATGACAAATGCTAATACTGACTTTTTCATTAGTAAGTATAGATTTTGAACCCTTCATACATTCGGAGTTCTGATTCTTCAATGTTAACTATTTTACCAAATACCTTAGTATAATATTTCTTTTTAACAACAACTGTTTTAGAAATTTCTACTACATAGGATTCAGTATGGTTTCTTTTGATCATATTTCTATGTGCTCTAACAGAAGATTCATAGTTATCTGAACTACAAACCTTAGAAGTATTTGTTCTCTTTCTCATAATTTACATCCAGGTTGTCTATATCTATTGTATTTTTTGAGTTCTTTTATAGTATGCTCACTTTGTTTTTTTCTAAAATTTGTACAGTGAGTACACTGATTAGGATTCATGTGTTTTGTACATCCATATCCAGCTTTCTTGAACTTACACTTTGATTCAGTTATAGGACAACTTTTTATTTCTTTCATGTTAAACTCCTCTTACTGTTCAAGTAGTTTGATACTATGAATAAGGTCTAAAGGATATTTTATCCAATCATGACCTAGATTTGATTCTGCTTTATAAAGATACTCGTCATCCACTTCAAATGTGAAAGGATAATCAAAGAAGATAATAAGATCTTGTTCAGTAAGAATTTCAGCACTAAGACATAAATCTTGTGCATTAGTCAATACCATACACACATTATTTGCTGTCATTTTACTTAACTTTTAAATACATTATTAAATCCGTTTTGTTCAATTTGTTCCAGCTTATGCAAGAATATTGCTCCTGCTGAAATTAAGGATGTAAATCCACAAATTAGAAGTGTCCCAGCAACATAAGAGTTGCTAAGAGTAATAGCTGTAAAGAAACAGCAAAGGAATAATACTACTAATGAGAGTAAGATTCCAACGAATACTTTGTAATTTTCCATTGTTTTGAATGTTTATAATTAGTTTGTTCCCTATGTGAGTTGTAATCTCACTACAATACTTTTATTTAATAGGGATTAGTTCCAACCTCTTTAGTTTTTATAGCATAACTAAATTGGTATAATAATTAATTGATAATGCCTCAATATATTTGCTATATTAATATATTGTCTGTTGTACGGCTAATTAATGTTAATTAGAGAAAAATGTTTACACAATACAAATTTGTTATTTTATGCGGACTTGTATTATGATTTTATTTATCCACAGACACAGAGCCATTATTAATACTATCCAGTGATTAATAGTTTCTCTCTGTGTTTCGTCCAGCCTCATCACGGTGAAAAATCAAAGATTTTTCTCCGCCAAGAAAAGGCTTTGCCTTTTCGTTGGGTGTGATTTTTAACGTCTTCTGGATGACGGTTACAAAAGTCTTCATTTTGTAACATTAAACATCTTTAATTTAAGATGTTATACAATCTTTAATAGTTTCTGACTTGAAGACAGTCCCATTATTAAGATTAATATAGAGTCCTTTATCACTTACTATCTCCTCTATTAATTTTCATTCGGGTTTCTAGAAAAGCTTAAAATCTTTTCTAAAATGTGAATAACCGCTAGAATACATCCTGTTAAGAACTCTTTTTTATAAAGAGAGAAAAAATCATCTATCCTAGTGATGTTTTTTACTTTTTTGACTAACTTAAAAAACCATAAAAATTTTGGTTTAACCTATACTACCAAAAAGGTTTGTGTTAATAAAAAAATGTAATTGGCTTATTATTACCAATAATACCAATTTTTTGAAAATGGTGAATTAAATTGAATTTTGGGGGTTGGAGGTATGAGCTCATCTTTTCACCCATTAAGCTCTTAGAAACTTGATTATTTTGAACCTAACATCAATTTGTTTTAACATCCAGAAACCTTCTACATTTCTACTATAAAAAGTATCTGGATAAATAGATAAGAGTTCACCATTATCAACTAATAACAGTGAATCTCCTATCTTTTGACCTTTAACACATTTTATACTTAAGATTTCTTTCACACAGAGTTTGATTAAATAAGGAATTGAGAGATATTACACTCTCAATCCTTATTCATTAAACTAATCCTCTACAAGATCAATTGTTGGGATAAATGTATCCATCAACTGATCAGTACCATAACGAAGAGTACGAATCTTTTCCATATTGGTGACTTTGACTTTCTTACCAGCAAGTCCAGCCATACCTCCAGCTACATCAGTAGCTGTACGGAATTGTTCCGCAGCAGTGCCCAAGGTATGCTTAGACATACCAGTAGATGTTCCATCTTCGTTGTAAACAACACGTCGCTTAGTAAACGTAGAAGGATAGAACTTCTTGGCATTACCATTAACCTCAATAAAGATGTATTCAGCAAAATTGTTGCCAATTTTCTGTCTAAACACCTTAAAGGTTTCAGGGAATGTCCATTCGTCATTAAGTTCAATGTTGAGATTCTCAATTGAACGAACTGCGCCACTAAAGTTAGCAACTTCTACATCTCCTTGCTTTTCAGCACGTGCGATTTCTTGAGCTAATGTTGACATAAGCTTCTAATCAGTTACCTATACACCGAAAGGTTTTAAATGAAAAATTAAGTTGTATATTCTCTTTTTAGGTGTGAGAAATATGATTTCACCTGTACGTTAAGATTTAGTAGAATAACCAGATATTATTTTACATCGACCCTGTACGATGTGGTGCTCGAGTTATTTATACATGCGAGCCAAGAGCATGTAACACGTGTGGTACGTGCTAAGTAAGTATAGTTGTCTATACATTGGCTAGGTTATTTTAGTATGTATATGGCTAGGTTATTGCTATTTTCTTTTCATTAGTTTCTTCGTTAGTTCTTTCATTAGAAAATCCCCTTACTCCATCAAAAGACAGAGTAATAGGATTTAGCTAAAGAATTTTAATCTTGTTGCACATCTTTCAAGCAAGAGTAAACTGCTTCCTTGTAAGATTTAAGAAACTCATTTATTCCATAATAATAAATTATATTATGCGCTTTAAGTTGTGGAACAAGAGCTTCCCAAAATAGGTATTCTTCAATAAAATCTCTTCTGTTAGCTTTGCAGAACGCATGAGGAGAATAAGTTTCATGGAGTTCTGACCACGAACGATGAGTAACACCATAGTATTCGCACGCTGCTTTATAAAAATTCTTTAACATAAGTTAGAACAGCGATTAACCTAAATATCGCGAGGTTTAAAGAGTTGATAAAAGGAGAGTGCAAAAGCACCCTCCAATTTAATTAAGCTTTGCGTGTTGTTCTAAGAACTGTGTGAGAACGAGAACCAATATGTGAGATAGCTTCTTCGTTTGATTCTATAGTAGTAACACCTTCAAAATGATTAAAGATGTACTGCTTAATAGCCTCAATAGTTTCCTTAGATTCACACGTAATGTCTAATTTGTAAGTTTTCATAATTGTAAAGTTTTTTAAGTTAATAAAGAATGAGCAGTTTAACGACTTGCTCAGGTCGGTTTAGATTAGGCGTTTTGAGCCGATTTAGCAGCAACAACTTCGTCAGCAGTGAGTTCTTCACCAATGTTTAGCACGACTAAGAAAGCAGCGTATTCGCGTCCGTCTTTGGTTTTAGCCGTGTACTTTTGACGTGTGACCTTAATCCAGTTTTTGTACGCGTATTTGTCAACGATTGCTTGCAAGATTTCTCCGTTAGTCTTATTAGGATTGCTTGCAATTATCTCCTTAACGCCCTTATTGAAAGTGCCGTTAGGTTCGAGCACGTTGCCGTTTGCGTCAATCTTAGCACGCACAATAGTCGAAACAAACAAGTTGCCGATATTGGTGGTAAGGACAGGACACATAGGTGCGTCTTTGCTGACAACGCCATTTTGCTCGAGTTTGACAAAGTTGTACCCAGTAACCACAAACTTTCTGCCATCGGTAAATGGACTTGAACCAAGTGCGATTGAGCGTGATTTGCTTGCGGTTTCTTTCTCGTTTGCATTAACAGTTACGATGTTAGTAATCATAAGTTAAAATGTGTTAGGTCTGCGGTTGCAATTAGTGAACCACCAAGTTTAGCTTGCTTCCTTAGAAACAAGCAAAGTCGTTCGGTTGTTAACGTCCGACCGAAAACAGGACGCTTCGAGGTACTTTAGCAGTTGCCTCGGACGGCTAATGCGAGCCGAATCGAATATTTATATAAATATTCTAAATATTTATAGTTGTACAAGTATATAATGGCTTGGTTTTCCACGAGTACGACCCGGGGGTCGAACGGAGTGGCGTACTCCCTCTTTCATATTATATATAAAATATTTTTATTTGTTACAAAATCGCATAATTTAAAGTAATACATATATAATAAAAAAACGCTGATTCCAGAGTTTATTCAACTCCAGAGTCAGCGTTAAAACTTTTAAAATCATTCACAATAGTTTGGTCCTATTTTGTATGGTCTTTTGTTGACACCTTATTAAGACAATCTTCAAATGCAATATAGAATTGTTCATTTGTAAGATTGTTTTTCTCAGCTTCATCTACACATTGCAAGCATAACTTTAATGCTACTTGACACATTGTCCAAATTCTATTTTTATCATTTGGAAACCTTCCTGCACTCAATAATTTTATCAAGTTGTCTTTTGTCAATTCTTTCATATCCATTTATATCATTATCATATATAGAAGTAATACTACATCCAGTATTAGAGTTATAAAAATAAAATAGTTTTACATCAGATACTAGAGGGGGATCTTCTTTAGATTTTTCTTTAATAATTACTATATCATCTATAGTTATCCCCATTTTCTTTAATTTCTTTTCTACATTAACAGGATTATAAATCCTTCCATTATACATAAATTTCATAAAGACAATACATTAATTAATAGTTGGGGTCAAGGGACTCGAACCCTTATATTTCCCGGTTTTAGAGACCAGAGCATGAAACCAATTCTGCTACACCCCATTATGCTACTTTTTAAAAGGAGTAGCAAACCTTAATTTAAAACTTTTCGTAAAGCTTTACCATCTCTTGAATTTTGTTCTGCAAATGAGAAGAAATAATATCCGCTGATATATTTATCATTTCTTCAACTTCAGAAGCCTCGTCCTCTGTAAAGGTTTCTAAATCTAACAATTCATTAAATTTATTAAGATCTACTTTAGTTGAAATATCTTCAACAATTTCTAAAAATAGATCATCGTCTAAATTTTCAATATTTTCTTTATATTCTTTTATAAGATCTTTAATATCTGAATCGTCGAAATCATTTGAAGTATTTTCTTCAGAAATTAACTTAATTACTCCTTCTTCTTTCTTTAGAGTAAATTTTATTCCATTTGCATCAAACATTTCTTCTGCTCCTTCTGGAATTTTTAAACTTAATTCATTCAATAAATTTGATAATTTAATTATATTTTCTAATTCTTCCATAATTTTTTATTAATTTTTAATTACATAGCAAATATAAATTCAATTTATAAAAATAACAAACATAATTATGTTAAAATCTATTAAAATTGAATTTACCTCCATTTTTTAATATAAATCCTTGCTCTAACCATTCTGGTATACTCTACATATTAAAGTCGATTAATTTTGGCTATCCAAATAAATCAACTCCAACATTACCAGGAGCAACATCATCTATTACAATATTACCATCAGTATAAGCTCTATATTGTACATTAGGATCATTTATCTTTCTAAATCCTTTCTTTTGCATAGACTTATCTAATTTACCAATATACCTATTAAAAGTATTGTCATTTAATATTTTTAATTTTTTCTATAAGAAAGTTGGAAATCTATTCTTACCATCTCTAACATACCCCATAAAAGTTAATGGAACTGAATTTGGAATTTTATTTCTTTTGACTAATTCACCACTACCTATATCAGTTATTTTAGCAACAGTAGTAGGAGAATTATTTATTACAATAGCTTCAGCGCCTTGTCCTATTTTACGAGGTATTAATTTAGATAAATTACCAATAGTAGCTCTTCTAGCTATAGGAGGTAATTTACCTTTAAAAGCTCCTACAGTACCTAATATTAAAAGAGCTTCTCCAATATTTTTAAGAATAGAATTTTTCTCTTTTGGTTTTGTATTACTATTGTATATCATTATTTTTATTTTTCCATATACCCGTTATTGAATCTATTCCAAGAAGCATACATACAGCATATATAAATGGTTCTATTATTAGAGGAGCCTATATAGCACAAATAGTACAATATAGTAATATAAATATAATAACTAGAAATCCTAATACTCCACAAACTCTTTTGCTACTTATTCCTGTATGTGCTGTTATCAACTTAATTAAAAAATCTTTCATACTATTAAAAGTATAAGTACTATCTAAATTAATTGACCTATAGCTCCTCCTATCATAGTTGCAGCTATATCTAACCAATCAAATTCGCCACCGTGTTGTTTATCTTTAAATTCCATTCCAAATGCACATCCTAATACAGCTAGTATAGTAAATACTAATCCTATAGGAATTGCATATAAAAGATGTTTTTGTCGATTACTTTCTTTTAACCACATATTATGCAAAATTTAATTTATTACCAAAGAACCAATTAGCTTCTAACTATCTTCTCTTTATAAGTCCTTTCTATACTTTACCATTACCTCTAGCTGTAATACCTGTTCTAATCCATTTATCATAAATTGCTCGAGGATTATTCCAATTCTATATAATAAATCTACCAAATTCTCCATTTGGATTAGCCCAATTACCAGAAGCTGATATAGAAGAGAGAGCATCTATCTTATCTTGAGTTACATTAGGAAGCCCTGCTAATGCTTGTTTCCATTCATTTGCTTTCTTAGAGTAAAATGCATTAAAGATATTATTCCAGCGTTCTTTAGAAAATCTAGTACCAGGTTTAATAGCTGGAGCACCAGGTTTATCAAATTCTCTTGTCATACCATATGCACCTGTTGCGAATGATTCTCCAAACTAAGAATGTACTTTAGCTGTCTAAGAGCCTCCTTCCATTTGTTTTATCTGAGATGCCATTTGCTATGATATACCACTTGCAAATGTACTTATTCCATTGCGAATACCTCCTAATAATCTACGTATGCTTTTAATCTATAAATTAGGTAATTGCCTTTCAACTATTCCTAATTTTTTACCAGCAGCATCTATAATATAAACTTGTCCATTTTCTATTCTACTTATAAGTCCTATATGTTGACCACTAGGACTATTTTTACTACCAAACCAAATAACATCACCAGGTTGTGCTTGCTATAAATTAACTTCTTGCCCTACTTTGCCTTGTTCTGCAGCAGTTCTTGGTAAATTAATACCAACACTGTTAAATACATATTTCATTAATCCACTACAGTCAAATCCAGTAGAAGGTGTAGAACCACCCCAACTATATTTACCACCTACAAATTGTCTTGCTAAATTAACAACAGATTGTGCTGCAGAAGAATTATTTTGTTGTTGTGTAGTCTACTAATCAAATTTAGGCTATTCTAAATCCTAACTAGGTGTTTCAATAAAATTCCAGTCTATACCATGGTCTTCTTGATTAGGCTTATCTTGCTATTGCATTAATTGTATTTCCTAATAATTCTATTGAACATCTGGTGATACTATTTCAGGTGGCTTTATAGATTCATATGTTGTAAATAAATCTGGCATTATATCATATCAATAAAATGTACAACATTCTAATCTTCTTTCATTTTTTGAGTAATTATAGGTTTATGTTTTTTAGCCCATCTTTTTATAGTACTAAACCAATTCATTCTTTTAATATTTTCCCAAAATGAAAGATTTGAATAAAATGGAATATAACTATAATCTTTTATAATGAATTTTTCTTCTAATAATACTATCCAATTTTTTTTAATTACTACACATGCTAAATTTTTAAAAAGTTTAGATAAATAAAATATTCCCATTCTAAAGAATTTTTCATCTATTTCATCCCCTTTTTCTAGTATTAATCTAATATTAAAATCTTTATATTCTTTTAATATGTCTGAAAGAAGATGATATTTCTTATCAAAGTTAACCATACCATGACATAATTCCCATTGATTATCTATTGTTCTATGTACTCTAATATCTAAATATTGTACACCTAATTTTTGTTGTTCTTTTATAGATTTAGTTTGAGTTCTCCATAAAAATGAGAACAATTCATAAATTTTATTTTTAGCTTTTAAATAAGTAAAGCTATCATGTGTTCCTATCATATTATTTTAATTTATATATTTTTTGTTAACTATTCTAATCCTGCCATTGTTTTAATTTATCTTTTGTGATATTTAGAAAATCTTTATTATCATAATAACTTATGAAATTAGTATTATCTTCTAAATATATAGAATAATAATTAAGATTATGAGGTTTTGCTTCTTTTAATAATTGTATTTGCTCATCTGACAAATATCCTTCTCCAAAAACTGAATAAAATATAGACCCATAATCACCTAAGTAATAATATTTAATTTTGTGTTGCATATAATCCTAATCCAATTGGAACACCTATTGAAAATATATTTTTATATAAATTATCTAAAGAAGAATCTGTAAATATACTTTGTCCACCATCCACTTCTTTTGGAATATTTTTAGTATGATTAGCTTTACTATATACAACAGCTGCTAATCCTCTAGCTCTAGCTTCTTGATCCCTCTTTAAATATGGAATCCAATTATCTATTATATCTTTAGCTTGTTGAGTACTAACTCCTCTATTCTAACTAACAGTCTGTATAGCTTTCACATATTTTTTAGGATCAATTTCTAATTGATTTGCTAATACTCTTGCATTTTCCATTTGTTTATCTAATAACGGTTTTATCTCTTCTGGAAACAAATCTCTAGTAACTTTCCATCCATTTGTTGGAGTATAATTTAAAGTGCTCATGTGAGCAGCTTCGTGGGCACCAACATACATTGGTTCTACTGCGTTATTAGGATCTATATTTAATATTCTTTTAGCATTCTTACTATTATGAGAAATACTTGAATTTCCTGCTATTCCATTTGGCATAATTTCTAGTTGAATATCTAAAGGATTAAATCCATTAGGAGGATTGTGTGTATCCAGTAACTAACTTTCAAATTTACCAAGTTTATAAGCTTCTTGTCTTGTCATATGTTTTGATGCACGCTCTCCAAAATGTGGAGATTTTAAAAATTCTTGCACCATACCTCTTCCGTTATTAATTTTTTCTAATATTCTTTGTAACTATAATTTTTTTAAATAAGGATTATTTATTAAGTTACTATCTAGAACAGGCTTGAATTTTTTAGGAATAAGTTTAAGAAGTTTAAAAGCTCCGCCTAATTGTTTCTTTTCGATTTTAACAATACCACCCTACTAGTGTTTCCAAGTCCTAGCATTAGCTGCAAATGTAGCTCTCTTTCTAATTTTAGGATCAGGACTATTCTTTCCTCTTTGAATACATTCATTTGTCACCTTGCCTCCACAATAATCTGTAAATTTTCCTCTATTCTTTTTCTTAATATAAATTTTGTTACCCTTTTTATAAAATTCTATATCGTTCATTGTAATGTATTTTTATAAATATGTATATTATTTGAATGTTCAAATTTAATAATTATATTTGTATGATACAACTTATATTAACTCATAAGTTAACTCAATTTCTTAATTACACAATTAAGTGAATAAGATTATTATAAATTAGATTAACTATATATTAATTAACAAATGAGTTACAAAACAAATTTAAATTATAGACTATTCATTGCTGTGTTATTAACAATAGTAGGAAGTGGTCTATTAATTGCTGGATTTACAGTACCTCCTTTGGGAGTTATTAACAGTTCAGTTTTAGTAGCATTTGGAGAAACAAGTACTTTTGTTGCTGCATTGCTAGGAATAGATTACAATTATAAGTATTAGATGTACAAAAACAAACTCTTATCTAGAGTTAATGAAAATGAAAATGAGAAATAATGAAATAATATAAATATATGATGCAAATTGATAAACGTAATGGTAATGTATGTTTTAACGATGCTAGTCATTGTTACTTCGATGTTAATGATGAAAGTAAGAAATATATTTCTGTAACTACTCTTATAGGAAAGTATGAACAAGAATATGATAAAAATTTTTGGTCTGCTTATAAAGCTTTAGAGAGATTACTTCCTAAAGATAGTTGGACTATAGAAAAGAAATCTCTTTTATCATCTAAAAAATTTAATAAAGATATTTTAGATGTATATGATATATCAGAAAATGAATTTAATAAAGTTCAACAAGATATATTAGATGAATGGGATAAAAAGAACAAAGAAGCCTGTGAAAGAGGAACAAAAATACATTCTGAATTAGAAAATAGTTTTTATAAAGCAGGAGCTAATGTAAAATTACAAAAATTTGGTATAGGTGGTAAATTTGAATGTAAAAAAGATTATTCAGAATTAGACTTAGAAAATGGTGTATATCCTGAATATTTAATCTATAGAGAATCAGATGACGGTATATTAAAGTTAGCTGGACAAATTGATTTAATAGTTAAATCTGGTAATGACATTTATATAATTGACCATAAAACTAATGGAAAAATTGATTTAAAAAGTGGTTTTAATACTAAAACTAAAACTACTGCTAAAATGAAATATCCATTGAATAATTTGGATGATTGTAATTTTCAACATTATACAATGCAACTTTCTACGTATGCGTGGATGCTACAAAAAATAAATCCTAATTTTGTAATTAAGGATTTAATATTAAATCATTATGATCACGAAGGAAATAACACCTTGTATCATTGTGAATATCGTAAGCATGATGTAGAAAAAATGTTATATCATTATAAGAAAAACCTCATTTTGGAAAAAGAAAGAAATAAACGCAAGAGAATAGAATATTAATCTTTATTTTTAGGATAGTTTGAATCTATAATTAGATTACATATCAGCATTTTATTTTTTAATATATTCTATTCTCTTCTTTTTATAAGATTATGAATATACTAGATATTGCAAACGGACATATAAAAAATATCTTTAATTTAAATGAAGATATGAGTAATAATAGATTAAAAATTTGTTATGCTTGTCCTTTATATTCTACTAAGATGGGAGGAATGTGTAATAACAAATTATGGCTAAATGTTAATACAGGAGATGTAAGTAATGAAAAAAAGAAAGATTATAAGCGAGGATGTGGATGTATACTTTCAGCTAAAACAAGATTAGCTAATGCAGTTTGTCCTTTAGGTAAATGGTAATAATTAAATGTTAATGAATTATGAAAGACGTAAGAATTTTTTCAACAAACAATGAGAAACTTGCACAAGAAGCAAGAGGTGTAAACGACTCACTTGTATTTAATATGAGTGAAAACACAGTAGACAATTTAATCCAAAAAGAAAAAGCTTCAAAATTTAATTCAGAAGTTGAACAATATAATGAACAACTTGAAAAGAATAATAAGGATTTTTAGGAAAGTAAAGATAAAGTAAATTATGATATTGAAAAGGCTGAGATTAAACCAATGTTTAATAGGGTTCTAGTACAACAATTTAAAGTAAACCCATTTCAAAAAATGGAAGTTAAGGGTGGTATTATTGTTGATACTGGAGGTTATAATCCACATACTCAATTTAATCAGCAATCTGGTAAATATGAAGAACAAGATCAATTTATTGTTACTGGATGTGTTATAGAAGTAGGTCCTGAAACTAAATATCTTAAAGAAGGCGATGTAATCTATTTTAGAAAAGATACCGCTGTTCCAGTTCCGTTTTTTAAACAAGGTTTTGTTAGCCTTGGTGAATCACAAATAATTGCTGTAGTTAATGAAGGACTACAAGATCGCTTTAATAAAATTAAATAATATGGAAGAATAGAATATATATTTTAATCCTGGTGATGTCGTGTAGTTAAAATAGAATATTCCTAACAAGCCTACAATGATTGTAGTTAAAAAGGAAACATCTATTTTTAAGCATGATAAAGATAAAATTAAAAAACCTATTTTAATAGGAATTAGGTGTAGATGGTTTACTTCTTATGGAGAACTTTAGGAAGCTGTGTTTAATACTAAAGACTTAAATCTATTATGAGCAATCCTATATATAATAGTTCTTCTCACGAATGGAAAATGGGATCAGTTGATGGAAAGGCAGTAAAATGGATTTCAACGCCAAAAGGTTATATTGCTATAAATGAAAATGGAGACGCATTTACTCTTAAAGGAGATAAAGCCCATAAAATTAATTTAACCGTATCTGATGCAAGAACTGCATATAAAAATATGAAAGGATTATATCCTTTTTTAGCAAAATAGTTTTATAATAGATATAGTAAAGCAATAGATAGTAAGGGAATTATAGGTTAGACTGCAGATTATTATTAGAAATATAATACATCAACATCTCAAACATAGAGTAAACCTGAAGATACAAAAGTTAAGCCAGTTGACGACACTCGTGATGTTAAAGAAGATAAGACACATACTGGTGGAGGTGGTGGAGGTGTTCGCCCAAGAGGTACTGACAAAGGTACTTAGACTCCTACATATACATATAATTTTAGTTAGTATTATACAGACAATCCTAATGGAGATAAAAGTAAACCTATTGCTCATGATTATTTTAATGCAGACAAATATACTACTCGTGAAAGAGCATTTAGGGCTGCTAGAGATGCTGGGCATGGGGTATTTACTTGGAGAGGTAAGGCTTATAATACAATGAGTAAAGGAGATAATACAGATGAGTTTAGAAAAAATCATTCTGATTACGATGCATTTATTGGAAATGCTCATAGAGGAATCCAAGATGGTATTGATAATTCTGGTGGATGGAGTGGTAGCTCAAACTATAAGCCAGAACAAATAGCTCAAACTGCAAATCCATTACCAGCAAATACACCTCAACAATAGCAACAAGCTCAAATTCCACAACGTACAAGATTGTAGAAATTTACTGATGATGATATTAGAAGTTTAGGTTTTAATAATTATCAAGGATTATTAAACGCAGCTAATAATAGTAATAATAAAAATAATAGATTTTTACAATCTATGTATGATAGATATGGTTCTGATACATCTAAATGGAATCAAGCTACTATAGAAAATGATTTAGGAGTAAAAGGAAAATATAGAAGATTTGGTGGAGGTGATTTTGGAGATATGTCAAGATCTATGATGGCTTGGGTAGGTAAAAATAATGGAGAAATTGATAGACAAGGCAGAACAGGTTCTAATGGAACGGTGTATTCTTCTAAAGAAATGAGGGATTTATATGAAAAATATAATCCAAAAAATAAACAATCTTCTTAGACAGGTGCAACACAAACTAATACTTCTACAAATACACCATCTACTACATAGAATCAATCACCTATTTCTTGGTAGCCAGGTGGTTATAAATTTTCAATTAATCAAAATAATAATACATTTTCTGGAGATTATTCTAATCCATATTCTAATTTTGGATATGCTTTGTCTCAATAGAAAAAATTTCAAAAAGGAGGTACAATTAATATGGAAGAACAGCAATTACAACAAGCGTTTTTACAATATTTGATGCAACAAACTGGAGCTAAAGATTAGCAACAGTTAGAACAAGTTATTCAACAACTTGGAGAAGACGGACTAAAAAAAGCATATTCTTAGTTCTTACAAGAAATGCAGCAATAGCAAGTTCAAGCTGCTAAATTTGGAGCTAAACTTAATTATATTAAGCGATTGAATGGTCAATGTCCAGATGGTACTGAAATGCAATATTTTAAAGTTGGTGGTAGACTTTGTAAGAAATGTGTTCAACGTTAGCAGAGAGAACAAGAAGCTGAAGAGCCTTCTGATCCAATTAAGGCATTCAAGTGTGGACGTAAGATGAAAAAGAAATAATATTTTCAATGCTTATAAGTAAATGAATTAATGAATTAATGGTTTAGGATATATTTGTTTATAATAGTCAACTTAATAGAGTTGAATTAAATACTCCTGAAATACTTTTGGTAAAAGAATTTTCAACGCTTATGCAACCTGATAGAAACAAATGCAAAGAAGACCCTACTGGTAGAATGGGTCTTCGCGCATTTCGTGAATTTACTTATATATGGTTAGCAATATGTTGGAAATCTATTTATGCTGATTACGATGAACAGGAGAGACATAGAGAAGCTCTAAAGGATGCTTCTATAACAGAAGAAGAATTTAATGATCCTGATTTTAGAGCTGCTTGTAGAAAATTTAGATCTATTCAAGAATCTAATAAATCTATTAGACTTTTATAGGCTGCTAATGATATGGTTGATAAATTTATAGACTATTTTAAAAATGCAGATCCTATGGAAAGAGATGAAACAACTGGAAAACCTATTTATAAAGTAAAAGATATTTAGGCTGAGATGAAAAATTTAATTGATGTTCATGAAACTATGGTATAGTTAGAGAACTAGGTTAAAAAACAAATTGAATCACAATCCACTATTAGAGGTGGTGCTCGTAATGGATATAGACCTCACTAATTATGGAACAAGTTAAAAAGAAAAGAGGACGTCCTAAAAAAGTAAAATTACCATAGGAAATTCAAGATTTAGTTACTTAGGTTGAATCTAAAAAAGAAACACCTATTAAATAGGATAAGCCAAAAGAAATATCTACTATTCCAAAAAATGATTGGGATTTTAAAATAGGAGATAATATAAAATTCTTTGATCCTACTAAATCTTATGAATTATCTGGATATAAACTTATAGACGATACACACGGATTAGAGTTTGATCCTAATTGGTTCTTAGAAGCAAGAAATACTTTTATAAGAACTGGTCATTATTGCGAATTTAGATTTGGCTCTAAAGCATTTAATGATTTTTGGGATATACAATTCGATAGATGTAGAAATGGAATGACATCTCACGGATATACTATTACTGGTGATCATTATTTCTTTTTAAACTTTTATCAACTTCCTAATCTTCATACAGCAAAAGCTGGTACAGGAAGAGCAATTGACTTTCCTGATTTTTATATAGCTTAGTATATATGGTTTCATTATCTAGAATTATGTAAACAATTACGTAAAAATGCAGCTCTAATGAAAGCCAGAGGATTAGGCTTTTCGGAGATGAATGCGTCTTTAGCTGCAAATATGTACACAGTACGAGATAATTCAACAACACTTATAGCTGCAAATCTTCAAAAATATGTAGAGGATACTATTAGTAAAGTATGGAGTGCATTGTCATTTTTAAATGATAAAACTGATGATGGATTTTCACAATTATCTCAAGTTGTTAATAATTCTATGATGAGAAAGGCTTCATATATTGAAAACCGTAATGGTATGAAAATTGAAGCTGGTAGTATGTCACTTATTAAAGGAATTGTTGCTGACTCTCCAAATAAAATTCGTGGTGATCGTTGTGATTTACTTTTATACGAAGAAGGTGGTTCTTGGGTAAATTCAACTAAGGCTTTTATTCAAGGTGATGCATTAATTCATATTCAAGGTGAATAGTTCGGAATTAAAGTAATTGGCGGTAGATAACCTGACAATTTATTATATATATTATTAACAAGTAAATTTTAAATACTAAAAATAACTGGTATGACAAAAGAAGAACGTAATATACGATTAAATAAAATATTTGAAATATATAAAGAAAACGAAATTAGTTTAAATACTTTAAGTGAACAATATAATATAAGTGTTCCTACTATAAGTAAATTTTTAAAAAGTAAAGGACTTTCTATAAAAAGAATTAATAATAGAAGTAATTTAAATAAAGCTATAGATGATTTAAAATTTAATGATATAGAAGAAGTTTCTAAAAAATATAATATAGATAAAGAATTATTGTTATTAGCCAAATCTGGTATTACTAAAACAGAATACAAAAAGTAGGTAATAAATCTAGCAATATAGGAATATTTAAATACTGCATTATATGATAGAAGTATTGCATCTACAGCTAACAAGTATGGTATTAATAAGAAAACTCTTACTAAATATCTAAAAATTAATAATATTGAAATTATTGCAAACAGAAATAGATCTGAATTTAATAAAGATTTCTTTTACGATATAGACACAGAAGAAAAGGCTTATTGGTTAGGATTTATGTATGCAGATGGTTGTGTTTGTGCAAAAAAGTTTACAGTAAGTTTAAATATATCATTAAAAGATATTGAACATCTTAAAAAATATAATAAAGCTTTAAATTACAAAAAAGGTTTAAATATAACTGAAACTCATCAATTTGGAAGTAAAGAACATACTAATAAAAATGGTGATACTATTTACATGGTAAGTACATAGATAACAGATAAATAGTTATGGAACGACTTAGTATCCAAAGGATGTGTTCCAAACAAATCTTTAATTTTAACATTTCCATCTGAGAATATTTTTAAAAATAAATAGTTAATATATGATTTTATACGAGGATATGTAGATGGAGATGGCTCTTTAGGTGTTTATCCACATAGTAAAAAAAATCCAAAATTAGAGGAATCTTTATTAATAGTTGGAACTAAAAATTTTTTAGAAGGTGTATAGAAATACTTGGGAAAAGGATTTATGATGTAGAAAACAAATTGTAACGAAAATACTTATAGATTAGGCTATAGCACTAGTAAAGCACATAAAGCAGCAGACCTGCTTTACAAAAATGCTACAATATATTTAGATCGTAAATATGATATATACATTAATAAATTTGCCGCATTAAAATCGGGCAAAATCGGTGAACCCTGCGATGGGAATACCGAGGTAAACTAATATGTAATAGTATTAGTCACCGTAACGCGTACTAGTTGAAACTTATTAAGAATATAATACTAGCAAGAGTGTCCGACATTTAATATAAATGAAAATGTACGCTGAACTTATAAGAATCAAATTATAAGAAGTTAAGATAAAAAGCTTAACGATAACATATTGACAGGTGGTGATTCAGGAAATAGACTTGAAGGTCTTAGAACTATATATTATAACCCTGATGCATTTAATGTATTACCTTATAAACATCACTATACTCAAACTAATGAAGAAGTATTAACTGGATTCTTTTTACCTGCTTTCTCTATAGTTAAAGGTGAATATATGGATTCACGTGGATATACAAATCCAGAAAAAGGTAGAGAATATTATGATGTACAAAGAAGTAGATTTACTAAAAGCCCTAAAGATTTAATAACTTATTGTGCAGAGTATTGTTATAATGCAGAAGAAGCATTTAACTTAGAGGGAGATAATAAATTTAATAAAGTTAATATCGCAGAACAATTAGTATAGATACGAGCCTTAAAGAAAGCCCCACCTATAGAAAGAGGATATATTGAATATCGTTATAAAGAAGGTATTCATAGTGTAGATAATATTACTGGATTTAAATGGATCTTAAATCAAAATAGTAATATCCAAATATTAGAACATCCTATATGGACTTTACAAGAAAAAACAGATGAAAATGGCAAAGTTATTTGGAGACCTCCAGCTGAAAAAATTAGAGATTTATATATAATAGGTGTTGATGGTATTGATATAGGTATGTCACAAACATCTGAATATACTAAAGATCCTTCTGATTTTTGTTTGGTTGTTTATAAAAGAGTATATGGTTTAGATGAACCTAAAATAGTAGCGTTATATAAAGATAGACCTGATGATGTTAGAGAGTGTTATAAAATTACTATAAAGTTAGCACAATATTATAATGCACGAATAAATGTAGAAGCTACTCGCCAAAGTATTATTTCTTATGCTAGACGAGAAAAACTTTTAAATTTATTTATGAAACGTCCTAGAGCTACTTTAAGTGATGCTGTTAGAAATACTAATAGACAATATGGTACTCCAGCAACTGCTGCAATTATTGATCATCAAACAGATTTAATAGCTGATTATGTAAATGATTATTGTCATTAGATTTGGTTTGAGGAAATATTAGACGAACTAAATCGTTATTCAGATGAAAACAAAAGAAAGTTCGATATAGTAGCAGCTTTAGGAATGGCAATGTTAGCTGATGAAGAATTACAAGGAGCTGTTCCAAGATTGGTAGAAACTGTTAAGGAAACTTGGCAAGACATAGGTTTTTACACAGATGATTAGGGTAGACGTCGTTATGGAACAATACCTAAATAGTCTACATAGATACGGTTTAATAATAATTTTGGATAGTTATATGACAGTATAGGACCTAGAACAAGTGATCCAAGAATATATTCTGGATATTTATAAAAAGAAATATACGGGTAAAATAGAAATTTAGAAATTAAATCCAATTGGTTATTCTATTAAGCTTGGAATGGATACTCCAAACAAACCCGTAACAATTTATGGAGAACTGGAGGACAAGGCTTTTCTTAAATTTCTTAAATAGGAGTTAAAGGATAGACGACTCAATCTAATATACTACGGTAAGTTGCAATTAACTTATCCATATGATTGTAATCCAAGAAATACATCATGTAATTGTAATGACAAAGGATGAATTAATAGAAAAAACTGATAAAGCTATATCTGAACTAGTCTATCCAAAATATGAATTACAGAAAGCTTATAATTATTATAATGGTGTAAGAGATTCTGACTAGTTTAGATACTTAGAAGAAGTTTATGGAACTAATACACCTACTACTTTACATTTTACTCCATTAATTAAAAAACATATAGATGCTTTAATTGGTGAATATTTAGGAACACCTATTATTCCAAAAATATCATGTAAAGACAGTAATACAATATCTAACATAGATAGAGAAAGACAATTAAAAATTGCGTCAGAATTACATAATTATCTAAAATAGAATCTAAAGAAATCAGTTCTTAATTTCATTAATGGTAAAGATATTACAGATGGTTTAGTTGATCAACAATTAAAAAGAATAGTAGAGGATATAAATAATACGTTTGTGTCTGAATATGAAATTGCTGCTTAGAATGTTATAGAATATATTATGCAATCAAGAGACACTGACATAATAACTGTTCTTAGAGATTTACTTTTAGATCTTCTAATAACAGGATATTCTTTTTATAGAGTAGTTCCTACTGTAGAAAATAATAATATTAGAATACAAGCATTAAGTCCTTTAAATACTTTTATAGACAGAAATTTTGAATCTCCTTATATTAAAAATTCTTATCGAGCTGTTGTAAGAAGTTGGATGACTAAAAACCAAATTTTAAATGAATATGGTAAAGATATGAAATAGTCTGACAGAAAATTACTTGATGAAAAATGGGATTCTGTTTATGAGAATGCTATGTATTACGTTAGAATGGGAGAAACTGGTGGAATACCAAATACAGATGGTATTCAAGCTGGTGTAGAAGTAACACCTGGTTATCCAGATAGTAGAAGTGGTGCAACGCACGAACTTATTCCAGTTTATGAAGTTGAATGGCTAGAAACTGATAAAGACTTTGTAATGTAGAGATATAAAACAATTCGTATAGGAGAATAGATTTATATCTTAAAAGGAAAAGATGATCAAGTAATGAGAAGTTAGTCTAATCCTACTCATTGTGGTTTATCAGTAAATGGAATATATTTTTTAAATAGAGGTGTTAAACCATATTCTATGGTATTAGCATGTGCTCATTTATAGGATCAATATGACCTTTTAAATTTCTATAGAGATAATCTTATTGCAAATAGTGGTACAGTTGGTGATTGGATTGATTTAACTCTTATACCTGAAAAATTGGGTGTAAATCTTCCAGAAAGATTAGTAAAATGGCAAGCATTAAAGAAGCAAGGTTTAGGTGTTCTTGATTCGTCGCAAGAAGGAAGAATTGCTTCTGGATAGGCTCCTTTAAATACTATATTTAATGGTTTTGATAATACTGTTAAAGCTCAAGCTGTACAAGCAATTTAGATGGCTATTGATGCTGTAGAACAAACTACATCATCTATTACTGGAGTATTTAGAGAACGACTTAACGGCATTGAGTAGCGTGATGCTGTTACAAATGTTAAAATAGGACAAAATAATTCATTTATAATTACTAAATAGTATTATCATTAGATGGATTTAGTAGTAAATGAAATGCTATTAGATTGTCTAAATCTAGCAAAAGTTGTATTTAAGAATGGTTTAACTGGAACAATAATATTAGGAGACAAATATTAGAGAATATTTACTGCACTTCCAGAATATTTTACAATGACTGATCATGATGTTAGAATAATAACAAGTACTGATATTGTAAAAGACTTGGAGTAGATAAAAACTATTATTCCTGAATTTGTAAAATCAGGAGGTCTTCCTCCAGACATTATTATTGAAGCTATAACTAGTAAAAGTCTTCCAGATCTTAAGTACAAAATTAGAAAAGCTATGCAAATATAGAAAGATGAAAATAATCAAATTTAGCAACTTACTCAACAAGTATAGTAGTTATAGCAACAATTGAAACAGGCTTCATCTGAATTACAAAAAGCACAAGGAGAAGTAGAATCCCTTAATAAAACAAAATTATCTCTTGAATAGAAAGAACTTGAAATGAAGTATAAGTTGGAATGGTATAAAGCAGATACTGATAGAACTTATAAGGAAGCTTCTACTGAAGAATAGAAGAAGAGAACTGAAGTAGAATTAGCATAGCTTACAGATGGAAATCCATATAATGATAAAATAAAACAAGTATAATGAAGCCACTAGTTAAAATATGTAATACAGGTAAATGTTCTATAGTAATAACTGATTTAACTCAGGATTCAGAAGAATATGTAACTGAATCTATTTTAGATGCAGAAGTATATTATGAAAGGAATAAATTTAAATATAGTGAAACTTGTACTATAAATATCATTCAAAGAAATACAGCAACATCTGAAGAAATTCTTGATACTATAATTACCGATCATACTTCATATCTAGACGAAGTACATTATCAATTATAGCAAGATGGTTTTTATACTATTCATCATTTTATTATTCCTACTGTTGACTGGCTAAAATAGGAATTAGAAAAAGAACATAGTATTTTAGAAAAAGATATTGAACTTTATGTTTGTGATTGTAATAGTATTTATAGATATTATGAAGGAACTTTAACAGAAGTATCTCCAGAAGTATTATCTGAAATAAATACAGAGAATACTACAATATCAAGAATTTCTATAGATCAATTTTCTATTTGTTATTTATACGATTGTTATATATCTTTGTGTAGACAAATTTTTAAAAGAATTAATTATAGATGTATAGACAAGAGTAATTTGGATGAAATAAAATTCAAAAGAGACTTTCTTTGGATGACTATTAATATCATTAAATACTATGTAGAGCTGAATTAGCTATTAGAAGCATAGAGGTTACTAGAGGAAGTTAATTTCTGTGGAGGATTATGTAATGGACAAGAAACAGTTAAATAGAAGAGTTCTGGATGCGGATGCAATAGATAAATTAAAAGAGAAGGCAATAAAAGACTATAATAGATATATTAAAGGTCTATTCAGAGGTTATAAAAACGACTATGGTGAATTACTAAATGAAATAAACTTCATAGAAATACACTCAGATATAAATAATTAGAAATTAATTTACGAATATTATATAAACTATGACATGTAATGATGATTTTAGACATGTATGTTACAAAGACCTAAAAGATTATATTAAAAGGGATTAGTACTTTGCCGACTTTAGTCCTGAAGAAATAGCTTTAATATAGAAAAATTTAGGAATATATACAACAAATAGTGATGATGAAAACAAATATGCTCCTACATTAATCACTGGGAATTACAATTCTATCTATCAAGAAGCAGCTCTATCTAATTTAAAAATTGGATATATCTATGTTATTAAAGATTTTAGATCTATATACTTAGATCGTGATGGTAAAATATGTGGATTAGATTATATGCCGAGTTAGGAATACTGGCTATTCTTAACACCTAATAGTCCAAACACATTTGACAAGAGAGTAAAATTGTATTAGCCTACTGGAACAGTACTTAGTTCCTGTGCTAATTGGATTGTAGAATATGATATTACTCCTACAATCTTAGACAATACTACTACTAGTCGAGGTACTATTACCTATTTAAAGGATGCCAATAACAATACTGCTTATTACGATTTTAAAAACATTAAGTTTAAGAAAACACTTAGTGAACTTAGTAAAGGTCCGACTACTTATGAGTCTGATACATATTTGTATACATTCGATAATGGAGGAAAAGACTCTTCAGAAACTCTCTGTAAAAATAATCATCTTGAAAAGGGAGCAAATCGTAATGTATTCTTAGGAAATACTCAGAATGTTACCTTATCTGCAGATTGTCATGATAATATATTCTTTAGAAATTGTGAAAATTGTGTATTTGATTACGGAACATACGGTAATTTCTTCTAGGATAATGTAGTAAGATGTAAAGGAACAGTACATGAAAAATAGTTGGGATCTATAACTTCTTCAAATTATCCTAAGTAGTTTGATGTTTTGGATGATAGAGAGGTTATGGTTTACCTAGACTCACAAACTTAGACATATCAAATAAAACAATTATGAATGCTTTACTAGGAGTATGTAATACTAAAAACAATATTTTAACACCTAGACAATCTGAGTAGTAGAGCTGCAAACATCAGGTATTGTTAAAAGAAAATTTTCTTTCTGAATTTTTTACTAAATCTGAAAAAAGAAAAGTACTATAGAATCTTGGAATAAATCAATCTGTAGACTGGGGAGAAATAGGAGGATATATAGAAAACTAGACAGACCTTTATTCTGAATTATAGAATATAGAAGATAGAATTAAAGGATATAACGATGAATCCACAAAATAGTTACGAGAAGAAATCAAGTAGCAAAAAGAAACAATTGAAGCTAATATCACAGAATTAACAGAAACAATTAATACAGAATTATCAAAAAAAATAAATAAAGAATTAAATTCTAATGAAGCCATAAGTCAAATTAGATATACTAATTCTGATTATTCTAATATTAATTCTTTGAAAGATGCTATTGATTCAATATTATATAAACCATTAACATTAACAAAAAATAGTGTAACACCAAAAGTTGCTGAAATTGGTGATACTATATCAGCTAAATTTGAATGGGAATATTCTAAAGATATTCAATCTTAGAAATTTAATGATGAATCTATTGATATATCTATTAAATCAAAAACTATTAATAATTTGACAAATAGTATTTAGTATAATATTGAAGCAACAGATTTGAGTGGTAAGAATTATCCATTTCAAACTGCTAAATTAAATTTTTATACAGCTATATATTATACTACTTCTGTAGAATAGCCAGCAATATAGGATATACCTAATAAAATAATACAAAGTTCTAGATCATGTTCTATTAATGTTAATGCTACTAATGGATAGTATATTTGGATTTTTATTCCAAAAGACAAAATGACACCAAGTTTTTCTGTTGGTGGATTTGAAGGTGGATTCAGAAAAATAGGAGAAACAACTACTAAATATAAGGATAGTTATATTACAGAAACAACTTATGTAATATATAGAAGCGATAATCCAAATTTAGGTAGTACTAAAGTTGATATAAAATAATATGGCTGTAGAATTAATTAGTGAAATAATTTAGAAAAACAACGGACCTTTCGCTTTAGTTGATTCTAATAATATTAGAGGCGGTTGTTATTCTGTAGAAACTATAGAAGAAAGAAATAATATACCAGAAGATAGAAGAAAAATAGGTATGCTTTGCTATGTTCAAAATGAAGATAGTTATTATACTCTTAGTACAAATGGATGGCAAGAAGCTAAATTTGGTGGTGATGGTATACCTATGCTTGATTAGGAAATAATAGATTCTTTAAGAAAAGAAAATAAGCTTCCTGAAAAATATATTGAAATTCCTAATATCAATGATTTAAACGGATCTACAACATCTAAAGAAATAACAGAAACTGGTACTTATGTTGGAATATTATTTTCAGCCATAAGAAAATTATAGTCAGAAATTGCAAAAATAAAAAATTCATTTAATTATGGATTGTATTCTTATACAGGTAAAAATACTGCAATGTCTAGATAGTTAAAAGGAATGACAAAGCCAGAAGAAGAACCTTTATGGTGTATTGAAGAATCTGATTTATCAGAGATAGAAGATGTAGAAATTATAGATGCTGGTCAACTAGAAACAGATGGTACTATTAATTCAAGTACGGAAGGAATATTAGATATTAATGGTACAGCAATATGGAAAGACAAAAATAAATTATCTGATATTTCAGATCCAAAATTATTTACATATATAACATCTAGTAATTTAAATATTAAAGTAACATTAGAAGATGTTAATTAGGTTACTAAAGTGATAGATTTATCAAAATTGGTTGATAAAACTGTTGATTTATATAATACAATGATTTGTATTAATAGAAACTTTAGTAAAAAAACTAATAGTTATATTTACATTAGTATAGGAAATGCTGAACGTAGTAATATTCTTTCAGAAGGATACTTAAATAATAAAAATCAATTATAGCAATATATATCAACAATTGATAATAATTTTTATATTAAAAGTATATCCTTTACAGACTTAAAGTTATCTAAATGTAATTTCTATTCAAAATATCAAGATTTTTCTAATCAAGTAATTCCTAGTATTCCTTCTGATGATGAATATAAATATGGTGTTGCTCATATTACAATAAGATCTGTAAAGAGTAAATAGATTTTAGATGAAATTCAACAACAATTACCTAATAACGAATTGATTTTTGTTGAAGATACTAAAAAATTATGGATTAAGAATAATAATAATTTAATTAACATAGGTTCTAGTGGTGGAACAACTGATAATGATGGTATGACAGAAAGTGAAATAATTGGTTTATTAAAACGAATGGGAATTGTTGCTGTTGAATCTTCGGAAACAGACGATTCTGGTAATATTATATATACAGATTTAAAAATAAATGATATTTCTGACATTACATTTATTAATGAAGATACAAAAGCAAGATATAAATTTAAAATAGATAGTGAAGGTAATTTAACTGGAACAGAATTGCCAAATGATTCAGATTTATTAGAAAATAGATCAAAAGATATTGATATTAAATCACAGTACGTCAGAGGTATTATCGCTCAAATTAATAATCCAAATGGTGATATAACTAAAGATTATAAATTAAATTCAGATAGAATTAAAATAGGAGCATTTTATGCACCATTAAATACTGATACTATTTTTGGATGTTCTAGAGCATTTGTTGAATTAGAAAATACTTCAAATATAGATATTCCACTACAAGGATGTTATTTACATTTTGCAGGATATGACGATCATAATCAACAAACTGTATATCACTTAGCTTTAACAGGTATTTTAAAAGCTGGTGGGACATATTTAGTTGTTGGAAAAAAATATGCTGACAATAATGATTCTAATGTATTTTTAAAAATAGATTCATTTGATCAAGAATGGTTTGTAAACGGATAGCCTATTGATTTTACTTGTGATTCTTCAAAATCTTATGGTTTTGCACTAACGTTTGGTAACGAAAATCTAAATTATAATGATCGTTTGGTTGAAACAAGTACACAAGATTTCTTGAATAATATTCAACAAGGTTTAAAACAAAAATCATTTCCATATAACATTAATTAGAGTTTTATAGACGCTATATATTTCAATAAAATAATAGGAGATACTAGCAATAAACCTTATTGGACAGGTACTTCAACTATTCCAGTGATTAAACCGAATTCGTTTTATAAAAATACATTTGAATTAGATCCAGCTAAATAGGCTTTTAATTCACTTACAACAGTAGATAGTTCTAGAGCAAGATGGGGTAGTAGTAATGATTACATGATTGTAAGTATGAATGATGAATATATTAAATTCCCGCATTCAGGAGATATTTACGATATTAGCAAATTTACACCTAAAAGTTCAAAACAAAATAAAAATGTATGTACAGATAAATCTAAATTAGATATTTCAAAACCAAATATGGTTACATGTTCTTTTGGAATAAATTTACATACAGATAGATGTTTTAATTGGATTTCTGTAGGATATTTTGATGAATATGTATTTATAAGAAAACAAGGAACAACAAACTGGCAAAAATTTGAATCATATAAATAGATTTCAGATAAACAATCAGAACTATCTACATATCCTCATAGGAAAGAATATGAAGTAAATACTAATAATATAATTTATAAACGAATAACAGGAAGATTCCCTGCTGATAATACATTCTATACATCTCATAAGTGTGTTTTAAAAATTAAGAATACAGCACCTTCTACAAGTGAAGTATGGGAATATTGTGTAGGTAGATGTGATAAAAATGGAAATCCAGATGTTGAGCATTCTTCTTCTACATAGACATTTACATTATACCCTATTACATATACTCCTAGAATTTATCAAATCACTGATTAGCAAGGATTTCATTGGATTGAATATCAAGTATGGGCAGCAGCAGCAAATAAGATTAAAGAGAAAATAGAATCTGATAAAAAGAGCAATAATATAATACCAATTTTGATTAATACTGGTGATATGACATAGAATGGAACTAGAATTAATGAATGGTATGATTATTATCAAGCTGGAAAAACATTATTTTCAGAATATGAATAGATGAATGTTGTTGGAAATAATGATTTATGTGGTACGAACTATGAAGAACTAGGCACTGGTGATGATCCAGGAAAATCTAATTCATTTTATTTTCATATATTTTATTGTTATGATGTCGATGAAGCAAATGTACCTATTGTAAATAGTAAATATATACCTAGTTTATATTACTTCGATTCTGATAAATTTAGATTTATAATGGTTAATTCAGAAATTACAGAAATCAATTGCTAGGATTGGTTTGAATTAACACATGATGTGGCTACAGAAACAGGTACAACTAAAAAAGCAATAAATATATACACAGGTTTCTGTGATAACAAGTATGTAGCTACTAGTTTTACACCAATATATACAATGATATATGATATGTTAAATAATACATCTAAAAAATGTATAGTAGCTTGTCATGAAATGCCATTTACTGTAATAACAAATGGAGAACTTAATACAACTAAAAAATCAGAATATAGATCTATTTCGTCTGGTAAGTTAATAGGAAGTCATTTAAATTAGTTTAACGTTTCTGAATCAAGCCCATCTGGTGGAAATCCAAAAGGTATATATTGGTTTAGTAGATTACTTGAGTTTAAAAATGTTAAATTGTGTATAGGCGGTCATAAACATACATATGCTTGTACTTATCCAGTTAGAGAATATTTCAAGTTTGGCAATAATAAGAATAGTAAAGATAATTATTCCGAATATGAAATGAATCGTACCTTAGAAAATGATGATGTAATTTGGATAGACGATGATAATGCAAATTATACTAAATTACCATTAGTAAAAAGAAATGACCCAGGAAGCCCAGTTGGAATATTTTTTCCATGTACACCAGTTAGTTCGTTAGAACGAGGTGTAACATATTTTATGTGTTAGGCAACAGGATATAAATTAACTTCTAATAAAGAATTACCAAGTTCAAATTAGAAATTTTCAATGGCTATTCCTAAAACGAATAATAGCAGTAGTGGAGATAAACCTGATGCAAACCAAAAATATCCTATGTTTGGAATTATCGAATTAGAGAATGGTTATAAAATTAAATTATCTAGAATAAAAAATATTTTAGATTCAGCATTTAAGTTTACACAATTTGATTATTCTAAAGAAGATATGACACTGGAATATTTTGAGCCAGTCACAGAAAATGATTATGGACGATGGTCTACAACTGAAAAATATTTAACAACATTAAGTTAATATGATTCTACATAATAAAAATAATAATAACAAAATTATTCGAGAAGATGATATAGTTCTTTCAGATAGCAAAACGCTATCTGAAAGATTTTCTTCTCAATAGTCAGAAATAGATAATTTAAAAAGCAATGTAAAATGGTTGTATAAGTACGGAGGTGTTGGTTCTGGAACAGGTGGTGGAGGAGGTGCATCTTCTACTAATTTTAGTATTACAGCAACTTTAAATAATGTACAATTAAATGGACAAAGTATAATTTTACCAAGTTCTGGTATATACGAATTGTATATTAAAATAAATAAACCATTATCTAGACAATTTAATGTAAAAATTAATTATACACAAGATTCTTCTGGTAATACGATTCAAAGAACAGATACATATACATTTAAAGTTGATAATAATTGGGAGCAAACTATTCCTATAAGTTTAAATAATAACGATCGTTTAACTATTATTGCAACTGACGGTGATGATACAAAAACAGCTGAATGTACTTATGTTACAAATCCATATTATTTTACAACATCTATTAAGAATAATAAAGAAAAAGATTTACCAAATGAGATATTTATAACAGATGCTGCTAATGATGGTATTGTAGTTAATTTTAATTATTTTGTTTATGTAAATGCTGAAATTTCTTATACTTACAATTTCAATGGTAAATAGCAACAAGGTACATTAGATGACAAAAGTGGAACAATTAAATTTAATATAGATAAAGATTTATTTAATGAATCTAACTCTGGATTATATAATGGATCTATAGATATAAATATATAGCCAGAAAATCAAGAACCAATTAAATAGACTTTAAATTTTAGTTTTTCTTTAATACCAGAGGATTTATATGTATTATTTTATCCAGATTAGGGACAAATTTATTCAGAAAAACCATCTGAAAATTATTACGAATATAATCCTCAAAATATAAATTTTAACTATAGAATATATCACGGAATAAATAAGAACAGATCTTATGATGTAAATATATATATAAATGATAATGTAAGTGATTCAAAAACAATAACAGAAAGATCACTTGAAAATATTCAATTATTTGTCAACCAGTCTGGGTGGAATGAAATTAATATTTTAGTAACTGGTGGTGGTGCAACATATAGAAAAAAATATTATTTATATGTAAAAGATATTGAATAGACAATAGACTGGTTTGATACTAATCAAGATTGGAAAAAGAATTATTATAGAATTTATGATGTAACAAAGTGTTTTGAAAAATATAAAGGAAAAAATTATATAGAACAAACTGTTAATAGTGAGCAACTTAATATAAAAGGTATTGAAATTCCAGAAATTAGTGCAAGTAGTGTTATTAATACTTTATTTTCAATAAGTTTACAATATAATAATATAAATAATTCTGATGATTTTATATTAAAATTAAAAGATGAATATGGTAATGACATTATACAATTATTTTAGAATAAAATAATATATAAAGGAGAAACTAATGATAATATTTATATAGAAAAATAGTCTGATTATGATTTAACTACACCAAATAAATATCATTTAATAACTATTTATTCTAATTATATAAAAACAATAAATAATCAACCTTATTATGAAATAAATATTTATATTGATGGTATATTAGAAACAACATTTTCAAGTTTATATATGAATCCGTTGTTAATCTATAATATTACTATTAATAATGTAAATTGTGCTGCAAATTTAATTGATATAGATTATTTACAATTTATTGATGGTAATAAAACTCATAATTGTGATTATGAATCATATTAGTTTTACTTAACATATTTATAGAAAATTTAGACTATTGAAATTTTTGACAAAATACAACAATTTCAATTTATATCTAATTATGATATTGATCGAGATACTGGTAGAATTACTACAACTTTAGATGATATTAGCAATATTGCTAATACTCATAAAGTACTTTTAGTTAAACATGAATTAATTAAAGGCGAAACACTTGACGATTTTCTAAAGCAAATAGAGCAAAGCTATAATGAAAATGATGAATTTGGATTTTAGGTTAATTTATCATATTCAAACGGATCTGGATTACAACCTATATAGTTACCATCTGATATGAAATCTGGTAAATGGCAACTTGATATACAAGGTTCTTCAACAAAAAATTATAGAAGTAAAAACTGGTTATTATCACTAATAAATGAGGACGAAAGTGATCAAGCCGATATATTTTTATTTTCACCTAATTATAATAAAACTGATTCTTCAACATTTTTACCAGAATAGGATTTTAACTTAAAATCAGATGTTGTAGATAGTAGTCATTCAAATAATACTGCATGTGGTAAGTTTATAAATACTGTTTGTACTAAATTTAATACAAATACTGATGGTTATCATAAAAAATATATAAAGAACTGTTTAGATGGATTTTCTGTATTACTATTCTTAAATATTACTTATGATGAAAATGGATATACAAAAAATAAATATTTTTATTTAGGTATAGTTAATTTTAATTTAAATAGACAATCTTATTTTAATTTAGGTTATAATGATGTAAGCGTATTTGGAAAAGATAAATCTATATTGTCTGATGCAGACCCATTTACTTTTATTAAAATTACTAAAGATCAAAATAAAATAAAAGATGGATTACGTGTTGCTGAAATTCAAGGTGGTAATAATCATTTTGATTTTTCACAATATGATAAAACTATTTTGTTTTAGCAAGGAGAATCTGATACTGGATATATGTTTGGTGACATTATTAAGAGTGGTCAACTTGATGATGCACAAAAAGACATTATAGAATTTGTTCATAAAGTAGCACTTGGTGGTGGATATTGTTTCGGAGGTATTAGGAAAACTTTTGGTTCTTATGATGATGGATATACAGCAGATATAGATGGAATATCAAAAAATTAGGTTCCAGACTATAAAATGCAATATGAACGAAAGAGCAATGACTTAAGTAAGTTTGTTTTAAAAGAAAACATTAATGAAGCTACAGAACAAAATTTAAGAGAACTTCTTATTCCAGACGAAGATTTAGGTACAGTCCAAATATTAGAATTTAATAGTTTAAGTGAATATTATACTATATGTATGGTATTAGGACTTGTTGATAGTGTATAGAAAAATCTTAACATTAAAACTTGGTCATAGAATAAAAAATGGTATATTGCATTCTATGATATGGATACATGTTTGGGTGTATCTAATAGTGGTAAAAATGTTTCTCCAGTTTGTTTCTCAGATTATTGGAAAAGTAGTAAAACTACTAATGTTGATGATTCTATAGACACATATACTAATACAGTTATTTATAGAGATTATTGGCCCAAAGATGCCGAATCACAAGGTATTCCTGGATATGATATACCATCTAGTTATTTATTCGCAATATGTAAATATGCACCGATATTTTTAAAAGATTAGTCTGAAGTAAGTAATTATCCTGAAGAATTATATGCAAAATGGAGAAATTATTCATATAATGAAGATAATAATTGGGGTATTTTAAAAGATGCAGACAATTTTATGAATAAATTCTTTGTAAATAATTTAAAAACAATAAATCCATTATTAATTTCATATAATTATCGTGTAAAATATTTACAATTAAATAATAACATAACTTATAGTAGAGATTATGATAAGTTTCATGGAACTAGAATAAATAAAATACATGATTGGCTAAACGAAAGATTACATATTTTAGATATATATTTTGGATTAAATAAAAAAATAAGATATGATATACATTACAGAAACGATAAAGGAGAATATGTAGTAGTTCCAAGTGGAGATAATGATAAATTGATTTAGAATTGTTATACAGGTAATTACTAGTTATAGAATAATGATGATATAATTATATTACATGATATTTTTAATAATACTGATTCTAGTGGTATATAGACTTCATAGAGTTTTGATTTACTTTTTAAAAGTAAATCATATTCACCACTTTAGATCTATACTCCAAATATGAATATTGGTAATTATATTATAAATACAAATAATAAAGTAAAAATCGGTGTTAAAGTAACAGGTAATTAGATAGTAACATTTGGAGGAAGTAAAAATTGGACTTGGCTTGATAATATTAATTTCTTACAATAGTCTACAGTATATATTGAATCTGATTTGTTAGAAGAGATACGAGGAACAGGAGGAAGTAGTAAAGTTAATAGTTTCAGCTTTAAAACACCATCTTTAAAAAAATTACAATTAACCAATCCAAATTACAATGCTTCTGTAACATTAGAAAACACTACTGCTTATCCAAATTTAAATGAGGTAAATTTTAGCGGATCTAATTTATCTAATATAAAATTAAATAATTTAAATATAACAGCACTTAATATTTCAAATATAAGAAATCCAAATTCTGAAATAACTATTCAAAATTGTTCAAAATTAAAAACATTCAGTTATTCTAATTTAAATATAAGAACATTATCATTTAGTGATTGTTATATAAAAAATTTAAATTTTACAAATACAAATTTAACTAAATTAGAAATTACTAGTAAATGTAGATCTACAATAACAATTAATAATGTTGCAAATCTGAGAGAGATTACATTGAATGGATTTTCTGAAGTTACTATAAATAATTGTTCAAATTTATAGAAAGTAATATTAGGACCAATAAGTGAACGTGGCAAATTTATATATACATTAGAAAGATTAACAATTAATAATTGTATTAATGATAATTTAAGTATAGTAGATAGTGCTAGTGATAATGATTCACGTAAAATTTCATTAAAAAATTCTAATCAATTAACTTATGTGAATTTTTCTAATTGTTAGAAAATTAAACATGCTGAATTTATAGATAATTTATAGTTAAGCTCAAATTGTTTTAATAATACTTTATTAGAAACATTAGATGGTAATCTAATAATTAACGGAAATAATATATTTCATAATTGTAATAAATTTACATTAAAACAATCAAATGGATCATATTGTAATTTAACACTTGCTGATACTATACAAGATATTAATCATTTATTTGGATGTGAACTATCAAATCCTTATAATGAATCTATAGATTTGAATGCTGTAAATCATTTCATTAAAAATTGTGTTACATCAAATAATAAAATAACTAATATTGATTATTTGTTTCTTAATTGTCGTGGAATAAGTTTTTCAGAGCAATAGTTTAAGGATAATGCACCATATATAAATATGACTAATTTTAGTAAGGTTACATCAGCTGTAGGTTCTTTTGCTGATACAAATATACAATGTATTGATAAGAGAATGTGGAACTTTGGAGCTTCAGAAATTGATTTAAGAAATTTTGTTTATCCTTATTATAGAATTAGTGATACTGTTACTACTAATGAATTATACGTTTCAATAGATAGTTTAGCAAATATAATTAATAAAGTTACAAGATTAGAACTTGGATCAATTTCAAACATATATTTTAAAATAGTTGTTTATAATGAAGATAAAACAGAAAAACCAGAAACAATAAATCTGTCTGAATTTTTTAATCCTAATGGATAGTCGCCTACTAAATTAATAAGTTTGAGTAGATGGTTTTGTTATTGTGATCAAACATTAGATCTTTCTAACTTATTTACAAGTAATTGGACTAATTTTTAGACTTTAATATATTTTTTAAGCGATGCAAAGAATTATACAAATTATGAAGGTTTATTTAAAGAACTACCTAAGATTACAACTATTCACTCATCTTTAAATTACAATAATAATCAAGAAGAAGTTGATTTATTTGATTTTTTGAATTGGAAAAACTTTTTATCAAGATCAGGATGCTCGTTTTCAGATAATTCTGATGACTCATGGAGTAGTCCACGATTTACATTTAAAAAGAAAATTGAGTATTAGAATTTAAAAAAATTGTGTGAATATTTAACATAGTCAAATATAAGTAACATATCATCTTTATTTTCAAATTGCTCTGTTTATAATTATGATAATAATGAATTTATATTTGGAAATACGAATAATAATACAATAAAGTATCTTAGATATTTATTTTATAAATGTAAATTTTATACAACTGATGTTAATGAAAATGATACATTTTTAAAATTATCATCAGATACATTTAAATATTTAAATAATATTTCAAATGTTTATTCGATATTTTCAAATACAAAATTATCTAAAATTCCATTTAATTTATTTAATAAACGAGTGATAGATAGTTCATATAGAACTGAGGTATTTGTTGATGATGGTAAGAATAAAAAACCTGCAACATTAACTATGTATAAATACAATAAAGATATAGAATCTTTTTCATCAGCGTTTGCATCTTGTTTGTTCTACTAGCCATATTTTGATGATAATATAATAAAAAATTCTGTTGTAGATAGTGACGGTAATACTTATGATTACTATTATTATAAATATACTACAAAAGGTGATCAAGATGAAGATATTATAACATATTAGAAATATATATTAAAGTAGGATACTGCCGTTTTAGATTAGGATAATAAGAAAGGATATTATACTAATAGTTTTTACTTAAAAACTATTGATGGATTACAAACACTATATAATCCTATTATTTCTAAACCATAGAAATTATGTATTCCTCCAGATTTGTTTTATTCTACAGACTAGAATGTTAATATGTCTGGCGGTGATTATGGTAAGTATTATAATGTATTTAATGATTCTAATATTGAAGGAATAATTCCTAAACATATTTTTGCAAACGACAATTTTACATCTCCTAGAAATACATTCAAAAATTGTAAAATAGTACCACAATTAATAAATACTATTAATGGAGTTAATGTATATTCACATTTTCCAGAAAATTATACTTCTGCAGATATATTAGATCATGCATTTAATTGTAATTTTGTTTATCCTAGTTATGAAGAACAGCAAGAAAATTATATATTTATTATAATGAAAAATACAATATCTTAGTCTGCAAAAAGTTTAAAATATGCTTTTAAAAATAATTAGAATTTTAGCGCCAACTTCTATTATGGACAAGATTTAATTGAAAAAAATTATATCAACTATGTTGGAGAAATTAATTTGAATGGAATTATTTCAGGATTGGATATATCATATTTTAATAAGTTAAATTTAGATTATATATATTATAATACATATTTAAATAGAATAATTACAGGTAAATTATTTAATGAAGATTTTCTTGCAGATAAAGTTGATAAAAAATTACAATTAGATAATAGTTATGTAATGTTTGTAGAACCAATTAACTCATTAAATGTTGGTATGTCTAGTAATATAATACTACCAATGGCACAAAAATCAATAAATAAATTATTTGCACAGAAAGTTATAACTGCAAAATCAACTCAATTTATAGATGAAAGTTCTAAAGCAGTTTATAAAGAGAATGGATTTATAATTAATGATTAAATCTAATGGAAACAAATTTAAATAAAAACATTTCAGTCTGGAGGGGAAACAATACCCCTCCAACTGATTATCATCTTTGGGAAAAAACTGATGGAAGTATTCATACTAAAATAGATAATAGTTGGTTACAACTAACTTCACCAACTGACAAGAATACTCTTGATAGAATAGCAGATAAATTGAATAATTTATAGATGAAGGAAGTTGCAGTTTCAAACAGCAATATATTAAAATCCTATCAGCTTAAATCTAATGATGAATCGTTTGGAGTTGTAATAGATATACCTAAAGATAAATCTTTAAAGGATGTTAAGTTAGGATATGAGAATGCTTCTGTAAATTCAGAAACTGGAGAAATAAATATCGGAACTCCTTCAGAAATAGAAACTAAAGCTTAGTATATGATATACTCAATGGCTGTAGCTGATGGTACTTTTACAATGGTAAAAGTTAATCTATCAAACTTTATTTCTGAAAAGGAATATTCTGATGGACTTGAAGTAGATGGATCTAAATTGAAGGTTAAAAAAGATCCAAGTTCAGAAACTTATTTAAGTATATCTCCTAATGGAGTTAAAATTTCTGGAATTGATTCTAAACTAGCTAATATTAATAAAGTGTTATATAATTAGCATTCTAAAGTGATTTTAGATGGAAAACCTTCAATAATTGAAAAGGGTGTAAATACTTAGATTACTATGTCTTGGAGGTATATATACAATGATGAAGAAATTACTCCTGAATCAATGCAGCTTAAATCTGGAACTACTGTTTTGGAGAGTACAAATAAGAAATATACTGATACTATTAGTGATAGCAAATCATACTAGGTTGTTGCAGTAAATCAAGGAATTACCAAATACTCGAATACATTTACAGTAAACGCATACTATCCAATGTATTTTGGAGAAGGAGGAAATACTTTTGATAGCACTAGTATAATTATTGCTTCTAACAAGAGACCAATATCTTATAGTCCTAATGGTGATGTTTCTATTACTTTTACAGGTGGTAAATATTTATGGTTATGTGTTCCAAATACTATGAGTGTAAATAAAGTTACTTCAGGTGGTTTTGCCGTACCAATGGAAGCTCCTATAAATGAAACAGTTAATGGAATATATAAATGTTATAGAAGTACAGATACAATTAATAAAGGAACTGTTAAATTTACAATTTCATAATTATGGCAGTAAATAAAGGAGAAATAGGAATCTATGGTGTTTTAAGAAGGGATGGAGGAAATAATATCCTTGCTAGAACAGATCAAATACAAGATGCCAAAACTAATAAAACCCAAGCAGAGGTGAATTAGGAAGCTTTTGTACTTAGTACTCGTATTGATAATATTAATACTCGTGTAAAAGATTTAGAAAGTAAAATATCTAAACCAATAAATTATAATAATATTCTTGAAAATAAAAACGCCTTAGACGCTCTTACAGGTGTTAAACATGGCGATATGTATTAGGTAAGATCTGCTATAGCAATTAATGGTAAAAAATATCCTGAAAATACTAAGTTTGTATATGTTAGTACTCATGAAGATGGTGTAAGTGAAGGATGGTGGGAACCATTTAATAGTATTACATTATCAACAGGAGCATCTCCTCTTCTTTTTGATTAGAATGGTAATATTGTAATGTAGATTTCTACTGGTTTAACTCTTGGTGGAGATGGACAGCTAATGGTAAATTATGGACCTGGATTAGAATATACTTATGGAGAACTTACGGTTAGTACAAGTAGAGGTATAAACGTTGATCAAGGTGGTGTACATATAAACGAGGGCGAAGGTATTAATACTAATGATGGATACTTAAATGTTAATTATGGAAAAAGTCTAACTATTGATGATGCTAGCCAAAAACTTGAAGTTAAATTAGATCGTAATAGTGGATTTTATATACATGAAAGTGGTGGTTTAAAACTTGGTACATTTGGTTGTATTGAGGCAAACGGTATCTCTGGTTTAAATGTTAGAGTAAGAGGGGGGTTAACCATTGAAAGCGGATAGTATAATGATGCTGTAATTATAAATCGAGGAGATGGTTTAAAAATTGATAATAATAAACTTGTAGTTAAAATATCCACTAACTATAGTGGACTTAATTTTAACAATAGTGGTGCTTTACAACTTAGTACAGGTTCTATAAGAGTAGATTCTAGTAATAGAATAAAGATTTTATATGGAGATGGATTAAAGATTGGTGATGATTACAAACTTCGACTTAATCTTAGTTCAACTCCACTTTATTTTGATAATAGCAAACATATATCTATTCGTTGTGGAAGTGGTTTACAAGTAGGAACTAATGATGAAAATAATAAATTACTAATAAATCACGGTGACAGTATTAGTGTTGATAGCGGAAAGGTAGATGTCAATTGTGGGCGAGGTTTAGCTATTACTACTAGAGGAATAGAAATTTCACCTGGGAACGGGTTAGAATTTAATAATAATAAACTTAATGTTAAAACGAGTAACAATGGTGGAATTTATGCAGCCAGCTATGGTTTAGAAATTAGTACGAGTTTTGGTTTAAAAGTTAACGAAAATAACGAACTTGGTATTACATTGCGAGATGGAGGAGGACTTGAAGTTGACTCCAATGGTTTAGCAGTTAAACACGGATATAGTTTAACAGTTGGCTATTACAACGAACTTAACCTTAACCTTGTTTCGTCTCCACTCTATATGGATGATTATAATCATATATCTATTAGGTGTGGAAACACATTAAAAATGTCTGATGATCATTTTCTAAATGTTAATATAAGTACTAGTACTACTAATAATGATGTTGCTATAGGCTTAATTTAGTCAGATACGCAGGGTCTATATATAAGTTCTTCAAAATTAGCAGAATTTATCAAATAGGTAATGGCAACTCTTTAATTTATTTTAAACAAGAATAAATTACAATTTTAAAAATTTTATTATTAACTTTGTATAATAAGTTTAATTTAATAAAATAAAATAATGGAAGGAAAAAATTCAAAGAACCCTTATTTTAAAGTAAGTGTAATAATTACTGCTTATAATGTAGAAAAGTATATTGAAAAAGCAATTCAATCAGTATTTAGTCAAACTTATAAGAATATTGAAATTATTGTAGTAGAAGACCAATCTACAGATTCTACTAAAGATATACTTAAAGAATATGAAAAAAATTATAAATGTGCAGTTGGAAAAGATTTCCATGTAATTTGGAACAAAGAAAATGTTGGTGCAGGGTTATCAAGAAGATATGGTATTAAAAATGCTACGGGTGAATTTGTAATGTTGCTTGATGCCGATGATTGGTTAAAAGAAGATTATATTGAGCATCTTGTACAAAGACAAGAAGAAACAGACGCTGATATAGTAGGTGGAGGTATTGCTTATTATTATGAAGAAGATGATCATTATAAAGTAGAAACATATGGTACTCGTTTAAGTACAGACTTTCAGAAATTTAAAGATTATCAAAATGGAGGAATAGTATTTCTTAATAATAAGATTGTAAGAAGATCAATGTATGATAAAGTTGAGTATTGCGATAGAAGATATGTAGAAGATACACCAGTCATTATGAAACTTTTGTATTATGCTAATAAAGTAGCATATATTAATGAAGCTGGATATAACTACTTACAAAGAAGCGGTTCTCTTTGTCATGAATCTTCTAAATGGAAACATCAATTATTTAGTGCATTATGTTGTGCTGAATTAATTGAATGGTTTAAAGATAAGCCAGAACCATATAATAAAATATTTGGTTTAGGTCAGTTTGTTGATTATCTTAAATCTATGGCTGCTATGCAAAATATTAGTCAGGATGATTATATTAATTACAGTAAAGAGTATATAACTTGCAATAACTATTTACTTAATAATATTTCAATAAAATAATTACATTATTTATAAAAGCTCGGTCTTATGACCGGGCTTTTTTCGTTTATATCAGCTTTACATCAAAATAAAATTTTATTAAAATTTTAACATTTGTTAACAATATTTAATTTGGACACTCCAAAATAAGTTGTAAATTTGACTGTTACAAATTTGTACAAAAACAATTACGAAGTACTTCAGTTAAAATGTAGATTCAAATTAATAATGTAGATAAATGCAAACTAACAATATTTTAAATATATTTTATGTCTGATAGTAAAGTTTTTATGTTCCCAGAAAATGGAACAAGTAATAGTGGGCTTGTATCAATGTTAGCTCCTTTGCTTCAGTAGAAAGGAGTAGATCCTAATGTATTACTCGCAATGAAAAATAACAACGGTTTCGGTGGCGAAGGCGGATGGTTTATGTGGGTAATTTTCTTATTCTTCCTTATGGGATGGGGAGGAAATGGCTGGGGCGGTTTTGGAAATCGCGGAACTGGTCAAGTAGGAGCAGATTTAGGTAATTTGATTAATAATGATGCAGGAAGAGAGTTATTGATGCAAGCTATTCAAGGAAATGGTAACGCTATTAGTCAGCTTGCTACAACCCTTAATTGCACTCTTGGTGACGTTCAAGGTGCCATTAACGGAGTTATGTCGCAAATACAAGGTGTTGGTAACCAAGTTGGTATGTCATCACAACAGATAATCAATGCAATTCAAGCTGGTAATTGTCAAATTGCAAGCAAAATTGCAGACTGCTGCTGCGAGAATAGATTGGCAACTTGTCAACAAACTAATACCTTATAGAATGCAATTAATACTGTAGCAAATGGACAAGAAAGAGGTTTTTCATCTATCGCTTATGAAACACAAAGACAGACTTGTGATATTAGAGATAGTATAAAGTCAGCAACTGATTCTATACTTGCTGGTTAGAGAGATGCAGAAATGAGAGAAATGCAAAATAAGATTGACGCTTTAAGAGAAGCAAATTCTCAAAAAGATGTAGCAATTAATAATGGACATTAGACAGCTGTATTCAATCAAATGATTCAGTCTGCAACAGCACCGTTAGCAGGAGCTTTAGCTACTTTACAAAATGATGTAAATGGTGTTAAATGTAAACTTCCAGAAACAGTAACTCTTCCATATAGTTGTGCTACTGCTGTTCCTACTAATTTGGTTTATGGATACAATCTTGCAAATTATGGATTAAGCGGCTGTGCTTGTGGAAGTAATTCCCTATGGGGTTAAGAAAGGAGGGAGTATGATATTACCTGCTTATATTAATGTAAATTCCGGAGGTATTCCTACTCTTCGCTCTTTATCTGTTACTGTTAATGCTTCTGCAGTTTAGTATGATTTTAATAATCATAGAAATGTAGGAAGACCATATAGAGGACTTTTAATTATTAATTTAGCTTAGGCTATACCTACTGGAACTACTGCAACTCTTCCGATTGTATTTACAACATCTGGAGGTAATGAACAGCCTCTAGTTAAATTGAATGGTGCTCCTGCTACTGTAGGAGATATAACAGGAACTGGTATATATCTAGTTTGGTATGAAAGTCAAACTAATACATTATAGTTAATTAATTTATAATAATTATGTTTTCAGCTTTAAGACAAGGTAGTGTAATTTACATTTTAGAGAAAGGAGAAAATCCTACTTTTAAAGTAGGACAAATAGTAAGTATAACACAGCCAAACTATAGTAATAATTTTTTAATGAATGGATCTACTATTGATATTAATGTAAAAGTTGGAGATTAGAATATGGATTTTAAAAATGTTCCATCTTCTTAGTCTACTGCAACATATAATAATGTTATCATTGCAGAAACTAAAGAATTAATGTCAAATGAGGTCGATAATATGTTGTAGAGTAGTAAGAGTATTGTAGATAGTGTTACTTATCATAATAACGTAATAGCCTCTTGTGAGAATATTCTTAAAGAACTTAATCCAAGATTTGCAAAAGAAAAAGAACGTGATGAAGATATAAATAATTTAAAGGATAAAATGGGAGGAATTGAATCTAAAATGGATTAGATTCTTACACTACTTTCAAAAGAGAAAACTAACTAATATTATTACTATGAAAGGATTTATTGAAATAAAAGAAGATTCTTATGAAGATACTATTGAACATCTTCACAGAATAAAATTGCTTGCTTGTAAACTTATAAAGATGCTTTCTGAACATTCAGAAGTGTACGATAAAGATGATGATTACGAAGATGAAGATGAGGATATGAGAGATAGACGTTCAAATTATAAGGATTCTATGCCTCGTAAATCTAAAGGAAGATATAATTATTAATAAATAGGTAGGCGGTGGCAAGTTTATTGTCATCGCCTATTTTTATATAATATTATGAAATAGGATTTTACTGAATATGATATTAAACCTGAGAGTTTCCTAAATTATTTAAGGTATTATGGTCCTCACTTTAATAGAAAGTTAAGTGAGTTTGCTTGTAGTTGCTTTGATAAGTAGGAATTTTCAAAAGAGTAGTTAGATAATTTACTATAGTCCAATAACATAGAAATACCAAATGCTAAATTATATGATATTGTTTATGTAGCCAATTGGTGTAGAAATGTATTTTATGGTTCTAGTATTGCAGATGAAAAACATTTTGTTCTATTTATAAAAGACTTATTTGAAAAAGAATCTGATTTAATATTTAATAGATGGTATGCTGATATGGCTAAGTAGGGAATACCTATAGAATGGGAGGATATGATTTAAATAAACGCCTAGTGTTCATTTTATTTTGGACATTAGGCATTTATTGTTTATACTTGCAACGTAAACTAATTAATAAAAAATTATTATGAATACATTTAAGAGTGATTATATTATATGTTTAGATAATGGACATGGAGTAAATACTCCAGGAAAATGCAGTCCAGATAAAAGACTTAAAGAATATGCTTATACCAGAGAAATAGTTAATAGACTATCTACTAAATTAAAAGAAAATGGTTATAAAGTGTATATAGTTACTCCAGAACAAGAAGACATATCTTTAAAAGAAAGATGTAGAAGAATTAATAAAGTGTATTTAGAAAACGGAAAGAAAGCTATTTCTATTTCTGTACATAATAATGCTGCTGGAGCAGATGGTAAATGGCATTCTCCATCAGGATGGAGTGTTTTTATATCTTTAAATGCTTCTAAAAATTCAAAAAGACTTGCAGAAACTCTTTATGATGAGGCTTTAAAATTAAAGCAACAAGGTAATAGAGCAATTCCTAGAGAACATTATTGGGTACAAAACCTTGCTATGTGCAGAGATACAAATTGTCCTGCCGTTCTTACAGAAAATCTTTTTCAAGATAATAAAGAAGATGTTGATTTTCTTCTTTCTGAAAAAGGTAAACAAACAATGGTAGATATACACTATAATGCGATTGTAAAATATCTTAGTTAATGAATGTAGAAAAAGAAATTACACAATTAAAAGATAAAGTAAATAATTTAGAAAAAAATAAAAAAAATATTATATCTGGAAGTTCTTATAATAATATAGGAACATCATCTTCTGATTTTTTAATAAAAACAAGAGGTAAGGTAAAAATACAATGTGGATCTAAATTTATAGATTTAATTAAAGACGGAAAAATAAACGCGGATTCTAAATTTATTTATAAAGAAAATGAAATTGGTGTAAAAGATGGTATTTATGTTTTAGAAGATGAAGAAAATACAAAGGTTGTTCTCCAAATAGATGGAGTAAAAATAGATTTAAAAGATCCAGTAGGATCTACTTATGTATCATTTTTAGGAGAATAGGATATATCTTCAGATGAACAATATTTGGCTTTATCTAATATAGGATTTATATATCCTAATTTAGAAACTGCTAAAAGTAAAAATATAAAAAAAGGAATTATATATATAGAAGATTCTAAACAATTATATATAATACAAGATGGAAAATTTACAGAATATGAATCTAATTTAAAAATACCATATAATAATCCAATAATAATATCTCCGCTATCTAAACAAAACGGAGCTATATAGATACAAGGAACTGGATTATCAAATGGTATATTATTTGATTCATTATGGATATATACTGAAAATGATTCTGGATATATAAATACTAATAAGAAATTAAAATTATCAATAAGTAATGCATCTGTAGCTTCTTTTGAAAAAAATATAATAATTTTTATTACTCCTATTAAATCTAATAATATATATTCCAATAAAATATAGTCTGAAGAAATAACATCTGATTCTGGATATAAATTATATTATGACGAATCTTCAAATTAGTCTACATTAGAAATTGATAATTTAGTTGTTAGAAAACAAATAATACAAAATCAAGATACTCAATAGATAAGTTTAAATTCATAGAAATTAAACAATGAGTATCAAACTAATTTACCAACAGGTAGTATTATTATGTTTAATCCTCAAATAAATAATATTCCAGATAATTGGGTTATATGTGATGGTGAAAATAATACACCTGATTTAACTTCTAATTTTATAGAAAATAAGCCTAAAGAAAATGATGAAGATTAGAGTTACTCTTTAATTTATATTATGAAAATATCATAAGTTTAAAAGTTAATAATATATTTACAAACACTTAATAAATAATTATGGAAATAGGAAATAATGATGAAATCATCGATGATATTGATGATGTATTTGAAGAAGAAGAAAATAATTCAAATGATTCTAATGAATAGTCTGGTGAACAGCATAATGACGATTCTAATGAATCAAATAATCAAGAATCCTCTAATGAGGAAGAAGTAGATTTTGTATCATCTCTTCTAAAAACAAGAGGAATAGAAGATAAGTCTAAGATTAAATTTGAAAATGAAGAAGGTTATGTAGAAGAAGTAAATTGGGATAATCTAAGCAACAGCGATAAGCTTAATATTCTTCAGTCCTCTGAAGCTACTCCTGAAACTGGCTTAGACGAATCAGAGATCCAATTAATAAATACTATTAGAAATAGTGGAATGAAACCAGCAGAATATCTTCAGTTTATTGGCAATGGAGAAGTTCAACGCTACATTCAAAATAATTATCAACCTCAATTTGAAATTGACCAATATTCTGATGATGAACTATTTTTAATGGACTTTATGAGTAGAATGGGAGAGGTTACAGAAGATGAAGCAGCTGAGGCTTTGCAAAGAGCTAAAACTAATGAAAACTTATATCAGAAGCAAATAGATTCTATTCGTAATGAATACAAGCAAGCTGAAAAAGAAAATCTGATGCAAGAGCAATTAGAACAAGAACAGCATGCTTAGGAAGAATATGAATAGTTTTCTAATTAGATAGTAGACGAAATCAACAATCTTAAAGAAATTCAAGGATTTGATCTTAATATGGATAGTGATGATATGCAAACATTGTATGATTTCATTACTGGTTAGGATGCAGCAGGTAATAATTATCTTGCTAAAGCTTTATCAGATCCTCAAACTTTAGTTAAGACTGCTTGGTTAGCTCTAAATGGAGACCAAATGATCAACGATATTTCTAACTATTTTCAAAAAGAAATAGCTAGTGTGCGTAGAGAAAGTTATAATAAAGGAGTTACTGATACTCAAAAGAAGATGAACAAATCTAATAATGTTGTCTTTAAAGACAAACCTGGATCACGACAAGAAACTTATAGTGATTTAGATGATTTTTAATTAGTTGTAAATTAATATGTTAGTTGCAAATTTTACAAGTAGAATACCCACAATGGGTCAAACAAAAACATACGAAGATTGGTCAAAGTATTTAGGCTCACGTCCTCATCGCCTCGGCGTCGTTGCCCGTATGTATACTGATAACACATTGAGTTTTATTACAGATGGTTTGAGAAACATTTTCTATAAAGATGAAAAGCAAGATCAATTCCAACTTTCAAGTTCTTTGCTTTTTGAATGGAATGTTGAAACAAACAATATTAAGAAAGTCGAATTTGCGGAAGTTCCTACAGAAGATGGAGCTAACGGAACTGAAATCACAATGGCTTTCAAGGAAAACTATTATCAAAAGTATGATATTTTCCGTATTGATAAAACTAAACAACAATGTCAAGTAATGAGTCGTCCTATTCGCAAGCATGATTATTATTGGGAAGTTCAAGTTCGTTTAATTGATAATAACTACGATACTACTCTCGATACAGACGGTTGCTAGGTAGGTGATACTACTACATTCCAATCTGTAGCTATGCCTGAACTATCAGAAGAGGGCTACAGTAAATTTTAGAGTCAAATGGAACGTCACCGCAATTTTATGACTACTTTCCGTGCAGATGCTAGCTGGTCTAGCTTATATGCTATTCAGGAGAATGTATTTATGAGTATTGCTGACGATAAAGACCAAAGTAAATCAGAAGGTGTATATAAGATGCTTAAGAAGGAAAAGGAACTTCTTGATACATTTATGTACGCTATGAATACAGGTCTTACCTTTAATAAGGGCAATATCGATGTTAATGGTAAGGCAACCATTTCAGAACCAGAAACTGGTAGACCAATATATATTGGTGAGGGACTTATTCCTCAAATTGAAGCAGCTGCTAACAAGTACGTATATACTAATAAACCTAATTTGCAGTTGTTTAATATGATCATGTCAGATATGGCAGATAAAGCACAGAACGATACAGGAAATAAACTTGTCTTTATCGTTAATAGAAAAATGTGGAATGATATTCAAATGGTTCTCGGTGAATATCTTGCTAATTACAGAACTGATGGCACTTATATGTATTCTAAGAATGCTAATAAGGGTCTTGGTGGTTATGTAAAGGTTGGAGCTACGTTCGACACATATGAGTACGCTAAACTTATTTTTTTCTGGCGTAACACAGAGAAATCTGTGGCTTAATAAAATTTATCTAATTGCTGGAAGTTCCTTAAGCTTCTTAAACTATAAAATAATAGAAATGTTATTTGAATGTTTAATAATTAAGAAGATTGGATAATCAGCAGCGAAGTCTCTAAAGCCAATTAGGTATGAGAAACGTTCAACGACTAGTAAGTCCCTTTATAGGGCATAGATTAATATAATTAATCGAAATGGTAAACATCTTATGGAATTAAAATACATTTTTTATATAACAGTAAACTCCATTAATGGGAAATTTTATTTTGGAGTACACAAAACAAATCCAGAAGTATTCGATGGATATATAGGTTGTGGAATATACAGATAGTCACAAGCCATCTTGGATATAGCATTTCATAATGCTGTAAAAAAGTATGGATACAATAACTTCAAAAGAACTACTATCAAAATATTTGATAATGAAAAGGAAGCTTATGACTTCGAGAAACTAGTAATTACTCCAACTCTATTAAAAAGTAAGTAGTGTTATAATACTACCATCGGGGGTATTGGTGGAGGAAATGAATTACAAAAAAGAACTGTGTATTAGTTTGATTTAAAAGGAAACTTTATAAGAAGTTACAAATCAGCTAGAGAAGCTGCTATAGAGGTAGCACCACAAAATTAGGATAATATAAGAGCATCTATAAAAAATTGTTGCCTTGGAACTTCTTATAGTAGCTGTGGTTTTTATTGGAGTTATTATAAGGAATTTATTAAGAAAGAGGATTTTAAAAATGATGTGCATCGTAGAAAAAACAAAATTGCACAATACACTCTTAGTGGTAAATTTCTTAGATACTATGATAATATTACACAAGCTAGAAATGAATCTGGATTATATAATCTATATTCTTCCATTAATGGTGGATGTAGTGTTGGTGGATTTTAGTGGAAATATTATACAGGAGATGATTCTGATATAGCTCCATTTGAAAGCCCAGTTACAATATATAGAACTAAGCCTATTATTTGTATTGATACAAATGGAAATGAAATAGAATATGAAAGTATAAAAAAATGTATTGAAATTAACCCTGAATTTTCTTCTAAGGGAATAAAAAATGTCATTAGAGGTATAAATAAAACACATAAAGGATATAAATTCAGGTGGAAAGATGAAGATATAGTCTGACTTTATATGAAAATATAAGGATATTTTGGGAAACCAAGTAAGTTTTGTTGTAGATCGTGCATTAACTCGTGAATATCCTACTCATGGATATGGTGTTTGCATTGATTTGACAGCAGACAAAACAACTGGTCAACCTGCTATTGCAAAATTCAGTCTTACTGGAAAAGATTTTATGACAAATAAAGTCGTAGGTGTAGGCGGTTATGACGGTAAGAGTTCAGGTGAAGTTGCAAGTAATGTAGCAGGTAGCAAACTTATTATGATGGGTTATGCTGGTGTTGCTGCATTCACTCCTTATAGAAGTGTTATCGTAAGAGAAGCTTAATAAGAAATAAAATTATAGAATATATAGATTGACAAGGGGAGCCGTAACACCCTCCCCTTGTATTTTTTAATGATAATATGAACTAATATGGCTGAAAAAAATAAAGTTACTAAAGCCGATGTCGTTTTTGACGGTACTAAAATTACATTAAGAAGCGTATATGACAAGGCAAATATTAAATATATGATTATGCCTTGTAAGAATAAATATGGTCAATATCCTTCTTGTATAAAGAGAGTAAACTCTTAGGGTGATATGATTATGAGTGAAAAAGAACGTAATGCGTTCTCTGAAGGAACAGCCGTCTTTTTCCCAGAAAATCATATTTTTGAAGTAGTAAGTGGAAAAACTTATAATTTAAATGATATTTATGAAAAAGCAGAATGGGAAGCTATTGAGAATTGTCCTTTAATTGCAAAGAGTAGAGATGCTCGCGATTCTGATGGTAATCTTATTATAGATGGTCCTAAATCTACTCCAACAAAACCAACTCGAAATGGTGTTGCTGAACTCTATATAGATAGACCAGGTCTTGATACTCAACGCAGAGTTTCTCATAAACAATTAATTCATAAGGCAGAGTCATTTATTTATGATGATCCTAGAGGTGCAGACGGTCAACTTAATATGGCTAGAATACTTGGTAAAGATATGCGTAATCAACCAGCTGCAGATGTTATTGATTTCTTAATTAGAGTTGCAGAAAAAGATCCTAATAAGATTATCAATTTGTATACTGGCGGTGATACTTCTTTACAATTACTCTTTATAGAAGCAAAGGAACAAAAAGTAATTTATATTAAAAGTAAACTGTATTTATACGGAGATAATATTGTACTTGGTGCAACTGATAATGCTGTAATAGCTTGGATGAAAGATCCTAAAAATCAGAAAGTACTAGAACTTATCAAGAAAGATACTTATCCAGATTACTTTAAATCTAAGGAATAAGTATTAAGATAAAACTTTAAAATAGCTAAAAATAATATAATGACAGCTAAAATTTAAAATATTAATATGAAATATATAGTGTACAAAACTACTTGTTTGGTAAACTCAAAAATCTATATCGGTTATCATTAGACTTCTAATCCAGAAGTATTCGACGGATACTTGGGATGTGGTTTGTATAAATCGCGTAGTGAATATATTAAACATCCTAAAACAGCATTTCATCACGCTGTAGTTAAATACGGAGTAGATAATTTTAAAAGAGAAATTCTATATGTTTTCGATAATTCTAAAGATGCTTTAGCTAAAGAAGCAGAATTAGTAACTGCTGAATTTGTTAGATCATCAAATAATTATAATTCTTCATTAGGAGGTGAACAGCCTATAAATCCAGGAAAGAAAATATATAGATTTAATTTCCAAGGAAATTTAATTGAAACATTTGATAATGCCAATATAGCTGCAGAAGCAGTCTATAGAAATGTAAGCAATATTCATGCAGCAATATAGAATAAGAGGACTTGTGCTGGAAGCTTATGGGCTAATTAGAAGAAAATTAATATAAATGATTACAAAATCACTGAATATAATACCTACTACATCTACGACTAGGACGGATATTATCTTACAGAATTTTCTTCCAATGAAGAGTGTGTTGAATTTCTTGGAACTAATAAAGGAAACTTAACAAGAGCTATAAAATTACAAAATAAAATAAGTGGCTATTATATAACTACTTAGAAAATTGATAAAGTTCGTATTCAAGTAACACGCTTAAATGGAAAGTTAAATCGGTATACATTGGATGGAAAATATATTGATAGTTTTGAATCCACAGCATAGGCTAAAAAAGTTTTAGGGCTTAAATTATCTAGTATAAGCTAGGCTATAAGACTTAATAGATAGTGCAATGGATTCAGATGGACTAGAACTGATAATCCTACAGAAACTATTGATATTTCACATTAATATTATTGGCTGGCTAGAAAGTAATTTCTAGTATCAATCTGGGCAAAATCGGGGAAGCCTAAACTGAAAGGCACGGTAATCCCGAGTTAACTTAATGGATAATACCTTTAAGTAGCGTAACGCATAGGCATTGAACCTCTTATGAGAATATAATATGCCCACGAGTGTCCACTCCCATAGGGATGAAAAGATATGCTGACCTATATCGAAAGATATAGAATTAGAGGATAAAAAGCCTCTAAGATAACAATGTGAGACAAGTTTGGGAAGGAATGTTAACAGAGCTTAGTAAGGTAAATGCACCTAGTATGTTGCTCTAGGATTTTAACTATTTCTTCAATAAAGCTATAAATCAATATATAAATAAGAGGTATAACATTTATGATGTTAATCAACAAACCTCTGACGATTTAAGAGTTTTAAAATCAACTGCTGTTCTCGATGTAGTTAAAGCTTCAGATAAAAATGAAGCACTAAAAAGTTTAACACAATACGGAGCTGGAAAGTCTAAATTATTTGATGCAACTTATGAGGTAATTTTACCTCATGACTATCTTCACATTCTTAATTGTGTATGTATTTATGAGGTTGAAAAAAACTATAAATGCTATAACACTGGTGATTTTGTATAGTTTGCTGCTAAAAGATTAACAGCAGACTCTTGGTCAATTATTTTAAATGATTACTATAATAGACCACTTCCAGAAAGACCTTATTTTTATATACATAATATTAATATAAATAATACATTACCTACAAATCCAATTACTGAAACAAATCCAAACGGAACTGATCTAAGTTCAGAATATATTGGATCTCCTACAGAAATCCAATATTATTTGACTTCTATTAAAGATAGTGTTGCAGCTGGAACTCGTGTATATGTAAAGGATGGAATTGTTTATAAAGAAAGTACTTATACTACAAAAATTAATGGTGCTACAATGGATGATTTGAGCACTAAAACTGTAAAAGGAGAAACAACAAAATCTAATTTTCCACGTACTATTAAATTAGGTACACCTGATTCTCGTACAGTTAGTACAGTAGAAAGAGATACTGGCACACGTTATGGTAATGCATCTAATGTAAGAATGGAAATAAGATACGGACATGATTCATCTGTATTTAAATTGAAAAAAGTATTTGTTGATTATATTAAATCACCTTAGACAATTAGATTAACATAGGAATAGGTTAACCTTACAGAAGACACATCTCAAATCATGGAATTTCCTGATTATGTATGTCAAGAGATTATAAATGAGCTGACAATGTTGGTTATGGAAAATACTGCCGACCCACGTTTACAAACTAATCTTTCAGTTACACAGTCTATTGCAAACCCAGCTCAGCAATAGACACCTCAACCACAACCTCAGCAAGCACAAGCCCAAAGAGGTTAAAAATAATTTAAATCATGTTTCAATTTACTACAACTAATGTAATTAATTCAGATAAGGACCTCACCACAGGTAAACCTCTGTATGAAGTAAAGAGTGATACTCTTATTGTTAAAAGAGTAGCTAATTTTAAGAAGGAAAATATTGCCGCAATTTATAAGGCAGCTGCAGTAGATCCAGAGAATGCTAAAGTTACTATTGACTTAACAGGAGTTTCAGCTACAACTGGTGATGTTTTAAGACTCTCTATATATGTTGGACTTTCTTAGGCATCTCAGGATTCTAGATATTCTAATGATATGATTTACAAAGGAAAACCTTTCTCTGTAGATTTCGTTTGGCAAGATACTGCTGCTAACTCAGCAAAGAAACTTGTAGAAACAATTAAGAAGTACTCTTTATTAGTGTATGGAGAAAAACTTTTGACTGCTTCTAATAGTGGTGCATTTGTTACTATTGAAGCAACTAATGAATATCAAAGATTTAAGAGAGTAGATTTGGAGAAGTTTGAGAAAGCTCCTAACGAATATCCCTATAGCGGAAAATATACAGTTATTAAGTCTCTTTCTGATCTTGCTTCTAAAACAAGCTCTGAGTTAACTGGTTCTGTTGAAGGTTTCTTCGCAGGAAAAGAAGGATTTGGTACATATTCATTCTTGCTCCATAATTTACGCCTTCCTACTTCAGCTCGTACTCAGGCATTTGGTATTAATCAGGATGAAACTCCCATAGTTGGAGCTAAGTATAACCAGTATACTATCCACTATTGTTCAAATAGAGGTGTTCTTGGTCTAAATGCTGTTGGAGACACAGTTAAATCTGTAACTACTCATGTATTCTATGTAAAGAGTGATTTAGCTAGTGCTTTTGAGACTTTGCTTGAAAAAGTAGGTTCTATAACTACAGCTTCTGCTAAATCTAAGGATCCTGTTGATCCGCAAGCTCAGATTACTGCTTCTTCTGTCGCAAAGACCATAGTAGATGCAGCTATTGATAAACTTAAGAGAGATAATAGTTTAACATAATAAATTAAAGGCGAGGGCGTTTATTCGCCTTCGTCTTTTTCTTTTTTATATGTATAATCAAATTGAAAAATTAGCCTCTGCTATACGTAATGATATAGTAGCTGGATTAAGAGGCTACCACACAAATTATTCTATGTCTACTGAGCAATTAGAGCAAGACATAGTAGATGAAAGACTTTAGATATTAAAAGAATATTCTTTAAAAGGTGTATTACCAACTAAAGACTTATATATTTCAATTAATTGCATACCTATTGATTGTAAGGGTATAGATAGATGTAGATGTAATACTATAAACTATTGTTAGGATTCTCCAATAGCTCATTTTGAAATACCTTAGATTCTTAATGATTATGGTAGTCTTTCTATAGATTATATAGGTTCTACTGATAGACAACTTCCTTTTATATATTATACATCATCTACAACATTTAGATACCATAAATACAGAAAAAGAGGAAAGGATAGACCTTATGTTTGGATAGATACTACTCCTAATGAAAATGGCATGTACGATTGTTTTGTATATAATGCACCTCTTTTAAAATAGGTATCAATATCTGCAATATTTAAAGATTTAAGACAATTAGATGGATATGGATGTTGCTCTGATTTACAAGATGATAATATGTCATTTATAAATAATGAAATAAAGAAAAGAGTAACTTAGAAGAAGATACAATATTATCGTAGTTTTGCACCAAGCAATCTACCTAACGATTAGGCTTATTAGCCAGGTTAATATAATATATGACATTAAATGACTTTCATTATGCGATGAGTTTAATGGAAACTCTATATGGTGTTACTATGCAAGAAGATCAATGGGAAGAGATAGCACTTGTTGGATGGGGTCTTATTGGTAACAAGAGAACTAGATTATATAGATATTCTACGTGTGTAAGTGATTGCTCAGAAGGAGTAGAATTACCTTGTAATGCTGATGAAATAGAAGCTGTAACTACAGATTTTGAAGAATGGAATCATTCTACTAATGACACTCCAAACGGTGATATTAATTCAGCTTATACTGAATCTTATATAGAACATAGAAAATCTTTTAGAAGTCCTTTATATATTCCAGGAAAATTAATTCATTATGAGCGTGTTGGAAATACATTGTATTTTGATAGACCTCATGGAAGAATAAATATTTTATACAAGGGTATTATTTTAGATGATGATGGTTTACCATAGATAACTGATAAAGAAGCATCAGCTCTTGCTACTTATTGTGCTTATGTATCTAAATTTAAAGAAGGTTTATAGACTAATAATACAACTATTATATAGATGGCACAAATGCTTAAAAGTAGATGGGATCTACAATGTGATTAGGCTAGAACCGATCATTATATGTCTTAGAATGAATGGAATGATGTATTAGATGCAAAGACAAGTTGGAATAGAAAGCAATTTGGTAAAAGCTTAAAATTATATAAATGATATAGAAATACGCTCTTGGATGTGCTTTTACAGTAAATGACTTATTCTATAATTTTCCATATAAAAAACTAAAGTTAAATTGCAAAGATTGTTTTAATATAATTGGAAATAATCATAGAGATATTTTAGTTAAAAGAGTCTTTAGAGAATCTGTAAAAATAATAATACAAGATATAGTAGAACGAAATGTAACTTTTTGGTTACCATTAAATGGTAACAAAAAATGCAATATGCACATGAAAAGAGTTACAGGTAAAGATTTTCAAAGATTAAGAAAATCTGGTAAATGGAATGATGTTGATTTTATAAATTCTAATTTTTCAGGATATGAAATTGGATTTTATATGTTAGGTAATAGAACACCAAGAGTTAAGACTGTTTATGTAGATAAACAGACAAAAGAAACTATTACTAAATATACTAATCTAGGAAAATAGTACGGAGATGGAGTTATTGACACTACAATATCCGACTATTTTCCATAGATTTAGTAGTTATTTCCTGATATTCCTAAAGAAGATATTAAAAGAATTTTGATTTTTGCATGGAAATCCGTATACTTACATAATAGTTATGGAGGAGATCTTTTAATATCTAATAATTCTTTATGGTGTTATATAGGCAGTCTTAAAAGTAATGCATTATAGCATTTTCAATATTATATAAGAAAACTTATAGTTAAGATAAGAGTTGCTTATAAAAGAAAGAAAATACCTTATAGTGGATATTGTTATTTTGCATTATCAGAAAATCAATATCAAGAATATTTACAATAGAAAAATAAAAAGGGAAGACCTAAAAAATGGTTTAATTTTGGAACTGTACTATTGTATGAAATATTAGATGAATGTAAATTAAATGAGCATTCTAAAAAATATATATTTAAAACACCTTGTATATCAGCTGCTAGTATTAAACATTTAAATAAAGATTTTAAAGCCAGTGCAGAATTAATAGAAATTAGACCACCTTTAAAATTTAAAGATATATTAGTAAATAATAACGAATATGATTTTTTATGAAGAAAGATTCAACAGTTAATACATTTTAGGATGGATTAATAATGGATTTAAATCCGATATTAACTCCTAATACTGCTCTTACTAACTGCTTAAATGGAACAATAGTTACTTTTAATGGCAATGAAAATGTTCTTTAGAATGATATGGGAAATGGAAGAGTTGAAACAGCATATCTTCCAGAAGGATATGTTCCAGTTGGAACTACTGAATTAGGAGGTATTATTTATATAGTTTCTTATAACCCATTAAAAGATAAATGTTAGATTGGTTGTTTCCCATCTCCAGAAAGAAATATAACATCTGATAACCTTTCTGACTTAAAAAGTGTTTCAATAAAAAATAAAGATTTTATAAATAATGAGAACCATGAAATAAAAACAACATTAGTTAGAATAAAACTTTTAGACAATAAAAAATTATTTCCTGGAGATAAATTTTCTCTGTATGCACCATATGGAGATGATAATCATAAACCAATATCACGCAATAAAGATTACATATCTGATATATATTCTGAATTAGAATCTGATCCAAAAATAGGTAATAATCCCAAAAATATGACAATTCATGTTATATCAATAGGAGATGATGAAAAAATAACATATTTAGATGATTCGCTAAAATGGTCTAATTCACTTCCCTAGTATTATATTAAGGAAATTAAAGATGAAAAAGATTCAATAAAAAAAGATGTCGATTCTAATAGAACAGCTACAGATACAGGATATACTGTATTTAATAGTAAAGTTGCTGGAGAATTAGCATTACTTTGTGAATTAGAAACAATAGACACATTTTATTTAACATGGTATCCATCAATTGGATAGTTGGACAAACCAATTGGAGAATACGATACATACGCTACTATAATGTTTGATATTAATTGGACAAGTAGTAATAAAAATATAAATCCTAAATATTTAGTTTTAACTTAGTCAGACCCTACTAATATTTAGATGAAGATATATTAGAAAGATAAAAGTGCTATAAAGAGCGTAATTAATCTTGATAACTTATAGTATGGAGATTATTGTAAAATTGAACCTGGGAAAGATAGAAATAATGATGGTTCAGATAAATCTATAAGTGTTATTGCTGGTGATTGTTATTATAAATCTATTCCAGAAGATAACAAAGAATTAACATGGAAATATAAAGTATAGCCAGCTATGTCATTTGGAAAAATACCATTTTTAGAAAAATATGGTATAATAAATATAAAAGATATAGGATCTGGTAAAATAGTTTTAAGTGAATGGAAATATTATATTCAAAATAATGATTTCTATTTAAATTGGGGATTATAGGCATATCCAGAAAAAGGTAAATCTATCAAAAAGACGATTTTTACTTTTATACCATTCGATAAAATTTCTAGTGATTCTATTATAGATACTAATCCTATAGGTAATGAGAATTATGATGGTTGTCCTTAGTATTCAATATCTGATCTTAAAAGTTTTTCTGGATATTTTTAGGAATTATTTAAATTCAACGGTGATGATAAAATTAATAATGGAGTAATTAAAAAGAATTTACTTTATTTAGTTGATATTTGTGTTATATATGGAATAACAGAAAATTCAGATTCAGATAAATATATTCATAATTATAGATGGATGTATACGACAGGATAGTGGAATGATAAATATACAGATTTAACTATATCAGATTTTGATAATTTAGATTTATCATCTGCTTTTGAATTAACTCCTGATATGTTAATAACTGATAATATTAAAGAGGAATCAACAGATATTTATCCTAAATCATTATACGATATTGAATATCCAGATAGTAGAAATTCAACAGGAATAAAAGTAACAAATATTGGATTTACAAAATCAGGACCAAATAATCCCGCATCATATGATGATTCGTCATATATAGATATTTAGACTGAAATAAATCCATCAAAATACAGAGATTTATTTAAATTTGTTGACTCTGATAATTCTGTAGAGTATGAATATAATATGTCTAATAAAGAAATTGAATTAAAAAATTATAATATATTATAGGATAAAGAATCTACTGGAGGAAATGAATTAGTTGGATCTATTATTGATGTTAATCCAGAAATAAATGAAAAGTTCAATGAATAGTTATATGCAAATAATACTAATCAAATATTAAATGGTATACTAAATTCACCATCAATAAATTCAAGCGCTTGGAATACTTACAATTCAGATGCAAGAGATACGTTTTTTACTAGTACAAGATCTACAGGATAGAAATCAAAAATTATAGTACGAGGTAGTATATTTTCTAGAATAAATGGAGATTTTGCTAATAAAAAATTGAAATTTGATTAGAGAATACGACCTATATTATATAATACTGATGATTATGACAAATTAGGATTTAAATCTGAAGGTGATTATAAAGGTTTGCTTAAATACTTTTTTACTGAAGATCATCATAATGAAGCAGGAACAGGTATACAACTTCAATTTAGACAATATAATATAGAAGATAATAGTCATATTATAAATGAGAAAAACTACATATTTGGTAAAGATTATGAAGATAAATCATCTTATTGGAATAATGGAATAACATCTTATGATTATATAAATGAATAGATGATAAAAGCAGGTGGACCTTTTTAGATAATGCAATATAATGTTACTTCTGAGAATGAAAATGATGACCTTAATGTTATTTATAATGGAATTTATTTAGATGCAATACATTTTGATAACATTACTGGTGAAAAAAGTACACCAGTTGGTATTTGGGCTAAAACTAATAAAAATCATTTTATTCCATTAAATGCGTTTTATACTAGATTATATAGCAATCTTACTTCAAATGCGAGTTACAAAAGAATTATACAAGATATAAAATCTATTTTAATGTAGATTTATTATATAGAGCCTAATCCATCTGAAACTTATTATAAATGTGTGTTAGATAATATTAATTACTTATCTTCATATACTGAATTATGGAAGTTTGATATAAATTGTGTTTGCTCTGTTGATAATAAATCAATGAATGACTTAATTCAAATACAAGTAGGAGAAGAAAAGAAAACTCTAATTGAATTACAAAATATTTTTAGTGAAAACACAAAAGTAAATATTTCAAATATTAGTTATAATAAAGATTTTGAATGTAGCGGTGTTAAAAGTTTCTAGCATTCATTTGATATTAATATGAATTATTTATATAACTTATATTAGAGTCAATATAAAATTGTAAGAAATGCTAGATACGATATATCTACAAAAGAAAAACCACAATTAGGCAAAACTTTAACTACGTCTAATTCTTTATATGTATATGATGGTGAATAGTTTATACAATTATCTGATCAAACATCATAGTATATAAAAATACCATACTATAGTAATGGATATTCAGCAATAGAAGAAAAAACATTCTCTGCTACTCCGTAGTATAATAAACTTTTATTAACATTAAAGAATCCAGTTACAAATGCAGAAAATTTATCTATATGTAACTACTTTATATATTAGAATGGAGAGCTTCTTTTAAATGAAGATAGTATTTTGGAAAATAAATGTTTAGCCAAATACTGTGATAGTCGTGGTGAGTTTAAATGTAGTAGTAACAGTAAAGATAAATTTTTAATAGGAAAAGCAGTTAGTCGTCCAAAAAGTTAAATAATATGAGTGATACTTAGAATAAAAATTGTTTTTAGAGTAAAACAAAAACAGAACTTACGTTCATAGGTCCTTTATTGGAAGATAATATAGAAGTATTAACTGCATTAGAAACTAATCCAACTACAGGTAATCTTGTATATGAATATCATCCACTTAGGAATTACAGAGTACAATAGAGAATGTATAGATATAATAATAAATTATTATCACCTAAAGAATTATTTATTGAAATAGGATACAAAGATGATAGTTTAAAAACAGATAAAGATTGTATAAATAAAATTAAAGAATTAGAAGAATAGATAAAAGAAGAAAATATATCAATTTGGGAAAAACTAGGTATTCCAAAATCACAAACTAATCCTATTCTAATAGAAGCAGGAGAATTAACTGATTTTGAAACAAATGAACTTTCTTTTGATTTAAATCATCCTGTTGATATATTACCTCAATATTCATATGATAATTCTGTAAATTTAATTATTAATGATGGTAAAAATATACCTAGATTAATAAATTCTAGATTTAGTGCTATAGGAAGAAATCAATATCAAATAGTAGATAGAAAGGGTAGTAATGACTCTAATATATACGACGGAGGTTCTTAGTTTGATATTGATACATCATTATATAAAAGAGTTACCGAAATTCCAAGATTATCATTTTTGGGCTTAACGAATGGAGGTAAAATGCCTATTGGTAATTATCATTTTTATTTTAAATACTCAGATGCAGATGGAAATGAAACTGACTTTGTGGCAGAATCAGGATTAGTTTCTATATTTATAGGAAACGATCCTGGGTCTATTAGATCTGGATTTAGAAATGAAAATTCTCATAAATCTGTTAATTTCCATCTAACAAATATTGACAGTGCTTATCAATATGTTACTGTATATTATACTAGATCTACATCAGATATAAATGAAAATTCAGTTGTAACTGCAAATAAAATAAATTAGAAATTTATTGTAAATAATTTTCAAAAGAGTAGAATAATTATCACAGGATATGAAGATGTAGAAGAAATAACGACAAGTGAAATAAATCCAAGTTATCAGATTGTTGATTCTGTTAATACTCAAACGTCTTGCTAGAATATGTTATTTTTAGGTAATGTAAAAAAACCAAATATACCATATCAAGAATTATAGGATATATCACTTAGATTTTTACCATTTTTAAATAATACATCATATGATTTAGAAATAGATAAATATTATAATATTTCTTCTCTAACTAATGGATATTATGACCCAAATTATATTTATGATAAAGTTGGATATTGGAATCATGAATTATATAGATTTGGAATAGTATACATATTGTCAGATAATTCTTTAACTCCAGTATTTAATATCAGAGGTGCAGAAGAAATTACAAGTGATACTATTTATAGTGAAATTCCTTTTAAATTAGAAAATGATCATAGAAATTATATAATAACAGAAGAAAATACATACAAAATTATTTCTGATCCATCATCTTATACAGATACTGAACCAGATAAATTTAAATCTTCTGACAAATAGTTAGAAAATTCAATGGGTGTTGTATCATTAGGAAATCTTAATACTGGATATAAGTCATAGCAAATATTTGGAATTTAGATAAAAACAAGTAAAGAAGTTTTAGATTATTTACAAGATAACTTAAAAATAAAAGGATTTTTTTTCGTTAGACAAAAAAGAATACCTACAATACTTTGTTAGGCTTATACAATAGGTATAGATCCTGAAAGTAAAACACCTATTTTGCCTATTGATAAAAATACTTATATAGCTGAAAGATTTATAGATGACGAACAGAAATTATCTAATAATTTTGAAAAAAGATAGTATAAATTTAAAAGAGGAAATAAAGTTCGTGTAGAAGGTGCAATTTGTCCAGAATATGATGTAGATTCAGCTTATTTAAATTCTTTATTTACAGGAGATAAATTCACAATACAAGAATCAGATGTATAGCCATAGAATTAGTATTTGACTTTGTCTAGTGATAGAAACTTAACTTTAACAGGAACTAAATCAGGCGTACCATCAAATATATATGATGTTAAAATTATTGGTGTAGAAGATAATACTAAACTAGTAGCAATAAACGATAAAATGTTTTCAGCTAGAGCAGGAGATGCAGAAGAAGCTTTTAGATATGAATATTTAGAAGAAGAAATAAAGAAAACATCTTCATCTAATCTTATTAGAGGATCTTTTGGTCCATATCTTGGTATTACCGAATATAATAATGTAGGTAAATTAATTGATATTAAGATACCTGGTTTTAGAGATATATCAGATTCTGATTTATTTAAAATACGATATAATGATAAATCATCATTTTATTCAATATCTGATAGAATAGATTTAAAATCTTATAAGGATTGGTTTGAAAAGGATAATGAAAATTATAAATTAATAACTCCTTTATATAGAGGAGATTGTTATATATGTTAGTTTACACATAGAATGAATCGTAATTTTCAAGACCCATCAGCTCCAATAAATGATAAAATAGTTGATGAAAATTGTTGGGCAAAAAATTATGAAATATCAGATGGTGTGTTAAAAACTGAAAATTTCGACAAGATTAATTTAGGAGATGTAAATGCCGTAAAATTAGGAATGTGGGTAACATTAACAGTAAGATCTACTAAAAATTTAAATATTAGATCTATAAATGATTCTATACCAGATGAAATTGCATTAACTGGTCATAATAGAGGATTTTATCCATATTATCCTATGTCACCAGAAGGATCTTATAAAATACCTGAAGCATTATGTTATAATAAAGGATTTGAAAAATCATTATCTGAAAGATATAATTTTGAATCTCCTGATGTTCCTGCTATAAAAAATGAATTTACAAATAGAATAAGTTATTCTGATATTCATGTTAATGATGCATTTAAAAATGGATTCAGAGTATTCCAAGGAACTCATTTTAGAGATTATCCTAAAACATATGGTTCAATTACTAAAATATTAGAATTAAGAGGTAACATATTATGTGTGTTTGAACATGGAATTGCACTTATTCCAGTTAATGAACGTGTAGAAGCTGGTAATGGTTCTGGTGGAAATGTATATATAAATACTTCTAATGTACTTCCAGAGAATCCAAAAATTATATCTGATACATTTGGTAGTCAATGGAAAGATTCTATTATATAGACTCCAGCTGCTATATATGGTGTTGATACTATTGGTAAAAAGATTTGGAGAACTAATGGAGAAATGTTTGAATGTATTTCAGATTTTAAAGTTCAAGAATTTTTAAATAATAATATAAGTCTTACAGAAAGAGAATTAGACCCTATTATAGGTATTAGAAATGTAAAAACTCATTACAATAAATTTAAACATGATGTAATGTTTACTTTTTATGATAATTTACATGGATTTGAAGAAAAAACTTGGAATTTATGTTATAATGAATTATTATAGAAATGGGTTACATTCTATAGTTGGATTCCTAGTTATTCTGAAAATATATATAATCAATATTTTAGTTTTGATAGAAACACTTCTAAATGGATTACTAAATTGGGAGTAAGTCATACAGGAAATGATTTTGCTGATGGTATTACATTAAGTAATAATATAATCCCAAATGATGGAGGATATGGTTATGAAATAGGAGAATTAACTTTATCTAATAGAGAACTTCCTTAGGGAAAAGGTATTTCTTATAAAATAAAATACTCTTTGCAAAGAGACAATTTTGGAAATTGGAAAAAATTTGAGATAAAAGAAAAAGATGGTAAATCTTATCTATGTCTTAAAACTGATATTAGTTATTTATATAATAGAAGTAAAAATAGTACTAGTAAAGATAAATATACTTAGCCAGAAAATCTGTTATCTAATATATGGAGAAGTAATATACCAAATACAAATGTTGCTGAATATCCATATGTTTGGAGAAGAAGAGTTGAAAATAATTTGGATCAGTCTACATATGAATAGACAGATGAAATTTTAGAACGAATTGTAGGATATAATCCTGTTGATTTATGTTCAGAATTATTTGAAAGATATAATTTTTCTGATTCAAATGAAAAAATTGATGATTTAAGTGAAAATTCACTATAGATAGATAAATGGAAAACTGATTCTGTTTTAGGCTCTAAATATAAAATCGCTAAAGATGAAAATGGACGTAGGAAACTTTTATCTCATTCAGATATAAAAGACTGTAGAAGAAATCCTAATACTATTGTATATCTTTTAAATATAAAAGCAGAAATTGAAATTAGTTACGAAAATTCTAAAGATATATCATTATCTGAAGTATATGTTTCAGGTTTTAAAAATGGAATGAAAGTTGATGGTGGATATTATGAATCTGTTGTGGCTGTTATTCCAGAATATAATAAGTAGTTTTTAACTACTGATTTTTGGAAACATGGACAATCTGGAATTATTGATATTTCAGATGAAATAGAACCTTGTAAATGGTATGATAAACAACATCCATTTGAATTTGAATTTATTGTTGCTGATAATCCACAAGCACATAAAATATTTGACAATCTTGCTATTATAAGTAATAATGCTGAACCAGAATCATTCCATTATGAAATTATAGGTGACTGTTTTAATTTTGCTAAAGACAAGAAAAATATGTATATTCGTCAAGAAGCAACTAAAGAGTTATATCAATATAATGGAAGTGATATTACATTTGATTCTGATTATTCTAAATTAGAATCAAAACATCGTAAAAACTATACTATAAGTAATGGTAAAAAACAAGAATTAGATACTTTTGACAGATCTACTTTATTACCATTATATTATCAGAGATAGGATACAATTAATGAAATAGAAGATAGTTATCATTTAAAGAACGATGGTGAAAATAAAGATTTTTCAGCATTAGCTGGAGGAGAAATAGTACATTACAAAACTTTAGATGAATATCGTATATGGAATCATGCAAAAGCTGTTGATATAACAGATCCAGAAAAGGGAAGACTTCGTGGTAATATGCATTATAAAGAGGATGAATGGTATGTTCAAATAAATCCTTTAAATATTGTAGAAAAGAATGAATAGGAATGGAGAGATTTAGATGGTAAAACTACTAATAAAATTCCTGTTGAATTAAATCAAAATCCAATACCAAGTGAAGTATTAAAGAATAATGAATTAGAAGTTCCGTAGACTGATTCATTTAAAGATAGAGGATATACTACATGGGATTGGAATGAATGTTAGAATCAAGAAGTTAAAATGAAAGATAAATGGATTAAAATTCGCATACGATATACAGGAAATAATATATCTATTATTTCTGCTGTACGTACTATGTATAGTTTAAGTTATTCATAACATGGGATTAAATAATAGTTTTTCAGGAGCTCCTTCTAATATAAATGTTGCTGGAAGTAATCCATTATAGATGCCAGATTTTTCTAATTGGACATCAATGAGTGAGTTATTAAATCCAGGATCTACTACAACTAATGTAAACTCAAATGAAGGATATTTTTCTTAGCTTTATACTGGATTAAGAAAGAAAAATTTAATGCCTTCTCAACAAGTAGATGTTCCTTATAATCCTATTCAAAATACAGAGTAGATTAATTGGTTTGACTCAAATTCAACAAAAAATTTATTTAACACATAGCTTTAGAAAACAAATTAGCTTGGATTTAAAGTAGGATTAATGAGTCAAAATTCTACTAATCCTAATATAGCTGCTAATGGGTAGACTATGGTAGATTAGACTATTTCTGGCGTATCTGCTTTAAAAAGTGCTAAAAATATAATAAAAAATGCAAGTAGTAATGTTACTAAAGCAATGAAACAAGGTAAACTTGGAGCAGGAATGTCAATAGTAGGATCAGTTGCTGATGTAGCTAGTTCATTTTTACCAGATAAATCTGAATATACTGGAGATAAAGGAAATATAACTGAAACAATGGATTCAGTTTATGATGGTATATCAGATGCTGCTATGGCTTTTGGACCAGTTGGACAAATCGTTGGAGGTGTAATGAAGGGAGCCAAATTTCTAAGCAAAGGTGTAAATGCTATAGGCGGAGGTACTGATGGCATGACTAATACAGATGCAATTTTAGGTAGTTCTTTTCTTAGTTTAACTCCTATTGGTCTTATTAATGGATTTGGTGGTAAAAAAGCAAATACTATTACAAAAAATAACGAAATTTTTTCTTAGGTAGGTTCATCTTATTCTGGAAGTGAATCAACTGTAAATGATTCTCTTTTAAAGAGTGGGAAAAAATATGGATTGTTTAGTAATAAAGCTAGACATAAAGCAAATAGAGAAATAGAAGAAGCAAAAAGACAATAGAATATAATTGAAGATATAGCAAATGATTCATAGAATATGTTTGCAATTAGAGATTCTATGTCAGCAATAAACAATAATAGACGTGGATTTTATATGCAAGGTGGATATGATCAATCGTCTATTAGAGTTGGACGTAAAGGTATGTCTATTGAACTTCTAAATAAAGCCAAATCTATAATATTAAAAGCACAACAAGGAGCTAAACTAAATCCAATGGAATAGTATTAGAAATTAGCTCCTGAAAATTGGGAAACTTTTTCTGATAATAAACCTACTTATTAGGATTGGGTAAAAGATGTTAATCCAAACTTTATAAATGATAACTATGATTTAGAAGCAGCTTATAATAATTTGCCATACAGTGAAATGCAAAGATGGAAGTTTGCTGTAAATAGACCTACAGAAGGAGAATAGAATTATTATCTAGATTATAATGTAAATGGATACTTTCCATTTCATATAGGATCTGTAGCTCCATTATAGGGTACTGAAGATTATATATTTTTGAAGAAAGGTAAATTAGAAAATAACCCAGAATTAAAAGGAGAATTAGATTATTACAATAATTCTGGTGATTTTAAAAAGAATTATAAACTTTCCTATGAAGGAGATCGTTATTATTATAGAAAACAAAAACCATATATAAAATAGGAAACACCTCAACATAAAAACGGGGGTACTATAATTGAATTAAAGACTGAATCTTTTATAGAATTAATTGACCCTAATACAATTCCTGAATTTCAAAAAGGTGGATCTATTAATGTTATACCAGATGGAGCTTTACATGCAAGAAAACATAATATGGATTTAGATGGTATTACTAAAAAAGGAATACCTGTTGTAAGTGAAGGAGATGATGGAAAAATAGAATAGTAGGCAGAGATAGAATTAAATGAAATAATCCTAAGACTAGAAGTTACTTAGAAACTAGAAGAGCTTGAAAAGAAGTATTACGACGAAGAGACTTCTTAGAAAGAAAAAGAAGAAGCTGCCTTAGAAGCTGGTAAATTACTAGTTTATGAAATTCTGGAAAATACTTAGGACAATACTAATTTAATAAAAGAAACTAAAATATGATAAACAAATATTCTTTAGGAGGATAGTTATTAAGAAATGTTCTTAGAGGAATTACTAAAGGAGAACTTAGTTATAAGGGTATTAATGGTGTTGCAAATTCCTTTAGTAAAACAGTTCCAGAACTTAAAAATTTATTAAATAAGCTAGCTAGTAGTACTAAAAATTCAACTAAGTTAGAAGAATCCGAAAGTAAAAGATTGATTGAGTTGATTGGTCAACATAGAGGTAACTTTAGAAGCCTAGATAAAATAATACCAGAAAGACTTCGTAGAACATATCCTTTAGTACCTATTCAAACTTCTGGGAATGCTAAGGGAAAGGTAGCTTAGCAAGCTGAAAGAGAATTAGCTAGTTCTATTAAATAGGAAGTATTAGGAACTCCAAAAAGAGGTAACTATCTTTCAAAAGGAACTATAACATATTCTGTTGCGCCTGAACTTAGGAGTACTCTAAGACATGGAAGTAGAGGAGCTGCTCGGAAAGCTGTCTCCACCTCTCCAGTAGCAGAAGCATCTTCTCCTGCTTCACCTGTAGTAACAGCTGCTCCCGCTGTAGAATAGAAAAATCTAACATTAAAGTCTATATGGGATGGTACTAAAAGTTGGATGAATAATCATCCTGGCTTGACTATAGGTATACCAGCAGTTGGTTTAGGTACTGGTCCTGGAAGATGGCTTTTAGGAAATGGTTTTAAAGCTATACAAGCAAGTCCTGATTCTTGGTTTGGAAATAATTCAACAACTAATTCAAATAGTGATTCTTCTGATTTTGTTGTAATAAACGGAACAAAAATACCTATTAAAAGATCACCAGATGGATACTTTGTTCCTGTAGATACTTCTTCACAAGATACATAGCAAAATTCTGAATCAACTAATGATATTGATAGCATAATAAATGAAATCAATAATAATACACAAGATTAGCAACAAATTGCATCACAAACAGGATAGCAAGAAGCTGGTTAGATGCCACAATATACTCAATAGGATATTAATGATTTATTTGCAACTGATCAATGGTAATTAAAATAGCAAATAAAGAATATAATGTAAAAGAAGCTAAAACAGAAGAAGAAAGGCGAAAAGGTCTTTAGGGTATAAAGTCATTGCCAAAAGATGAAGGAATGTTATTTTATTTTGATCCAGATGATGAAGTTTCTATGTGGATGGATAAAACATATATACCTCTTGATATTATTTTTATAAATGAGGAGCAAGAAGTTACAAAAGTTTATCATGGAAAACCAGAAGATAAAATATTAGTATCCTCTCCTAAAACAGCATATGTATTAGAGGTAAATCAAGGATCTGATATAAAAGTTGGTGATGAATTAGATTTTGATGATGACTCAGAACCAGTTATGAAAGTTTTAGCCCAAGATGGTAGTACTTAGATGGATTTATGGGGTGGTGAACGTATTATTAGTAGACGTGAAACTAAGATTCTTATAAAGAAGGCTAAAGCAGCAGAATCTGTTAAAAACACTCCTAAATTCGATAATAAATGTATATCACTTGGAAAATACATTTTTAAAGTTATTAAAGGACAAGATACACGTCCAGCCGAATATGTAAATTCAAATAATTCTTAATTTGATTTATTAACTTTGGTTATTGAAAAATATATTATATATTTACACATAACATTGTTCAATTTAATTATATATAATTATGAATATTATTTATAGAAATGCTATGAAATCTCCTAAAAAATTCCAACAAGGAGGTCAAGTTGAAGCTCCAGCTGGAGCAGAAGGAGAGCAAATGCCAGAAGAAGGAGGCGCTCCTGAAGAAGAACCAATGCCAGAAGAGGGTGCACCAGAAGGTGGTGGTGAACAAGATCCAATGATGCAATTAGCTCAAATGTTTGCTCAGGGATTACAAAATCAAGATTGTCAAATGCTTATGCAGGGCGCTCAAATGTTTTTACAACTCTTACAACAAGCACAAGGAGGTGAGCAACCGCAAGAACCACAGGGAGAACCAGTTTTCCGCAAAGGTGGTCGTTTGGCTTATAGAATTAAAAAATAATTACTCAATTAAGAGGAAGTGGAGATAATCAACTCCTCTTCCTCTTTTTTCTTTATATAATATGTCACAAGTAACTAATAACCAAAAAGAATAGACAGCTCCTAGTCTATATAGTTTTTATGGCAAGCAATATGATTATAATGATTTAGCACAAGCTGCTGATCAAGGATTGAATGAATATCTTGCTACTTTAAAAAGAGGAGAAAAAGACGCTGAAGAATTTTAGAATGCTTATTCTAATATAATGTCAGGAATAAAAGATGGTAGTATTACTTTCGATAATGGTCATTTTCATGATTCTAAAGGGCGTTATACTAATGCAGAAAAGAAAAATAAAGATTATTATGGCTTAATAGCGAATTACATTTATAATAAGATGGGAAAGTCTAATGTATATGAAGCTCCAAAAGATACATCTAAAATCGATTGGGATAATAATAGTGTAAAAACAGCTTTAATGAGATAGTTGTTTAATAGTGACACTGGAAATATAAAAGACTTTCTTGAACTTGATGAAGAGAAAAATGGAGTTAGAGGTATTGCTAAAAGGTCTGCATATTTAGCAGATGCTTTACAGTCTATAGCAGATAATTGGGATAATACTTTTTCTGGATACCAAGATAATGATAAATCTAAATATGTTACTTTATTAACTAATGCGGCAACAGCTTTAAGAGATGGTAAAATTGATTCAGGTGATTATTTAAATTTAAGCAAAGCTGTAGGAGGAGTAGATTTTAGAAGTATGATGTATACTGGTGCACCTCAAACACCAGTAGCTCAACCTACTATTTCACAAGCAACTTAGCCAACTGTATAGCAAGCTCCATTAAAAACGAAGCATGCATCTTTAAATGATAATTCTTATAATACACAAATGTTAAGTAGAATATCATCTGTTATGTCAAGAGTTCCTACTAATGGATTAGTTAATATATTAAGAAATAGTTTTTATAATAGATCTTATAAATTTGGCAACGATAGAAGAATTGCTAAATTGTTTGGAACTTCTAATATTAGTAGTAAAGCTGGTGTAACTGCTACATTATATGCTATGCAATCACAAGGAATGCTTCGTAGATTAGCTGGAGATAATGATAATCTATTTTATATTAGAGGATTGAATACTAAAAAAGGAACAGGTTGGGTTTGGGATAAACTCAATAATACTGTTACTGAAATGCCTCTTGATAAAATTAAACTTGATAAAACTCCAACTATGAATAAATAGGGCGGTGTTTTAAAGATGTCAGGAGGCGGTACTTCTCCACAATAGCCATTCTATACAGGTTTAATTGATTTTGATAAAAATAAATATCAAAGAACATGGGGGTCACAGCAATATGGAATGGATGCTAGTGGAAATTTTTTAAATACCCCGTTTACTACAGGTGGAGCTGGATATAATAAGGATAAATATACTACAGACCCTAATCATAGAAATTTTAATTAGTAGGGACGAGATGCAGCTTATGCAATCGAAAATTCTTAGAATTATAAGAATCAAACTGCTAGAATTTTATCTGATTATGATGCTTGGAATAACGCATCAGATAAAAGTACTTTTAATGACGAAAACAATTTGTTTTTAAGATATACTCATGGATATGATAAATAGCAAACTAATGATGCAAATAAATTCTGGAATAATAATGCATTAAGAACCAGTTGGGGTCCATCTGGTAAAAATTACTATGGACAAACTACAGCAGCTACAAATAATCTAAAGGATAGAATTAATAATTTAAGAAACGATTAGCAAGTTTCTATTGGACATAATAATTATAGAGCTTCAGGTGATAGATTTTTTTATAAAGACGCTGAAGGTAAATCTCATTATGTCGATCCAACAATAGCTAAATCTGGTAAATATACTTTATCTAATAAAGGAATAAAAGTTACAGAAGGTGATACAGATTGGACTGACTATGAATTAACTGGATTATCTAATTAGAATCCTCAACAAACTAATGAAAATGGTACTGATATAAACAGAACTGATGGAACATAGAAACCTAATTGGTTTTAGAAAAACGGATTAAAAGTAGCTTAGGATTTAGCACCGCAAGCATTAGCTTTAGCTAGATTAACTAATTCTATAAGAACTAATAATAAGATAGCTGATACAATGAAAAAAGCTACAAAACCAGTTCTTAAAGATACGTATGAATTATATTCTCCAGTTACAGGAGCATTTAGCGAAATGTAGTTTAGAAATCAATAGGCTGCTGATTTGCGTAGACAAGCTAATGCTAATGTAACATCTGATTCACAAATAAATGCAGCACAATCATTAGAAGCAAATAGACAAGCTAATGAATTAGAAAAACAAGGATTTCTTGCTGATGACCAAGAAATTAAAAGAACTTAGGCTGAAGCCAGAAAACGCCAAGAAGATAATGCTGCTAGAAGATCTGAAGTTGCAAATTATAATAGAGCGGCTCTTGCTCAAAATGAAAAAGAATTAGCAACAATTGAAGCACAAAGACAAAATGCTAATTATAATTCTAAAAATAATTATCTTGGTGGAATTGAAAGTGAATTAAGATAGAAAAATGCTCAACGTGATTATGACGAAAGATCATTAAAGAGTCAATATGATATATAGTTAAATCTTAATGATACAAATCGTCAATATACACTCAGAGAAACACAAATGAAACGACAGCTATAGTATGCTTTAAATGATAAAAGAATTGCTTATGAAGATAAATTAGAAAAATGGAAAGCTTCTAACCCAAATGCAACTGACGCTGATTTACATAGTCAATAGTTTTATAAAGATTATATAGCAGAAACTAGAAAGCTTCAAGATGACTATGATAAAAATACTGATGCTCTTGCGCAAGAACAATCCATTGCAACTCGCCAAATGTTTGATAGAATGAGAGAAAAAATGGGTAAAAGTTCTCTCTTTTATAAGAAGGGCGGTAAACTTAGTCTTAGTTCTATAAATTTATTAAATAAAGTTATTCGATGAATATTATACCTAAATTACAGAGTGGAGGTGGAATATCCTCCCTCTTTACAGTATATACTCCTTTATAGACACCAAAAGTGCAAGCTCCACAAAATGTATCAACTAGTAATAAAGAATCTATTTCAATAAATAGTTCTTCTAAAAGTGACACTGAAAAGGAGGATAAAGGAAAACTTACAGAAAAAGATTTGTTTGCAATGATTAAAGATATAAATGGATTACCAAATGAAATGAAATCAATTATCTCTGATCTAAAAGAAACAATGGAAACTTAGAATTTAATAGGTGTAGATACTGGAGGCTTATCTACTACTTATTTAAATAGTTTATATAAATTAAAAGTAGCTAATCAAAATAGAGAAAAATTTGATGAAGCTGTTAAAGATGCAAAGGCTAATGGTAGTTTAGGAGAAGCTGCTATTACATTATCTGGTAATTTGCTAACTACTGATAAAAAAGGAAATGTTCGTGAAATTTCATTAGAACAATATCAATAGAATCCAGGTTCATATTAGTTACTTACAAATTCTAATTTGGCATGGCTTAGAAAGTATTCTCCTAAAATGGCATTTTCTTAGAATGATGACGCTTTTAATATCATTAATAATGGAGTTGGTTATGAATCATTTTAGAAATTACTTGATGAAGCTAAAACTGCATTAGGTTCTGTTAAATATGATGAAACAGGTATTGCTAATAAAGAAGCTTTGTTAGGTTTGAAAACATTACAAGGAAAGTCTAATGAAGAAAAGCAAAGATTAATTAATTCTGTTTCAGGTGACAATGTAAAATATACAATAAATGAAGAATCAAATGCTCAAAGTGTAGCTGCTCTTATTAATTATTTATCTAGAACACTACCTAAAAGAGCTAGAGTTTGGGCGGCTATTAAAACTAATAAACCTGAAAATGAGGCAGTTGTTGATTTAGTTCGTTCTTATTTAACTACTAGACTAACACAATCTAGTTCATTGAAATTAGACATTCCTTCTGATAAAGATGGTAGTAAAAGTGGAAGTAGTTCAGATTTAGATAAAACTAAATTGAATACATCACAAAGATTCTTAAACGGATTAGGTGTACAAGAAACATATATTCTTAATCCAGGAACAAGTAGGGCTGTTCAAGTACAAGCTAGTACAATGCCATTAACTAATGCTGAAGGAAAGCCAATTGGTGCTAATTCAACTTTACAAGATGCTGTTAGTGGTGAATACTCTGGTATTTTAGATGTAGACCACGCTACTATAGCTGGTAATAAAATTGACCCATCTGCATTTGGAAATGTTATATTAAAAAGTGGTAAAATTAGTTCTATAGATTATCCTTGTACGATTAAACAAAATGGAGATATAGTTCCAAATACTTCTCCTAAAATTATACAAGCAAAACAAGAAGCAGAAAAATTACTTAGACAAAAAGGAGTTGATGTTAGAAGACCAGAACATATTAAAAAGTATTGGAAAGCTATTAATGCTGCATATAAGAAATATGGTCTTACTGATGCGTACAACGATTAGGGTGAACCAACAGGAACTTGGCGTAGATTTGGAGTAATTAATGTTGCTGCAAGTGATAAAGCTCTTGGAATGGGTGATATGGATGATAATCCATTATTAAAAGAAATTACAAATGATTCTGTAATTGATAATCTTGTACAGATAACAAAAGATGATAAATTCAATAAAAAGGGATTCTTTAATTCTATTACTGGAAGTTACAATAGATTTTATGAAGGAACATTGTGGATTCCTATAGATGTTAATTATCACGCTTCTACTACTTCTCAGATGACTGTTGAAGATGCAAGAGCATTAGAATAGGCGCAACAAACAAGAGATTTAAGAAAAGCTTGGAAAACTCCACATCAAATTTAATTATGGAAAGAAGACAAAATGATATGTTCATGAGTATGCTTGCTAATCCTCAAGCATCTTTTGATAATATAGTAACAGTAGGTTTAACTGCTGCAAATACATCATTATAGGATAAAAGTACATATGCAAATAATAAATATGTACAAGAATAGTTTACAAATTCAGATGGGGATTTTGATAAAGTTGCATTTAATAAAGCGTATGATACAGCAAAAATGTATTATAATAATTTAGCTAATGCTAACTTTGAAGAATCTATGAAGAGGCAAACTGTATATCATAGAGATAGTATAATAGCACCAGAAGGACAGAGACAATCTGGTCCTATGTTTAAAGAGATAACGATGGCTAATCCTTATGAATAGGTTTTTAATTTAACATAGTTAGGTAGAGTTGATGAACCAACTAAATCTGCTGACGAACTAGCTCAATCTCATAAGGTATTAGCTAATCCAACTACAGCTGGAGATAATTTAGAAAATGCAAAATGGGAAGATTCACCTAATGATAATTTCTTTGGAAATTTCTTTGATACTCTTGTAATGGCTCAATATGATAGTGATGGTACTCATGTTGACCCTATAACAGGAGAAAAAGTTGAACATCATAAGGGAGATCTTAAAACTAATTAGGACGGTGAGTTTTATTATGAAAAACTTGACGGGCGCGATGTATATGGTAGAAGAGTATTAAATAAAATGAATGTTCTTACTACTGATGGATCTTTCTGGAATAAATATGACTTTTTTGATTCTGATGATATACAGCAAAAAAGCATAGGTGGAACTGTGATGAAAAATCTTGCATTAGTTGGTTCTATGTTTATTCCTTATGTTGGTCCTTGGGTAGCAGGTCTTAGTGTTGCTACTCAAATGGCTGGACTAGGAGCAACACTTGGTAAAATGTTAGTTGGTAGCGATAGTCCAACACTTTCTGCAATAGAAGGATGGTCTTAGTCATTAAATAGACAAACTGCTAAAACAGAATATGCACAACAACATACATGGTGTTGGGAAAATTTCATTAACTTAATTGGTGATGTTGCTGGATAGCTAAAAGAACAAAGATTCATTTTTGAAAAAATACCAGCTATAGTAAAGGGTGCTGACATTGCTAATGAAGCTAAATACGCAAAGAAATTAGAAGATTTCCAAAAAATTTATAAAACACAAGCTAGTGAGAAATTTGAAACTTTAGCAAAATAGGGTTTATCTAAATCTCAATTAGAAGTAGCTGGACAAGAACTTAATGCTGCTGCTGCATTAAAAGCACAAGCAGATATGGATTCCTTTATAAAGGGATATTAGAAGATAGGAGAAGTTCTCAGTAAAGGATATATGACTGGTATTACTGTTGCAGATACTTATGGTGAAGCTAAACAAGCTGGAGCATCTGACTTTGATGCTACAATGCTTACTTTAGGTTATGCTGCTGGTGAGTATGCTTTATTAAATACTGGAATAGGAGAATGGATTTTACCAGAACTTAGAGCTGGTAAATATAAATCTAAAGCAATGATGAAGGCTTTGACTAAACTTGATGGAGAAACATCAAATTTAAGAAAAGAATTTGGAGCAGCTCTTACTAATATGCCTAAAGAAGGAAAGAAAGAATATGTAAAAAAACTATTTAATATAGGTAAAAATATAGCTAATGCTGAATATTCAAATGGTAGTAGAGCATTAAAAGCTACTTTAGCAGCAGGTGCTGGTGAAGGTGTAGAAGAAGTATCAGAAGAACTTCTTGCTGATTTTTCAAAGGGATGTTATGATGTAGTTAAATGGTTACAAGGAGATAATACAAGGCTTAATACATTTGGATATGACTTTGAAAAAGGAGAATGGAATAGCAAAGATATTTTAGATAGATATGGAATGTCATTAATTGGTGGTGCTGTAGGTGGTAGTTTAACAAATGCTTTCACTAGTTATAAAGATTTTAAAGATCTTAATAATATGACTTCATAGCAAGCTATCCAAGAAATGGTATATATGGCTAGAAATGGAGGACTAAAAGATTTTGTTAAACAAGTAGATAAAACATAGCTTGCTAACCCTCATAAATCTGCTACAGATTTTGAAGTTAAAGATGGACAAGTTTTATTTGCTCCTGGTACTGAAACAAATAATTAGGATTTATATGCTAAATAGGCTATAAAATAGCAAGCCAAATTAATAGAAAATATATTAGAAGCAAATGGTGCATCTTTATCTGATAAATCATTTCTTGATAAATAGACATTAAGTGATTTAAGATTTAATAAACTTCATGAATCAACTACAGCAGGTGCTTATCTTAATGAGTTTAATTCTTTAAGTTCTCAACTTGTAAAATTACAATCATAGCTTTAGTCTAAGCAATCTAGTTCTGTAGATACAAATCAGGATGGAACTGTAACTGATAAAGAAAAACGAAAAGAAGAGCCAAGTCAACAAGACAAATAGTTTATTAAAAATATTGAAAGTAAAATAAAAGATACTAAAAAATAGCTATAGGATTTAGTTGAAGGAAAGCGTTCTTACGAGTTTATTGCAGATTCATTATTTGAAATGACTACGGATTTAAGTGGTAGATTTACTACTACTACATTTCCTTTATTTGCTGAAAATAAGTATAAGAAGAAATTTTCTGAACTTACAGAAAATGAGAAAGCTACCACATGGAAAGAATATAATGAATGGAAAGTTGGAGAAGGACGTGATAAAATTCGAGATATATCTAATATATTTAGAACTATAACACAAAAATCCGCTGAGACATTAAAAAAATAGGCTAAGGAACATGAAAAAGTATCACCACAGGTAAAAAATTTAGATGCATTTGTATCAAATCTTTATAATGGTATTTATGGTGTAGATGAGGATAATTGGCTAGAAAGAGCACAACTTACACAAAATAATATAACTAATAATATACAAACTGCTTTAATTGAACAATTTGGATCTGATCAAGATAAAGTAGAATTATAGAATATAGTAAATCAAATAAACCAACTTGATATTTCTGCTCCAGATGTAGAATAGCAAAAAAAGAAATTGGTTAAATAGTTTGTATAGAAACAATATGATACCATTGTTAATAATTTATCTGGATATTTAAAGCCATTATTAGACGAGGGTTTTGCTAATACAGAAACAAAAAATCAAATAAACGGTGTATTAGAAAAATTAAAAACCTATGTTAGAGAATAGCAACAAGATACAATTGAAAAAATGGAATCAGATCCATTTGGTAATATCTCTGATGAAGAATTAAATAAATGGGCAGATAAAGAAAAAGAAATACAAAATATTTAGAAGGATATATCTTCTTTAAAAAGAACTGCTTTTGAAAAAAATCTTGATGAATTTTCTATATCTTTAGGAAAAGATCCTATAAATATTAGTACATTAATTACTAGACTAAATGCTTCATTTAATGATGTTTCTAATAATGTTACTAAATTCAATATTGATGAATAGTTATATAAAGACTTAAATAATGCTATTAATACTATTGAATTTTATGAAGCATCTATAAAAGCAGCTAGAACCGATAATGCTGGTTGGAATAATTATTTTGGATATAATGCTACTCTTAATGAAATCAACAAGAAGATGGAAGATAAACGTCCAGAACTTGCTGAAATTGATAGTAAGACAGCAGACGCTTTTATTGCTGATATTGATGTTAATTTAAATAAATTAAGATTTTTAAAACAGTTATATCAAATAAATCAAGGTCAAAAATTATCTAAACAAGATAGAGTAAGTACAAAAAAGGATATTTTAGTTTATAGAAATTTAAAAAGCATTATATCTGTTCCTGATGATGATAAATTAAAAAATTGGAATGGATTTTTAGAATTATAGAATACTATTAATAGTATGAATAAACACGAGGAATTACTTCGTAATAATTCTAATAATGTGAGTGAAGATGCTAGAGCTGATTTTGAAAAAGAAAAACTCTCTATTGAAAATGCAATTTATGATTTCTTCTAGAAAAATAAGGACAAATTAGAAGATCCAGCTAAATTATAGGAGTTTCTTAATCCAAAAAGATTTCAACTATATACAGAAGCAAAAGAATTATTAAATGAAGATTTAGATAATTTAGATGATAATTCAATGTTATGGTGGCTTGCAAGTAGAATAGCTGTAAAAAGTAGTGACTTTTATAATTAGTATAAATAGATAATAAATCTGAAAGCTGAACGTCCTTTAGCACCAATAGCAACACAAGAATTAGCTGTATATAATAATTACGCTGCTATTGTAAATGGAAATGTATTTACTAGTTTATTTAAAGCATTTAGAAAATCATTAGTTGAAGATTGGAAAACTAAATCACATAGTGAAAGAGAAGAAGCTCTTAAGCTAATGGGTAAAAGTGATACATTAGCTGGCGACGCTTTAGCTGATTATGCTATAAACTTCTTACCTGTTCCTAGATATTCTAATACAATTTTAACAGAAGGTATTGCAGGAAGTGGAAAAACATCAAGTGTTTTTGGATAGACTATTGCAATGCTTAAATAGTTTAATCCTGAACTTTTATAGAACGTTGCTATTGTACATGGAGCTGAATCAACTAGTGCAGAAAAAATACAGACTGATGTTGGACTTGATAAGAATAATTCAAAAACATATGGTCGTAGCGATTTTATGAAAGAAATCTCTTCTTAGTGGAAAGAATATGCTATAGATCCTAAAACAGGTAATTATTTAGTACCAAAATCTGATTATCAACTTACAGAAGAAAATGAAATTGTATCATCGTTAGGTATAAATGAAATGCGACAATATCCTAGTTTGATACTTTTAGATGAGGTTTCTAAATTTACTTCTTATGACATGGATTTAATAGATAAATTTGCTAGAAAATATGGAATAACAGTATTAGCTGCTGGAGATTTTGATTAGTCTGGTGTTGTAGGATAGCATCCTATTAAATTAAATGGAATAGATCTTACATGGAAAGTTAATTTGGATAGAACTAACTTTATGAGAACACCTAAATTAGGAGTTTCTATGAGAACTGATAACTCAATAAAGACTAGAAATCAATAGAAGTTATAGGCATATATGCAAAATCCTAATGATGATATTGTTGATTTTGAATATTTTTAGGATGATACTGGTATATATGGTGATAAAGTAATTCCATATTCAATTGAAAATAATTTAGTTCCACAAGACGAATTAAATGAAGGTAAAAGCTATGCTGTAGATAATGTTAAATCTGAAGTTGATAAACTTATTTAGACACTAGAAAAAGGAGAGAAAATTGGATATATTTATAATGATGATAGTTCTCCAATTTATAAATTATTAGCTTCTGATGAATATAAAGAGTTTATAGATTTAAAGAAAGGAGGATCTGCACATGGATTGGAGGGTAGATATTATATTATTGAAGCATCTCCAAATGAATATATGTCTGATCCTACTTTATCTAAATCAGCTACGGAATAGTATTTAAAAGATATATATACTGGTATTACTAGAGCTGAACAAGGGAGTATATTAATATCTCCAATTGGTGTAGGTCCTTAGTTTAAATCTACTGAATTACATGAAAAGATAAATGAATCTTTAAGTAAGTCTCTTATTGCAACTTATGCAAATAAAAGACAAAAGCTTTTAGAAAATATAATTACTGAAGGAAATAAAATAGAGTATATTCCAAGAACAAAAGATGGAACAACTATAGTAAAAGCTAAAGAGGATGTTAAAGAAGGATTAAAAGATGGAACCGATGGAACTCCTCCACCTCCTGCTCCAGAACCAACTCCTGAACCAATAGTAGTTAAATAGGAAGAACCAAGTGTTATTCCTAGTAATAATTATGATTAGTTATCATTACAAGATTGTCCAGAAGAATTTAGAAATAATTTATTAACAGCACAGAATGATGCAATAAATAATCCTAATGTTGATAACGATCTTGACGTAGATGATTCTAAAACTGATCTAAAATATGGTCAAGTTGTTCGCATAGGAGATCCTTCTAATGTTGAATTTGGTGTTATTGTTGGTGTAAAAGCTCATGAAAATGGAAAACACGATTATGCTGTAAAAAAAGTCGGAGCTGCTATTTCTGATAATGTTGATATGATTTCTTCAGAAAATATAACTGCATTAGTTGATACTCCACAAATTTAGCAACATGTTGTATTAGATCATGACTATATGGTTAGAGAATTTGGAGAAGTAGCTAATGTAGAAAATATAACTATTTCTATAAATGGACAACCTATACAATTACCACTTTGCTAGATTCCATTTATAAATGCCAAAGGAGAAACTGGTACTAATAATATGGTAAATTATTATCATAGAAATATAGTAGTTGTTAACATTAACGGAGTCCATATGCCTTTCTATATGAGTACTGGACTTGGAGGTAAAGAAAATGTACAACCTGGTTTATGGTATCCTTTCTTTGGAATAAAAGATGGCTGGTTAAATAAAGGATCATAGGATCAAATTAATTCGTCATATGGAAGTCCTATACTGTAGGCAATTGCTGAACAATTAAATGCAACTCTTGGAACTGGATATGTAAATGATATTAAAGGTCCAATTACATTAGATCCTTCTCACAACGGAGAATATCCACAAATAGACTTTATAAATTAGGATATGAATCCTACTAGTAATCATAAATCAGATACAAGAATAAGATTTAATGATAATGTAAAAACTGTTCTAGGAAAAATAGATGATTCTATTAATAAATTATTACCAGAAAATAAAACAGTTCCTGTTGATAAATTAATTTATGAAGATGAAATTCAGCCAATAACCAACACTGACACATTTGAAGACCATGACTATATGGAATAGATAGATACAACAAATCAAGGAACTGATATTCCATAGTCAACTGTAGAAAATGATACAATTCAAATGTTATTACATTCTTTTAATACTTTTGAATTAGGTGTAAAAGTAGATGATAGTGGTAATATAGTATTAGACTAGGAATGGTCTAAACCTAGAATAGATAGTGTTAATGGTTTAATTAAAATAGATGAACGATTAGGAAATCCTATACAATAGAGTGCAAACTATTATATTGAAAAAATAGGAGAACTAAGAAGTATATTATTTAATACTAAAGATAAAAATGAATTAAATACCAAATTACAAGATTATTTGGGATTACAAGGAATTAATGTTACATTTGCATTAAAGAGTTCTCCAAGACCAGGTGAAGGTAATAAAGCTGATGGAAGAGAGTTTGTTGAGAATACACCAACTCCTTTTAGTAAAGGTATTTCTGAAAAAACACTATTTAACGGTTCGTCTGATATTAAAAGTCATGAATGGCATTCTAAATCAATAGTTGCTGTAATGAGTATAAAAGGACAAAATATATTAGAATTACCATTATTAGTATATTCATCACCATTTACATTATTATAGACTAAAGTAAACGGAGAATTATGTTATCCAGAAGTCAAAAATAGATTTGATTCACTACGTGAATCAGGAATGTCTTTCTATGAAATATCTAAAACATTAGCAAAAGAATTTAAAAACACATATCCGAATCTTTCTAATCTTTTTGAATTATTTGGTTTTACTGATAGAGCTATTTCATTTGTTAAAGATCCTTAGTGGACAATAGCTAAGAATTTTACATTATTAGGTCCTTAGTTTGTAACTGATAGAGGAAAATATTAGTTAACACCTGGATTAAATTATGATCAAAACGCTAACCCAGAAGAAGAATGGGTTAATGTATCTGATTTTAAAAATAATTCTCAAATTTCAATGACTGATGTACTAGTATCTGTCGATGGATTAGTGCAAAAAGGAGATGGAACAGCTGTAAAAATAGCTAATTCTGGGCATCCTTTTATATTAGTATCTTTTGATACAGATTTAAATACTCAAAATAAAATCATTGATTATTATATTAAATAGGAATCTGGAGATGTAGCAGATCCAAAAGTAAAAATGATGTATGTGTTACCTCCTAAAGCAACTATTAAAGAATATATTGATAATCTTAATAAAATTTTAAATAAAGAATCTGGTGTAAAACCAATAGGTCAATTATTTACGTCATATAAATTACTTAAAGAATTAATAACAAATGACAGTTTTAAATAGTTAATAGAAGAAAAACATCCTGGATTACTTTAGAAAGTACAAGAAGGTATTTCTTATGTTGATTCTGCGTCAAGTGTTTCTGAAAAGAAAGATAGATTATATTAGGTTTAGGATTGGACATCTACTGGACTTTCTAATAAACCTACTAAATTAGCAGGATTATTTGATAATGTCTTAATTAATAGTGTTTATAATAGAAATACATTTAATGCATTTATAGGTAATGATAATACAACAACTTTAGATACTGATGCATTATAGTTGGTAGAAGGAATACTAAGTTAGTCTGGAATTAATGGAATTTATTATAATGTAAAAATTCATCATGATGACTATAATGTGAAGGGTTTACATGTTATTGAAAATTATAACATAGATGGAAAGCCTTTTAAAATACATGGTAAATTAGATTCTTATGCATTTTCTGGAAATATTGACTGGTTAGTAAAATAGTTTGTTGAAGATTTAAGACCATCGAAAGACAATCGACATAAAACTACAGCAGATTCGTACCTATATTTAAAAGGAAAATCTAAATAGTATTCATCATTTACAGCTGATCCTAACGATAGTAATTAGGAAGAAACTCTTAATGTACCATCAGATTTAGGACCTACTCCAACAACTGTTCCGACTCCAGAACCGCGTCCTGTTATACAACCTGAAACTAATTATAAGGATAATCTTAAAAATCCAAAAGTTAGTAGTATGATTTATGATCTTAATGAAAAGTTAGGAAAAGATTACAGTGATATTTATACTAATAATTCTATTGAAGATGCAAATAAAATAGTAATTCGTGATATTAACACTAAAATACCAGGTCATGTTGCTTTCTCAATAGATGGTATAGTAAAAATTAGTAAAACAAATGATATTTTTGGAGATATAATTTCTATATATGATTATAAAGATAATTTAATAACAGATATAAGTTCTCTTGTAAATAATAATGGCGAATATGCATTTGTATTAAAAAGTAATGATGTTGTTTATGATGTAACATTTAATAAAAATACAGAAGATCTTGAATTAACACCTAGACCACAAGAATAGAGTGGTTAGGGAGTTTCTTTAATAACAGAATCTAACTATAAAGAAAAATTAGATGAATTAAATAATGATAATGAATTTAAACAATATCTTACTGAAGATAGTAATTATGTTTCTACAAATGATTTGATAACATTGGAAGGAATTGCATCTTATGATGATGTTATAAATTATCTTAAAGAAGATATGTTTATAGAAGATGAATTAAAGGAAATTCTTACTGGAAAATATAAAAATAATGAAACTATACAGTAGTTATTAAATTTAATAGAAGAATTGAATAATCAAGACAATACAGATGATAATAAAATTGTATGTTCAATGAGTATTAACGCACCATTCTGATATGACAAAGTGTAGTATTGATAATACTTCATTAAAGTAGATTGCAAATATGATAGGTCGTGTTTTAAGAAAAAAACACGACTCTATCACTACTTTAAAAAAAGAAGTAGAAGAAGAAATAAAAAATATTTCAAAATAGTACGAATTAACTGATACCCAATCTATAGTAGATGCAATCATGTACCCTATTAAAAGATATGGAGTTGATGTTAGAGATAGTGACTACTTTAATGCAAATAATATTAATAATATTTTAACAGCAAGTAGTCAAAATATTCAATTAATAGATCCTACAGAAACAAGTACTGAACAATTAACAGATGCTCCTCAAATAAGATCTAGAATGGAAGCGTCTAAAGTGTTCATAGATAAATCTTTTGGTCTTGCTAGAGAGGCTAGTACAGAATTTCAAAATATTACAAATCAAAATTTATTTGATTGTTTGTTTATTAATAGGGGATCTATAAATAAAAAAGTAGGACTTGTTCAAACAAATAAGCAATTGAATGATAATGTAAGAGATTATCATGAATATCTTTTAAAAAATATAATAACATATTTAAAAGACATAAAGAGAGATGCTAAAAGTTTAAAAATAGACGATGATATAAAAAAGGCTCTTAGAAAGCCAGTAATGTATGATGAAAATAATAAGTATACTGGTATATTAGAAATATTATAGCCTTTAATCGATACTTATATTATAGAGCCAAATTTAGGAAAAACTGATATTATAAGAGAAATGTATAATAATTCTAAAGATAGCAGTAATCCTAATTATATGGCTTCTAAAAAAAAGCTATCAGCATTTAATTCAGTTATTTTACTTAGAAATTTTGATACTTATTTGAGTTATCTTTTAGGAAAAGCAATTAAAATTAAAGATTTTAATCAAAAAACAGGAGAAAATAAATATTAGATTTCTGAAAAAACTGCAAATTTAGCTACAACTTGGAGAGTTTCTGAAAATATTTTTGTTGAAGATGAAGCTGATGCAGTTACAAAGTTAGCTATTAATACATCTAAATTATACGATTGGGGATCAAATGTTCCTAAAGAAGGATATTTTTTAAAATTTTCTGATTTTCAACATATTATTGGAAAAATTAAAGATCTTACTTTTGATCCAAGATTAGATGAAATTAAGTTTGATAAAACTTTTAAAAAGAATTATAAGAAATTATATGATAATCTCTAGCCAGAATTAAAGGGTAAAACATTACGAACTCTTATAACTAGTATTAGAAGAAATCCTAAAAGATATGTACACACTTTGTTCAATATTTTATCTGATGAAACTTTCAAAGAAGACAATTTTAAATTATATCACAATTTTACATAGGATGAGTTAAATAAATTGTATTCTTTGTCAAAAGAAATATTTAATGGAAGTACTAGTCTTAGATATTTAACAATTGGAAATGCTGATGTTAATTATTATGCATTTATAACATAGCAAGCTGATTCTATTTTTAATGTAAAATATATATAGTATTATAAAAATGAAGATGGAAAAATTTAGGTTAGAACTTTGTTAGACTAGGGAATTAATAATATAAAACGTAAGATTGAAAAGACCATTAATTCATCTAATAGTATAACTTTAATGGGTAATCTTACTAATTATCGCAAATCTCTTAAATTAAGAGTATTAAAATCTGATGAAGGCGCATTAGAATATGTTACTTTTACAATTCCAAATACTGAAATTAAAGCAAGAATTTCTGTAAGTAGTGGAGACGTACAAATTAAAACACCTAAAGATTATCAAATTAAATTTGATGATATTATTCCTTTTATAGATAATATACTTAGACTTAATATTCAAAATAATAGAGAATTTTTAAATGTATTAATTAATCAATTTGGATCTAAAGAACAACTTTAGTCTAATCTTTTAAATTTTGCATGTAGGGTAGTAATGAATAGATATATATCTAAAACTGAAATTGATCCTACAGAATTAAATGAAAGAGTAAATAGAATTGAAGAAATATTTGGTAAAAATGCTCCTGGATATAATTGGGAGTTAGATGAATTAGGTATGATTCATGGTAACGATGTTAATACTTTAAATAATATAGCATTAGCTAAAGCTAATCTTGAAGGTATAACTACTGCTACACAAGTAAAGGATAGTGAAGGAAACGGATAGAGTAATCAAACGCTTAGTCGTTTACTTGGATCTTTACAATCACAATGGGAATTACAAGAAAAAAATGAAGATTCTGTTTCTAATACATTATAGTTATTAACAAATCCTGAAATATTAGAAGGTATTTATACAACAAAAGAATATTATGATCCTAGTGATAGAAGTAAATAGGCTACTAAAATGATCGTAAGAGAAATGGCATATTCTCAAATATTATATGATTATATAGGTGGATTAGTTGAACGTAAAGACGCAAATGTTGTAGGTAACGGTCATGTATTAATTTTACCATCAGTTAACTCTGATAAAGGAACTATTGGTAGACTTAGAATAAATCTTAATGCTATTGTTAATTTAAATGGTGTTGAAAAACCTCTTAAAAATTTCACTGCCTCTGAAATGCAAATGCTTATTTCTCAGGAGTTTGGCAATTTTTATGAGAAAATGTATAAGAAAATAACATATGACTGGTAGAAGTTAGAAGATTTTATCGTAAATAAAGGAATAAATGTAAAAGGTTTATTAGCTAATGGTTTTATAGATGGATTTCGAGAATTTAACGAAAAATTTCCATTATTAACTAATAAATATTCTAATCCTGTTGATTTTATAAAGTCAATGGTATTAGAATATAATAAAACTAATAGATTACATCCATTAGAATTAGTTGATCAAGTACACTATAAAAATAATAAAGGAAATCTTGCTATTAATAAATCTATTATAGCTTAGATTGCTAGATTTAAGCCAGAAAGTTATATATTTTAGAATAATGCTAAATATTTAGAATATCCTACTGCCGAATAGTTTTGGAATAAAAAGAAAGCAGAAGTAATAAAAAGCTTATTAAAATCTGATTTTAAAATAAATACTACAGATAGTTCTTAGATTGAAATTAAATATATACAAGAACATTATCCAGAATGGATTGATGAATCTGGTAATTTTATATTAGCTAAAGCAAATATAAATGGTGCATTAGTTAATATATCATCTAAATTAGATTTTATGAAATTAGGAATCGAGAATATAAATGATATAATAGATACTCTCGATTTAAGAACGAATCCTATACTAGAAAATTATAATTATCTAGATTATTTAGCGTCATAGGAATTTATGAACTTGACTGTTGGTTCATTTATTGCTCATCCAGAAAAGAGTAAATCTAATGATGTAATAGAATAGGAAGCTGCTCATTTTTAGGCATAGCATAAACGTAATGTATCATTTACAGCAGCAATGCAAGAATTTCAATTAAATTTACTTAATGGTATACCTGAGTCATATAATATTGCAGTAATTGAAGATATTCACGACACACAAGGAACTATAATAGGTTTAAATAATGATATAAAACCATTTGATGGAGCTACATTTGTAAATCCGTTTGTTGTTTTATTGGAAAATTATTCATTAGGTGGAAATAAAGCTGGTATTAGTAAAAAATAGTTTGTTCATTTTAAAAATGAATCTACAGGAACTGGTGGAATTATCAAAACTGCTGGATTTGGATTGACTAATGATTGGATTAGAAATTCTCCGTTCTTAGAAACAATGATGAAGAAAATGACTAACCATACTTGGCTGAATGAAGATGGAAGTAAATTTGAAACAGACATTACAAAAAATTGGAATGGAGATAAAATAAATTATAAAAAATTCTTCTTTAAACGTAATGGAAAATTTTATCAAACAGTCAATATAAAGTATAAAGGAGATAATACATACGTTAGAAAAGTTTAGGAAGTTACTTCTGATGGTAATCCAGTTGGTGAACTTATTGAAGGTAAACCTATAGTTATTGATAACAATTTTAAACTTTGGAATTTCTTTGGTGGAAAAAATTCTATGGAATTAAAAAATAACAAACTTGTTCCATCTAATACATCAGTAGAAAATGTTGTAATTGCTATGAATAATATAGGTACTATCAAATCTCCAACAGGTAGTGTTTATACATAGGATGATATTTGGTAGGCTTTAAAAATGACAGATGTTCACTATGTAGCTACAGCTGGCGCTGTAAAATAGGGAGCTGCTAATATAAATTCTAAATCTAAATATGGTTCAAAATTAGATTATACTGAAGATCTAGAATATGACATACAAAAAATACATATGTATCAAGCTGGTATTCAGTTAGATAAAGAACATCATGCTGATGAATCAGAACTTTCTTTAATGACTCAGGTAATTTCTGCTTGTGCAGCAAAAGGATATACATTTGATGACACAGTTGGATTATATAGTGCTCTTAGAAAGAGTACAGATATTAAAACTAGAGATCATTTAAATGCTTTAGTTGATTTGTTTACTGATGGATCAGAACAAGCCATTCATAATTTTTAGGAAATTCTAATGAAATCTATTGTTAAAGCAATTGCAACTTCTAGAGGAGAAACATTTGTAAAAAATATAGCATTAGATTTAATGGAACAAGCTAAATCAGGTAAAGAAATCTCTTATTCTGATGCAGTTATACCACTTTCTGATAACACAATATATAGAAAAGTATTTTCCACAATTTCATCATATTTAACAAATACTGGTATTAAATATAAAATCCCAGGTTTGCTATCTGTGTTAACACCATCTTATGAAATTATGAAATTGTATGCAGGAAAAAAATACGAATCTTTTATTAATCCTACAGAAGAATTAGCAGAATTGCAAAAACAACAAGCTCCTGTATATGATAGTAGATTTACATATAAAAAAGGTTAGACTTCATTTATGGGCTTCAATCTAGTAGAGACGGAATATAACTCTATGAAATCTGGAATAGATGGAAAACCTGTTGCTGCTAGAAATATGCATGATGGTAATATTTATTTAGATGTTAAATTATTAGCAGATAAATATATAGAAAAAGCTTGGTAGAAAGCTAGAAATTCTGAACCTTTAAACTATGATTTCAAATCACCTGAAGAATAGATTAATTTTATATTGCTTCATGAAGCAATGCACGATCAATACCTTAAAAAAGATGATGAATCAAGTTTTGATTATGAAACAAGAATAAATAATGAAGCTTTAAAAAGACTACCTAATAATATAACTAATTTAGAATTAGGAAGAACATATATAATTGAATCTATTAAACAGGTAGAAGAAATAGGAATAGATGGGAATCCATAGATAGCTTATGTTTCTGAAACAAATAGTAAGTTAATACGTACTCCTAATGAATATAAATAGTTGAAAAAAGATATATAGGATGGTAAGGTTATTTCTGTAACAGAGGATTTGACTAAAGGAAGAGATTTGGCAGGATATAATGTCAGATTTAAAACTGATAAAGGTTCATATTAGCTTTGGGATTTAACCTCGGCATCTGCTTTATTTGAGTTAAATGAACTTAGAAAAAGTTGGAAGAATACTCAAGAAGATGTTAATAAATTATCTAAAATAGTAAAAGACTATTATAACGGATCTCCTAATATTGATATAAATAATGCAAAATCTTATTTGAATGCATTTATAGTTAGAGTTAGACGTGCATTATAGAATGATCTATAGAATTTATCTAAAACTAAAGATGATATTCTTCAATAGTATAATAATTTTTTAAGGAGTTATAATAACACTGATGAATGGTGTACTAAATATGCACAATGGGTAAATATTAAATTAGGAAGAAATGATGGCAATAAATTAAAATTAGATGGAGAACTTGTTGATGTAACTACTGATAATTTAGAAGAAGTTCATTCAAAAGTTTTAGAATTATTATAGAAATTAAATTAGGTAAAAATAGATGGTGAGTGGCATACGATTGATAGAAATTCTATATCACAAAATGCTTATGAAATAATAATGCCTAAAACTTTTGCTACTAAATTTGGATTATCAGAATTTGATGATTTAAATACTATAAAAAATGATGAAGATTATTTCATTAAATAGTATATAAAGAATTAGTCTACAAAAGTTGAACCTAACCAATATTCTATAGAATTTAAAAAATCAGACGGTAATCATATATATGTTCTTAATAAAAAGAGAGTAATTGATTCTTAGCTTACAAAACTTGATGGAATTGTTACTTATACTGATGAAGAGGGTAAAATTTATAGATTAGATTCTGATAATAATATAATGTATGAAATAACTCCAGATACTGAAATATATGTTGATGCATTAGGAAATCAAGTTATAGTATCTGATGATTTTGATCATTATATTAATGAACTTAAATATGATTCTATTAAATTATCTGATGGTTTACGTGATAAACCAGCATTGTTAATGTAGATTTGTAATTCTCTAAAAAAATCTTCTAATAAGTTTGCTAAGAAATTTGGGAAAAATCTTACTTCTTATGGAACAAATGCACAAGATATATTGCAATATAATAGAGAATACCATGATATAACATTAGATAATTATAGACTTTTGCCAAATGATAATTATATAATTAAATCAGGAAAAGAAAAACATACATCGTTTTTGAGATCTTTAGATATTGTTGCAGCTCGTATTCCTGCACAATCTATGCAATCATATATGCCTATGAAAATAGTAGCATATGATAATCCTGACATTAATACTGCTTATGTATCAACATATTAGATATTACTTCAAGGTTCCGATTATGATATTGATGCTGTATCTTTGGCAACATTTGATATAGATTCTAATGGTAAATTATAGTTATGGTCTAAATATGTAGATCTGACTAGTGATAAAATGAGAGAAGAATCTGAAAAACTACCAATGCCATCTGGTAAAGAAATTAATATTTATGAATCAGAAGATATTAATTAGAGTTTAGACTTTTTTAAAAAGTATGGAGATTTATTTGAAATAACTCCATCTTATGAATATAATAAAGATCTTAAATAGCATATATCTAATTAGAATAAAGTACATATAGAATTAAAAATCGATACACCTGAAAAGATGACGAGATTAGGATAGATGCTTAGAGAAACTAAAGCTATTTATAAACCAGATGCTTAGCATATAGAAAAATTTAAAGAAAACTATCCTGATATAGACAATAACTTTGAAACTAATTCTAATTAGTTTAATGATATTTTTGAAAAAATTAAAAATATAATAGATGATCATAATTTATATTTAGACAATATTAGTAAAAATCAATTATCAACTATAATTAATAATTACACTATAATGTCTATGTATAATACAATTATAGATCCTGTTAACTTAATAGAAGCACAAACATCTGTAGATGGAACAACAGGTCCATTAAAAGATGTAGCTGAAAAATCATCAGAAGGTAAAGAAGCGAAAAATAGAACTCCTGGTAATTTTGTAAATAAATATTAGAGTATTGTAGAAAATCAAGTTGGTAAAGATGCTATCGCTATTTGTGCAACTGGATTGAAAGGATTCTTCGCTTTAACACAGTACAACAATTATATACTAAATCATGGTACTGAAGAATAGTAGAATAGATTACTTATTGGTTATAATGGTGTTGGAAAACATATTGGAGGAAAACAATATAATACTCTTGCTAATATTAGACCTAAAGATCCAAATACAATACTTAATAAAAAAGTTCTACAAGCTTTATCTAATGTAAGTAATGATAACGATGCCGCACTTACGTTGAGTGCTCTTTTAAGTTTGGCTACTGATAATGCTAAAGAATTAGCTTTATCTAAATTAAATGCAGGTACTAAGACAATAGGTATGTATATTTATGGAATTAGTATCGGTATGGATTTCAAAGATATTGCTAAGTTGTTAATGTCTCCTACTGGAAATCTTATCACATCATTATTAGATGGAAATTCATTTAGAGGAGAAAAAGAAACTATTTAGGTCTCAGATATATTTAAATATTTTGATGCTTTTCCTAAAAAAGAACTTTATAAATATAATATTTACAAAGATTTAGAAGGTAATAGAATAAATGTAAATCTTATAAACTATTTCTCAAATAGTTTTATTGAAAAAATAGAACGTGAATTTGTTAATATTATACTAGACCCTGATGATAAAATAGAAGATCATATTGCTAAATTTGCTAAATCTCCATTATATAGTATTCAAGATAAATTAAATTGCTTAGAAGAAATTAGAAAGAAATTTACAAATACTAATAAATTTGCTGAAACTATGTTTAATTAGTTAATTGATAGTATAGAAGAGTATACAGTAAATTTATCTAGTATAGATAATATAACTCTTGGTAGCATTCATGAATTAGCAGATGGAGCTAAAGAAATGAAGAGATTAGGAGCTATACTTGGATTAAATTAGGGTATTAAAACTGATCCTGAGGGTTTGCTTAAACAAGTTAATTTAATATCTAATGCAATATTTGATTAGACAGAAAATATAAATGATAAAATAGATATTTATTAGTTTGCGTTTAATCCATAGTATAGATTAGATGCAATACAAAAATACGAAAAATATAAGCACTCATTTAATATATTAGATGTAGTTTCTACTATACCTCATTTTATGGGATACGTTAGAACATTAGCTATTGCATTTAAAGAAGCTTCTGAATCGTTTAAATTTAGATCTTGTGTAAATTTGATTCCTAATTTAGCAAAAGAACTTAAATATAAGAATGAGGCTAAATTAATGAAAGGTGTTGAAAATTATGTAGGAGACTTTTTAAGAGACCAATGGTTTATTCAAAATAAAAAGCAAGTAATTATTCCTGAAGGTTGTAGTTATTTAACTAAAAATCTAACTGTAAGCACTTTAAAAAAAGATCTTCCTGTTAATTTAGGAGATGATATAGGAGCTGCTACATTTAGAATGTTTATGGAATAGCAAGTAATTCCTGATTTATAGTTAGGAAAAATTTCTCCTAATGCAGAGGTTCCTGGTATAAAAGATAATAAATTTATTAAAGATTTAATGAATGATATATCTACTAATACAGTATCTGGAAATGCTAGTATAATTTATACACTTCCTATAAATATGCTTCCTAGAACTGATTCAGAAACTGCAATTCTAGATGCTTATAAAAGCGAATTTAACAAATTAGCAAGATATACATATTCTTATAAAGTAAAAGGCTTTGATTCTGATGGTAATCCTACAACTAGAACAGAATCAATCCCAATAGTAGATTTGTTTATTTATTATGCAATGATTGCTAATAATTGGAAATTATCTGAAAACTCATTAGTTCCAATATTAGAAAACTTTAATGATAGTGGAATTATAAAAGAATTTCATGAATTTGAAAAAAATTATGATAGATCTGGAGAAACCTTATCTAAAGATAATGTTGATCTAATTAATATTATTCCTTATGTTGCTCAAAAAGCAAGTCCTTATTCTTCATATAATAAATATATATGGCATAAAAATAAAACTAATCATAAATATGAATTAATGAAGCGTATTGATAAAGATAATAACACATATGATGATTATGATAGTTATATTGATTATGATTATGATGTTGATCAAAGTAATAATAATGTTATTGGCGATTATGAATTTTTAGGATCTTCTGCTACAAATTATTTACAAACTGGAACAGAAAAAAATAAAATTAAAGTATTAAATAAAGTTGTTACGGATTCTAATGTTAGTAGTTATGCTATTAAATTTAATGATGTTACTCAATAGATTGAATCTATTACATATAGAAATCAAAAGAAACAAGAATTTAATGTTAAGATTTCTGATTTAGGAATAAAAGAATTACCAATGAAAAAGATAAACGGACTTAGAGAAATAGATTTTGAATTATTAGATGATCTAATAAAATCCTATGCAAATCCATGTTAACATGTATAAATAAGAAGTCATTTGAATACCAGAATTTAAAAAATAAGTCTGGTATTCATGACTTTATTTTAACTGCTTTATGTAGAAGTTATTTTGATAAATATGGTAGATTTCCATATTTAGACGAGCTTCCTAATTCAAATTCAGAACCTCATTTAAAAAATAGATTTCATATTAAAGAAAATAATGGAGCTAAAATAGAAACAATTTTAAAAGAGACTGGTAAAAATACATTAGAAGAAGCTACAGTAGATATAAATAATGAATATAAAGATTTAGAAGTTTAGATTACACCAATTGTGAATGAAGCATTTGTAGACATAACACACAGACCTACTTCTAATAATTTTGATTCAAAACCAGTTGAAATAGATTAGAATATTAATGATTATATGGTGTTTAATAAATCATTAGAAAAACTGGCTGACTTGTATGGTATCAAGTTTAATACAATAACTGATTCTGAATTGAGTACTCCAGAATGGAGAGATGTTGCATCAGAAGTATCTTTAGCAAATGCTTTCGTATATAATGGAGAAATCTATATTAATCTTGATAAAAGTTCTGTTGATGCACCATTGCATGAATTTATGCATATTCTAATTGGATCTATGAGATTTACAAATCCATAGTTATATTAGCAGATAGTATCTTCTGTAGAAAATTTTTCAAATTATCAAGCTCTTAGTCAAAATTATATGAATAGATCTAGAAATGATATAAACGAAGAAATATTTGTAACAGAAACAGCAAAACACTTGTTGGGATTAAAATCTAATATATCAAATTTAGATCCAAAAATTTTAAATGAAATTAATTATAATACTAAGAGAGTTTTAGATTCTATCTTAATGGGATAGGATAGTGTAAAAACAATTACAGATGATTAGTTATATACTAAATCATTTAAAGATTTAGCAAAAATGGTTAATTCTACGGCATTAAATAATTAGTTTAAAGGATTTATTAATGTAGAAGGATCAGAATTACACAGAAAATTAAATAATATAAAATCAGATCTTTTTAAGAAAAATCAATTAGAAGAATATTGTGAATAATGGCGTGTAAATATATATATAAAGGTAAATAGTTTAACTCTGAAATTGAATTAGATGATTTTTTACTAGAAAAAGCTCCTTTTGAACCAACTTTAGGAGATTTAGTATTTAGTATGACATCTGCGTAGTTAAATATATCTAACTAGTTAAGTTAGATAGCTAAAGACTCACATAAAGCTAAGAAGGCTATGTATGATGCTATTAAATCAGGAAAGGTTGTGTATGATGAAGATGGAGAAATGGCTGTAGAAGATCCTCCGTATATTGGTGTAAATAAGTTTTTATCTGGATTGAAAAACTCTTCTGGAGAACTCTTATTCCCTCAATTTAGAGAAGAAGAATATTGGAGTAGACGATACTCTAATTGGAAAGTTGGATAGTTTACTGATGCGGAAATAGAAGAATTTGAATTAGATAAAAATAATCTTCCAAAAGTAACAGATTCAGAATAGCATAAAATCTTTAGAAAGCAAATGACACACAAATGGGAAATACAGGCAAAAACTGGTTCTGCAATTCACAATGTGTTATAGATTTGTTTTTAGAAGCAAAACGGTCAATATAATTTTGAATTAGATGATGATGCTTTAATGTCATATTTAGAAGCAAATATAGAAACAAAAAATAAAGATTTTCTAACACCTAATGCTATTAAATAGAGTATTGAATATGCAAGAAAACTGAATCAAGATTTAATTAATAAGTTTGGAGAAGGTTGTGCATATTATCCTGAATTTGCAGTAACTCAAGACACTAATGTAATGCATAATGGAGCACCTACTAAATTAATAGGTATTATAGACTTGTTAATAGTAGATAGTTCTGGTAAACCTCATATACTAGATTATAAGACATCTATACATGATTATATGGATTTTAATTAGGCTAAGAAAAATGCATATAGTTATCAGCTTGCTACATATCAAAGAATGCTTTAGAAATATGGAATTAATACTTACCAAGGAGAATTATTAGTTGCTCCTATATAGATTTCAAATTTCAGAAAAGAAGGCGATACTTATATATATGATGGTATAAACGCTCCAGAATCATTTACTTCTATCAATACTTCTTTGAATAGTGATAAAATGTGGGAAAATATTGATGAATTTATGCCAGCTCCGTTTAAATTATCTATTACTACAGAAGAAGCTAATAAAACAATTTCTGATGTAATGAGTAAATGGTTCCCTGATTATTCTTCAATTAGAAAAGTAACTAGAGAAGGAATAATAGAGCGACTCAAAAAACTAAATAAACTTGTTCCAAACGAAAATGGAGAATATACATATAGGAAATATGGAAAAGAAGCACCTATTGTTGCAACATCTGAAACAGAATTTATTGATAAGGTATTAAAATATGAAGAAAGTTTACCATCTAAAAGATTAAGAATAACAGGTCAAGTAAAATCTACATTAAAAGAAGCTATACAAAATGGTATAGAAAATGTAGAATTTCCAACACCTATAATTACAGAATCAGACGGATCTGTTACTTGGTTAAAAGATATTTTAAGTCCATATTGTAATAATAACTGGGAAATTATAGATAACGAATTATTAGAATCATATGGTGTAATTGCTGTTAAAACTAAAACAGCTCCAAATCAAATAGATTTTATAAGAGTTAGTACTAATAATTTAACATCTGATTATAGAAAAAACTTTGGTAAAAAATCTGATAAAGTTTTTTATGAAAGACGTGGTATAACAGGAACATATGAACCAGATGTTGTATAGAAATCCAAATCAAATACATTAATAGTAGAAGCTGTACAAGGTAATGTAGAATTAATGGAAACAATGCTTCTTATAAACCAAATGAAAGGTATAGAAGGTTATACAGTTGGTAATGTACAAGTTGTTAATCCATTATATGCTAATGGTTTAGGATTAAGTAATGAAGAATTAATGTATTGTTGGAAAGAATTAAATAAACATGATTCTGTTTAGCAAGATAATTTTAAAGATAGTACTATTAAATTTGCAACGAAATATGAGTTAGCTCGTAATAAATTTGCAGATATAATGAAATAGGGTTAGGAAAAAGATTGGAAAGAAGGTTATCAACTATTTGGAAAACTTAGAAATTGTGAAAATATTTTAGATAGTAATATAGATAGTAGTTAGGAAGACAAAATAAAAGCTCTTAAAAAGTTATTAGACAATTTAACTTAGACTACAAAAAAGCTTGACAAAGTTTATATAACAGAATCTGAAATACAATCTAAAGAAGTTGCTTTACATAATTCTATTCTTGCTGCTATAGCTTAGCTGAAAGATGTTAACTTTAGATAGTAGTTAAAGGATCATGATATGTTTGTAGAAAACCTTGCTATATGGAAACATGGTATTTCTGGAACATATATCGATAATCCTGGGAATATGAATAGTGATACTCTTAATTTAGTTACAAAATTAGTAACTGAAGCATATCAAAATGTTCGTGATGATATACAATAGGATAAAGTGAAAATCCAAAAATTAGTAGAAAATCTAAAAAAAGAAGCTAATTTTGGCGCTATTAAAGAAAACACTTTTGGTAATTAGGTGTCATTATATAAAAATATGTTTAGAGAATACCATGAAGGTGGTGATTTTCTATTTAAAGATCCAAAATAGTTAAATGGTGCAGAAAGGGAATTTCTTGAATATGCACTAAGAAGAATAAATAAAAATAGATTTCCAGGAAAAACAGATGAAGAATTAGATTTAATGAGAGATACAGATGATATTGAATACTATAGAGTTCCGTTAGCAAGAGGTTCTGAAGATTCAGTTTCATCTACAAGTGGTCTTTTAGCTACATTAAGAGCTAAATTAAATTATCTTAATCCTAAAAAAGCATTTCAAATAGCTAGAGAGAAAATAGAGGGTGTGTTTAATTCAGAGGATTCTATTGATCAACAACAAAAGTCTGAAATTCTTTATAAGATGACTAATATGTTTGATAAAGGAGAAGACACTACTAAGCGATTAGATAAAATTCAATAGTTAGGTATAGAAAATTTAGAACAAAACTTAGAAACTCTATTATATAAACATCTTTTTGCATATTCTGTAAAAAATAATATGGATGGTGTGTTTCCTATGATAAAAGCTGCCATGGTTCATATAAGCACACAAGGAGCAATATAGAATATGCCATTTAAAAACGACATTCATTATTTACAAAGTTATATTAGAAATAAAATTTTTAACCAATCTATCATTGATCCAAAATTGTAGAAAGTAGCTAAATATGCAGGATTATTAAAATCAGCTGCATCAAAAGCAACATTAGCATTTTCTCCTGTATAGGCTTTATATCAACCATTACAAGGTTTATGGACTGATATAAGTTTAATGATACGTAAACCTGATGGAAAAGATTCATTCACTTTTAACAACTTTACAAAAGCTTTAAACTTAGTATATTCTGATTTATCACATTATTCAGATAAGCCTACAATTTGTTCAGCATTAAATGAGTTATATGGTATTAATGATATGGACATGAATACTTATGTAGAAAGAATAAGTCAAGCTAAAAAGGGTATATGGAATTTTGATAATTTCATGTTTAAGTTTGCATCTAGACCAGACTATTATAATCGTATGACTATTTTTACATCTTAGATGATGGGAGATGGATGCTTAGAAGCTCATTCAATAAATGAAAATGGAGAACTAGAATACGATTGGAAAAAAGATAAGAGATTTGAAGCATTTGCAAATGGAAGAACATCTGATCCAAGATACAATCAACAGAAATCTTTATACTATATTACTGCAAGACAATTTGTTCTAGAACATGCAAAAAATAAAGATGGATCAGATTTTGAATTAAATATGAATAAACCTATGGCTTTACCAAGAGCTTATACTAATAAATAGGCAGAAAGCATGAAATCATTAGGCGATGATATTTATGGATATTATTCTCATGAAAAGAAATCATTAATAATGTCTACTACACTTGGTAGTTTATGGTTACAATTTAAAACATATTGGTCTGGTAAAAAGAACTAGTATCTTCAATCTGGAGGTGTAAGATTAAGAGGTAATTGGGAACAATATGAAGAAAACGGAGAAAAATATTATTATCAAGTTGATAAAGATGGAAATGTTCTTTTTGATCAACCAACTACAACAAAGGAAACTTCAGCCCCTGTTATACAATGGAAAGGATAGTGGCAAGAAGGAATTATATTAACTCTTTCAGATATGGTTAAAAATATGTGGAACTCTGGATTAGTTGATAATAAAGGTATTCATTTAAGTGCATTAAAAAAAGGTTGGGATTCAAAGTGGAATAATGAAGATTAGAACTTACAATTAGCTTATAGAAATAATATTAAACAAGGAGCATATGACCTTATGATGTTTTTATTAGGAGGATGTATTATGGCAGCATTACTTGGAGATTGGTTAGATAGTTTGAAAGACCCTAAAAATAAAGATATTACTGAAGGTCTAGCCGTATCAGCAGCTAATATAGCTGTAATGTCTGTTAGAAATTCATTTTTAGATTTCAATACATGGGATTCTGTAGGTGGAGCATTATCTTCTTGGACTCCTTTTTCATTTGAATGGGGTATGAGAACATGGAAAAATCTTTGGAATGTTGCTATTGGTGATGAAGATTTTATTGATGGTATAGTTAAATCATCAGGAAGTATGAGATAGATTAAACCTCTTATTGATTCAATAAAACCAGATATGTTTAGAACTAAACGTGAAGGAGGCACATTTGGCGAAGAAAAATAAAAGCCCTAAACAACAATAAGCATAGCTTATTATCATTTAGGGCTAGTAAAAACAATTATGAATTATAAAGAAATAATTAAATTAGCTAAACAAGGAAAACTATGTAAGCTTCCTAATTTTGAAGGATATTTCAAATGGGATTATTAGAGTAATTCATTAATATTTTATAATAAAGATTATAGATGTAATGCAGAATCTCTAGATATATTAAATAGAGATGATTTTTATTACATAATATGAACCTATTACCGAGAAATAATCTTAAAGGAAAATATCCAAGATGTCATTATAATAAATATGGAAAAACTAAATAGATATTTGAATCTATTGAACTAGCTTAGAAATATTTAAATAAAATGAATTTTAAAGACTATACTATTTATCAATGTAGATATTGTAACAAATATCATATTGCACATTAAAAAAATAAGCCCTTGATAGTATGAGCATATAACTCATATTACCAAGGGCTTATTTTAACATTTAAACATAGGATAATTATAGAAAGTACAATGATTATCTAATTGACTTATATAAATTTGTTTATCATCAACATAAAACACAGCTGATTTATCAGAACTATTTATAAATTCAATAGTGTCATCAAAATCTTTTAACAAATTTATAATTATATGAATATTAATTGGAATATTAAGAGTATATTCTTTAATATTTTCTTTAATCATTGAATAAATTAAATTACATAAACCAATTTTAAGCAAATTTAATCCGTCTTTAATATCACTTTCTATATATTTATTCATTTATCAATTTAATTTTATCGTTAATATAAAATATAGCTTTCTTTAAATCCTCTATAGTTTTCTCCTTATCAGAATAACCCTTTTCAGATTTATGTCCACTTCTTAAAATATATTTTATAGCATTACCTAGATCAAAATCCATATGTCTAGTAATATCAATTACTTCAATTCCACATAAGTCTTTTAACCATGTATAATGAGATGGATGATTAACATTATCTAATTTTTGAGGTTGTTCAGATTCTTCATCTATATCACCAGCATCTTTATCTAAAGGTTCAAAATATTTATTCATTCTTGCATAAAAATCCATAGCATCTGGAATATCTTTTCCAGTTGTATTATTAGTTATCATACAAGATGAAATTCCGTCAAAACTTTCTCCTTCTCTAAATCTTATTGTAAGAATATCACCATTTGTTACAATAGTATCACCATTTATTTTAAATTTGTTTCCAGTATATTTGTATATCATAGAATATTTCATTAATCAGATTCGTGTAAAATAAAACATTTTAATTCTCCATCAATCTCAAAGAATACCTTCTCTTCATTATTTAAATCTCTTACCTTTCCATCAACACTTGGGGGATTATTGTTCTTAAGCCAGTCATTTAGTTCACGGATAATATATCCACTCATACCATCTGGACCTCCAAAGTATATACCAGTTTCGCCTTTAAAAGAGTAACCACCTTCATATTTAATAAGATTGTTGCGTATTTTATTACGAAGCCCTTCTAGCTCATTCCAATATTTAAATTGTCCAGATGAAAAATATTCAATTAAAATATCTTTAGCCAACTCTAAGTCAACTACGTATCCATATTTATCAATTTGTGTATTCATTTATATGTCTAATGTATAAATAAATTTATAAGTATTATTATCTTGTTCTTCTTCCACTTTACCTATTGTTATAACATAATCAGTTAAGAAACTTTTAAGAGCTTCTTTATCAGAATCTTCTTTTATAAGTTCACATAATATATGTTGTAAATCTTCTAATGTTGGTTCTGAATCGTTAATAGTTAATGATTCTTCATTATTATTTGTTATATATTTTATATGTTTACTGTCCATTTATTTTAGATATATTTTCCTTATTATATTCTATATTTTCTTTATTTATTTGTATATTTTCTTTATTAATCTTTATGTCTTTTTTATTTTTTAAAATCTTATCACGCAACTCATTAAATTCAATTCTTATTCTAATAAAATCTCTTTTAAGTCTAAATTCAATAAGTAATATAAATGCAAAAAGACACAATATAGGTACTAAGTGATACATTATTTTTTATTATTAATTATTTCTTTAATTTGATTATATGATACAGGAGTATAATTATTATTATCTACTCCTACATCATATTGATATGGAAATGTTATTTTAAGTCTACAAGCATCTTTTCCATTACAGTTTGGACCAGAATGCGTATGACCGTATAATTGCCAAACTGGATTATTTTTGTATGAACCACCATAACATAAAAATGGATAGTGATTTAAATAAATCCATTGATTATCTATTTGTATATATAATTGATTAAATACCCCTTCAAACAAATCAAATATTTTGTGTCCAGGATATTTGATTTCATCATGATTACCTACAATCAAATATATTTTACCATTTAATTGATTTATAATATGTTTCCATTTATCAAAAGCAAAATCTCCTAAATGAAAAACAACATCGTTTTCTTTAACAACATTATTCCAATTATTTATAAGAGATTGATTCATTTCTTCAACAGAATTAAAAGGTCTATAACAATACTTTATTATATTTTTATGATAAAAATGAGTATCAGATGTAAACCAAATATTTGTTTTAGAAGAATCAAATTTCATTGGTTTTATATATTTATTTTCCATTTATTTTACTAATTAAATATTTTATTAAAGAATCCTTTCTTCCTTTCTTCTTTGCTTTTAATTTTGAAATTTCTTCATAAGCACATTCTATAATTTCATCTTTTTCTTTTATGGTTTCTTTTAATCTATTTATTTTATTAATATACACACTTTCAACATTTTCTTGAATTGAATTTCTAAGATTAATATAATTAGCTTCAGCTTCATTATGTCTAGAAATAGAATCTTCTAATTCTTTTTTATAATGATTCTTTACCTCTTGTTTTATATCATCAAATCCTATAAATTGAGATTCACATTGTTCAATTGTAGTAGATATCTTATTATAGTCTATATTTTCTCTAAGAATATCACTAATTCTACAATATAATTCAGAGTTAAGATCTCGCATTTTTAAGTAATTAATATTTACTGTAGGATTGAATATGTCTTTTCCAATAAGTACATAACCATGTATTAATCTTTTAATTTCTTTGGTAATAATAGAAAAATCAATAGCGGGGTATTTACAAAAAGTCTTTATAACAACTCTTTTAGAATCATCTTTAAACTTTTCTAAAGTATTCTTTAATTCTCTAACTTCGTTTTCAGCCTTTTCTTTTGCTTCTTTAATAGCCTCGTATTCAGAACTATTTAGTTGTACTACATGTAAAGTATTCATAATTATTTATTTTTTATATAACCTAATTCTTTAAATTTTTCTTGCAATGGAATAGCTATTTCTCTTGCCATAGGATGAGCATCTTTAGCACATCGTCTATAAAATAGATTTTCCCATGCGTCTACAAATCCACATGAAATTAATTCAGATTTAATAGATAAAGGTAACACATCTCTAGCTTGCTGAGGTGTCCAACCTAAATTAATTAAATCTAAATAATCTTTTTCTACATTATTTAAATGTGATATAAAAATACTTTCTGCAGATTGATTTCTTATAGAAGTATGATATGGACCATATAATTTTAATTCCTGAAAATCTAAATTATAAGGTGCTATAAAAGTGAGTTCATTATTAAATTTACCTTTAGAATAATTACAATATCTAGTACTTTCAGCAAGATGACTTAAACCTACATGAGTTCTAAATTCATCCATAATACCCCTACTAAGAATAAAATGTACAGTATGTCTCTTAGGATAAAAATTACTATCCAATTCATCAAAGTAGATAGACATCCAAGGAAAATGTTTAATAATATCTAGATAATATCTATAATTAGTTGTTATATAAATAAATTCTCCATCACCATTACATTTAATCCATATATCATTATATATACTTTCTGTATATAATGCTTGCATAAAAGCCTGAAATTCTGAATATTTTATTTTAAGATGAACAGTACCAAATTCAAGTGGACGTGAATGATCTCTTTTTTCAAGCATATCTACAAACTTTATATAAGAATCATCTGTAATTTTATCTTCACTTTTATAACATACACGTCCACATCTTTCAATAAATTTCTTAATACTTACTAAAGAGAAATCAGTTTGCTCCAGAATTTCAAAAGATTGTTGAATAAGTTTCATAAAAATTAATTAAATGTCTAACCATAAAAAATTATTGTATCTTAATATAATCTTATTAATCACTTTACTAAATACTCCATTATAAAAATAATCTACATGAGAAGAATTTTTAGTTATAACTAATAAAATAGTTATAGCACTTAAAAATACATTTAAATATGGAGGAAATAATAATAAAGAAAAACACAAGATATGCATCATTTTTATGTTATATACTTTAGTGTTATCTTTTAAATAAATATGTTCTGCTAAATATAAAGCTATTAATAATAAAATTAATGCTATTGAATATGTATATGCCATTTTGTTTTATAATGTTTCTTTATTTAATTCATCAAGTAAGTTTAAAGCGCGAGAGCGAGCTGTCCAATCATCGTAATCGTCAAATTCCTTAATGGTTATCCATCCATACCACTTGCGCATTTGCACTGCGTATATGTTGTATATTGGAGGAATATCTATATTCTGAATAATATTCAACCAATTTTCTATGTTATTATGTAAATAAGTTTTAATCCTATACTTTCTTTTCATATTTAGGTTTGTTTGTTGTTCCTAGTAAGTGTTCATTTCCTTCATAGGGAATACACTGACGCCACCAATTTCTGATGCCAATAAAAACATTCTCCTTATTACTAAAGTTAATAAAAATGTCACACTGCCATTTTTTATCATCACCATCTCGTACAAGAATTTTATCAAACGGATTGAACTGATATTTGGCTTCTTGATCAATTACTCTGAACTTACTCCAATCGCGTTGGTCGTGAGAAGGGAAGAGCATACATTCAGTATCGGTATAATTTGCGAAATATCTACCATCACTCATGAAGAACGGATATCCACCATCTGATGCTAAACAACGAATAGGATATTTTGTATCATAATTAACGCTATACAAGTCTAATTCACCAAATAATGGACTATAAAGTTTTGTACCTTTCGGACAATTTTTCAAAATTTTTGCAATATTCATATTACTCGTTTTTAGTTGTTAGTTGATGTTGCATCGAGTTCTTGTATCAATTCTTCGTAACTCTTGGTAGTGTCTATCAAACGTTCGGTCACCTTAGATAGTGGAAGAACTTGTTCCCAAGTGCATGTACCGCCACCAAAACGATAAAAAACAACATCATTATAAGTGTTCATTCCAGCACATACACGGACATTCCATAGTTCTTCTAATCCATTTCTTACCAAACAAGGTTGATACTTTCGTGGCTCAAAGTTGGAGTAATCGCGATAGTAGGTTGGCACTTCAATGTGGAGGTCTAAAGAACTTTCACAAGTATTGTTCTGACGTCCGTTTTCGATGCATGAATATAAAGTATCTGTTTCATCTGTCCCCATAGCTAAGCAAACAATCGGATAACAACCCATCCTATCAAAGCAAATAATTCTCACCTTGCGTCCGTCTCGTGTTACAATACGTCCTTTCACATCCTTGTTGGTTATCTTCTTCGACAATTCAATGTCAAATGGAACTTTCTTAAATTTTGTTTGTGTCATTGTTGTTTAATGTTAAATACTAAAAAATTTCTTCTTTCTAATTCTTCTATGAGATAAGAATCATCAAGATTACTGATAAATTTCCGTTGTTGCTCTTCAGTGCATTCATCAAATATATTTTCAATCACTTTTGATTGGTTTTTTTCTGAAACAAACTGAAGAATGTCTGTATCTTCAACATACGATGTGATTTCTATTTCCATGTTGTTTATTTTTAACGATTAAACCTACGTTCATTTGGTTGTGTTCACACACCAATACACACTAAGGGTGGTGCCCTCAGAAGATAAATAGCACTCGTAATTGTACTTGTATTTTAGCACAAAGCGAACATCTTCAAAACAGAATCTGTTGAGAAATAATTTGTTTGCATTCCGAATTTTTACAGAATCTTGTCCTTTCTCACAAGCCTTTACAATATGACTGGCTATAATGTTAAGTTGATCTTTATATTTGTCTTCGAGTACTTTGCTAGTGATTTGTCTTGCTTCTTCTGCTGAAATCATAATTTATCATCATTACTTAATATTATTTATTTCATAACAAGTAATTATATTAGATATTAACATACAAATTGTCATTGGTCCAACACCACCAGGTACAGGAGTTACATAAAAGCATTTATCTTTTATATTATCTATATCTGCATCACCATAAAGATGCCGTTTACCATCTTCATCTATTTTTACATTAATAGCAGCATCAATTACAATAGCTCCTCTTTTAACATTATCTCTACGTACTAAATATTCGTCTTTAGATCCAGCACAACAAATAACTACATCAGATATTGAAATTAATTTATTTAATGTTCCAACAGGAGTATGAGAATTAGCCATTGCAACAGTCATATCACAACCATATTTAACAGATAGCAAACTCATTAAAGGTTTACCTATTAAATTAGATCTACCTATAATTGTACATAATTTACCTTTATAGAAATCTATACTTTTTCGTTCTTTTATCATTATATCATTTAGGATTTCTTTTATACCTAATGCTGTTGCAGGAATTAAATTTTTCTTCCATATTTCTCCAAATAGTCGTCCTTGATTTATATGATTAAGACCATCAACATCTTTATTTGGAGCAATCCTATTTACAATTTCTTTAGTATAATATTCTGTTAATATATCTGTTTTAAAAGGAATAGGTAATTGTACTATAATACCATCTATACTTTTATCATTATTTAAATCATTAATAGTATTAACTATATTGTCAAAAATTGCAAAATTAGATTCAAATGTATTTGGATTAATATGATAAACTGTTACATCAATTCCAACTTTTTTACAAGCTTTAATTTTATTTCTAATATAAATATTAGAAGCGGGATTTCCAATAACTTGAATAATAGCAAGTTTCGGACATCTATATTTCTTTAAAGTATAATATTCAACAGTTGATTTAAATGCTTTATAAAATTTAGATATACAAGCAGATCCATCATAAATATTACCAAACTCTTTCATCGTATAGTTTTAATTCTAATATCAGTTAATATATTATTATCTAATTTTTGTATCATATAAGCATTCTGACTATTATCTATAAAATAACAATTATCTTTTACATAATAATTATTATCTTTAGTAATATATTCTGTATGACCTACAACTTGAAACCAGTCTTTTACTTTGTCTTTTAATAATGAATCAGGTCTAACCCAAATTGGACTAGATGAAATAGTATCTCCAAACATATTTCCATTATTCTTAAAAGTAAATTTTAATACATTTGGATATTTAAGACATATATCATTTATATCATATACAGAATTAATATCATTATCTTTCATCCATGTATTTGTTACTCCTGCATGTGAAAATATAATGTTATTTATTTTATCTATATATACAATAGGTAAATTATGTTTTTCAAATTCTGGATTTAATATGGGAGATATTTCATCCGATAAACGGTATGAAAATCCAGAGTATTGTTCAAATACATCATATAAATAATGAAAATCATGATTACCTAATAATGTTATAAAAGAATTTTCTCCATGTTCTTTAATAAAATCTTCTTTTATTTTTAATAATTCTTTAAATGAATCTGCACTATTATTATACAAATCAGAATTAAAAGAATCAAAGTAATCACCTAACATAATTATAGTGTTAGGTGATTCTTTTTTCAATATATTTTTAACCCATTCTATGTCACAATGCATATCAGGGATAATTAGTCTTTTTATCATTTTAAAGTTTATCAATAATATAAATAAGTAAAATAGAAAATATTAATCCACAAAATGTAATTAAAGAAATCATTATATATAATGGTGATATGGTTTCACTTATAATTTTAATTGAAATTATAAATGACATAAATACTATTAAAAAACATATAATTGAAATAAATATTTTAAAGAATTTTATAAAATATTTTTTCATTTAATTTAATATTATAGATAATAATCATCAATATATTTTACTGAATACATAATATAATCTTATCCCGATTCATTGAAAATTGTTTTCACCTTTTCAGCAGCTTCAACAAAATCTGAAGCAACAACATCTGCTTCATTTTTTGTATTTTTACCATCAATATATTTTTTGTATGTTACTCTAAATATATATAAATCTTTAGTTTCCATTATTTATAAACTATTATATTGTTATTTTAGATAATTGTTTAATTGTTTCAATTATTTCATTTACTAAAACATTTGCGTTCATTTTCTTATTAAAGAAATCAACATCTAAATCAATAGTCCAAGAAATAATAGGTTCATCAATTTTAACACCTCTTCCACCAACAATCCTAGATAGAGTACATCGTTCATCTGGATTTGCATTATAATATACTAAATGATAATATTGTTTTACATTAGGTCGTTGTTTAAGTAATAAATAATTAATAGTAAATATAATAACATCACGACCAGTTAGGCATTGACCACGAACAGATGTTACACCAGGATGTGCTTTAAAAGAATCATATATTTGTTTAGTGAATGGATTCCAAAATTCTTCTGTATCATAAAATGAATCGTACATTATAAGTTAAGTATTTGTTAATAAGTAAAATGAAGGAAATCTAATTCAAATTTACTACCTTTTTTTATATTCTAATTGTAAATCAGTAGAATGTATTGAATCTCTTTCTAAATTAGTATGATAATAAAATGGACTATAAATATCAAAGTAGAAATATTCACCGCCAACTGTTTCTAAATAATCTAAAAAGTCTTTAATAGTACAATATTTATATTTTTTATCATGTTTGTCTGAAAATTGTAATTTAAAATAAACATCACCATCTGATTTATCATAAGTTAGATAATTTAGTGCATACATTGGATAAAAATATTCACAATATACGAATGTATCTTCATCAGCTTTTACTTTTACACCAATGTAAGTATTATCTAATGAGATATGATGTTTTTTACAATAATGTTCAATATTTGTTTTAGAAAGTAACATATTATTTATATATTAAAGTTTTTATTTTTTAATTTGTTTTAAATACTTCTTAAAATACTTTTTAAATTTCCTATAAGAAATAAATAGATTATAAGTAGTTTCTGATTTTACAACACCTGTATCATTACATAAGTTAAACATTACATGAATTACTTTTCTATCGCCACGCCAACTAAAATGTTCTTTCCATGCATTATGAATGTGTAATAAACCATTTTTCTCTTCTTCTTTAAATTCACTCCATCGTCTAATATCAAACATTCTTAATATAAAATCATATTGTGTATCAATATCATCAGATGTAGTATTAAAAAGATAAGACAATATACTACCATTTAAATAATCATCAAAATAATAATATGTAAACATATATTCTTTTAATGCATCTTGAATAGTTTTACTATTGCCATAAGTTTTATTATATAATTCTTGTAATTTGGAAATATTTTGTTGTTTCATAATTTGTTTTGTTTTAGAATATATTTTAACGTACTACAATAGCAACTCAATTCTTTGAAAATTCTTGTTTCAACATCATCAAATGTCTTTCTGAGAACTTTTCTGTCTATTTAATAATTCAAATGAGTTTTTGTCTTCTAAATATTTAAAAAATCCTTTGTCTGTTAATATATAATTAGTATTATATTTATATCCATCCTTATCTAACCAAGTATTGCGTTTAATTATTTTATATAAATTAGGAACTTTGTGTTCATATAATTTACCATAATATTCAAGAATAGATTCCCAATATGATTCTTCTGTAGTAATAGAATCTTTAATTGGACATGCAAATCTTAGTTTAAAACAAATACCAAATAAATTTATTTGAATAAATGGATCATCTTCATATCTTGGTTCACCATATTTTGACTTCCAAGATAATGCAACTAGGTATATTCCAAAAATATCAAGCGCAAAACTTGGCTCATACATTACACTATGTACAGATAGTTTTAAATTAGGTAATACAAACATTTTCCTAACTTCTTTATTACCCCATATACTAAATGGATTTTCAAACATGTATCCAAACCAATCATGAGAACTACAAATATATGTAATTCTTCTATAAAATTGTTTTATTTTATTTATAAGTGTTTTCATTATATAATTTATTTTGTTATAAGTTCCCAGTCAATATCAAAATGTATATTTTTTATTGTAATTTTTAAACCAGCCGGTAAATCCCACTTCTTAAGATAACGATATATAGATTTAATATTTAAATTTTTCTTTTTTATTGTACATGCAGATGTATCAAATGGTAATCCTTCAATTGTATTAGTCCAAATATCATATTGTTTATCATAAAACCAATAACAATTCTTATCCTCTATTCTTATATTCCATACACCCATTTTATTATCTTTATATACTCTAAGTTTGTTTTGTCTATCTCTATATAAAAAATTAAATCTATTATAAGTAGATGGTTTTTTAATTACTGAAAAATGAATATCCTTACCTAATCCATTTCGTTCATACATTTCACAATTACCGTCCTTAATTTTATTATATTCTTCACCATATTGTTCTTTTAATCTTTCTTGAATAAAATCAATAGGACAATTTCTAATCAACCATTTATCCATATAATATGGTGTATTCCATAAGACAAGTTCACCATTTTCTGATAATTGATTAAAATCATCTTCCGTCCATTCATATATAAAATCAACTGGTTTAAATGAAATGTTTTTATTAAATATATTATCAAGTGTAACAACTATATCTTTACACCAATCATATACTTCTTTATATTGACTATATGTTTTAATATAAGTCTTATCAATTGCTGCCATATTTCATTTTATATTTTTTATCTACTTCACTAATAGCTTTTTTATATCCTTCTGTTTCTCGATATGCTTTATTTACACCATCAGCAAATTTAGAATTTATACCATAAAGCAAATTAAGTACTTCACATGTAAAACGACCAGCTATTTTAATATCATCAAATAAAAAAGATTCTTCAATAGAGTCAACTACTTGTTGTGTGTTAATTGTAATTTCCATTGTCTTAAATTATATTATAAAATTTTGTAATTAAATTTTTTAACTATTGTTTCGTATAACATTGGTATACCAATAGCTAAAAATACACCAATCAATGTAGTACCACACAATGTTCTTGTCCATTGCGGAACAAAATAATAACGAACACTAATACAAAGTGATGTTATAAATATAATCAACATTGTTAGAAATGTATTAATACCTAATATAATATAATTACTTTCTATACAATCAGATAGTTGAAAATTATCTTTATTAAATAATATCATAATTTTCCCCAATTATATTACTTAATATCAATTTTCAATTTCCATCTATAAACAGTATCACCACATTCATCACAAGTCCCAAGACATTCTTCTTTAGTATTCTTATTATTTTGAACAAGTCGTATAAAAGTATCTTGTGAACAAAGTGTTTCATAATCACCATCCCAAAGATAGCATTCAATCCAATGTGGAAGTTGATATTGTTCTGTTGCTTCATTAATTAATGCTTCACATACTTTATCTATAAAATCAATATTGTAATGTTCAGATTCTGGATCTGTATAATCTACCCATTCAATATAATTAATCAAATAAGAATAATTGGTACAACCTTCTGTTATTTCAATATTTATTTTCATGTTATATAATATAATTAATTAATTAATTTTACAGAATTTATTGCGTTATAATCATAAGAAATTTTATGATGTTCTTCTTTATTATCCGTTATAATTATATATTCACAATATATAATAATATCATCTAATGTTGTATCACATAAACTATTACAATATTCTTGACCAATTTCTTCTAAACAATCTTCTAAATAAGATTTTAAATCATTTGTGTTTGTCTTATACCTATATTTTTTATTTAATGGTTTGATTTTTTCATTAACATTATATCTGGGATCATCCCAATCATAATTATAATATTTATTTACTATTTCAATATTATAAATTAATATATTGCTTTCCATATTATTTATATTTT